GTGTCGCGTTTCTCTCCCTAAACCCGAAAAGCCCCAGTTCAGGGCTATTTTTCCAGTGCCACCTAAAAAATTCGAACAAGCGTACCGGTTAACGCAACACTGTTTCGCTATAAGGCGTCTTGGCGCGGTTGGTAACGCGTGTTAAGCTCTGCGACATGACGAAGGCTGACGACCTTGAAGCCCGTTGGTGCGTCGCGTGCCGTCACGCGAATCACTGGCACGGCGCCCCAGACGGCACGTGCGACGACCCGCGGTGCGAGTGCCCGTACCGGCCTGATGGAGTAGCGAGTGTCTGACATCGACGGCGAGTGGCTCGACATCTGGCTTGCGGTTACCCGTGCGAACCTCGTTACCTGGCAGGACTGGATTTACGGGGGGCGCTGGGAGGAGACAAATGCCTGACCCGTACGAGCGGCACGGCCGTAACTCGTGGGAGTGGGGCCCGAGCCCGCCCCGGGGCCAGTCTCGTGCCGCTGCCGCGGACCAGGGGCTGGGTTCCGCGAAGCGCCCGCCGGCGAAGAAGGACCCGGGCCTGTGCAAGGCGCAGCACTGGAAGGGCCCGCACATCCCGGTGTTCCGGCTTCGCCAGTACGGGTACCGGAGATCCACGTGTGAGTGGGGCACGAACTGGGGGAAGCCGGAACCGCGGTGGCACTGCGCGCACGAGGAGGTCTGCTCGGGGTGCGGGAAGGTACTGAGTGTTTTCGTTGAGAGCCGCTGCCCTGACCTTCACCCGGTCACCAAGGAGGAGCAGGAAGCGCTTGACCGGGAGGCAGAGCGGTGGCGTGAGCGCCGGTCGGTACGGCGTCGCCCGGTGATTGACGGCCCGCAGGGTTACCGGAAGAGGAAGGCGTAGATCGTGGCGAGGGTTCTTCAGTTTCTGTTCGGTACGTGCACGTGCAGCTGCGGCATGTTCTCCAAATACGGCTGCATGAACAACAAGCACTGCCACAACAAGGCGACAGGCTGCAACGCGTAGATGCCTGTCATCTGTGAAGCGGCCGTCGAGCTGCTGGAGCCAGACGTTGACGACGTTCCGCCGTGCCAGGCGTGGCGCATTCAGGAGCTGTCTATTCGATGCGGGGTTCCGTCGTCGTTCTGTGTTTACATTTCGTGCACATGCGGGGAGCGCGGGTCCTATTTTCTCTGTGGCGAGGATTTCTGGCGGGTGAAGTACGGATTCGCTCAGTGCGGGGCGTGTAAGACACCAATTACGAAGTGGCAGGAGATATAGCAGATGGCGACAACGATTAAAGCCGTTCGGCGCAATAAGGGCAACTGTATCTGCAATAACCGGCCGGAATGGGTGAAAGAACTAGCTGGGGTATGCCGGTACGGCTGCTGCAAGGAGTTCCGCTGCCCCGTATGCCGGGGGAAACTTGGCGGATGGGGCTCCGTTGAGTGCAAGTGCGAAGGTGGTCCCCGGTGGTTGCGTCACCCGGGTATGGCCACGCCGGGGCGCTATGACCTAGCGAGAGACAAGTTTGTGGAGGTTCACGTTGCGGTTAAGCCCTCGCTGCTTCGGCGGGGTTTGCACCGGAATCCCTGAGTTCTACCGGCTTTATCCAGCTTTACCCAAGTTTGGCGGAGAAGCCCCTCTCTGTTTGCAGCAGGGACAGGGAGGGGCCTTCCGGGTGTTCCGCGGTCTTTCAGCCGGCTGGTCACGGTGACCGGGGTTCGCGGGGCCGGGAGCCAGTCTTGTCCGGCTTGCCGCACGAGGGTTGCCGCCCCGAGTCCCCTGAGTGTACCTGAGACGGGCGGAATAAACGAGTCCGGTGCGTTATTGTGAGTCTCATGACGTTCATCGGAGCAATTAGCGACCGCGGCGGTGCCGGGCGCAACGGGGACGGAACCTGGCCCGCGACGGACGGAAAAGGCTGCCCGAACTGCGGTGCGGTCGGCAAGGGCGGTCATGGCGGCCATTGCCAGAACGGGCAGTACACCTACGACGAGAGCGGTCGGCTGCTAGGACGTAAAGAGAGGGTCAGGCGTGTGTGAAATCGCGGAGAATTTCATCAGCGGGGCATTCCGCAAGGTAAAGGACTGCGGAGACTGCAGCTGCTCGTCCAGTACCACGGAGCACGTTGAAGGCGCGGGCGGCTGCTGCGTGAACTGCGGCAACCCGGTTTTAAGCCGGAGCCTTCGCCGGGGTGATGACTGCCGGGAACGGCTTGCCGGTGATCTCGGTGAAGTCAGCCGCGAGCTGAACCAGGTCCACGCCGGCCAGGAAAGCCGTGCTAGCGAGGTGCTCGGGCCAGATGACAACCCAGGCTTCCTCGGCTTCGTGCTCCCAGAACTGATCGGTAAAGCTGGTTTCCTGCGCCCAGGTGATGAACCGCTCGTCGCCCCCGACGGAACCCGCACCCGGGGCGCCGTAGCCGCCGGTGACAACGGAGTGCCCGCCGTCGACTGAGCTGGCTGAGCTGTACCCCCAGGGCTCGCCGTCCTTGAACTGCTGCATGTTCACGTCGAGGACGTTGATGCCGGTCCACACGTAGCCGAACAGCGCGATCGCCGCCTCAAGCTCTTCCGGGTCCTTCACGTTGACCGCGGCGAAGCCGACCGCCTTGACCCCGTCGGGACCGGGGTTGGCGACGAGCCACTCCAGCAAAGTCTGGATGTCCATGCCGTTGTCGTCGGCGGGGAAGCCCGGGTTCTGCGTCTTGTAGACCTCGAAGACCTGGTCCTGGTCCGGGTAGTAAGGAGTGTCGTTCAGGGTGTAGGTGACCAGTCGGCGGACGTTGGCCCAGGTGACCGCGACGCAGTCGCCGTAGGTGTCGTTGCCGAGCATCTGCCAGCCGCCGTTCATCGCGGCGAGGTAGTCCTCAGCGGCCGGGACAGCGGGGACGACGCCGGTCAGGTAGTCGGCGAGCTTGAGGGATGCGGCCCGCTTGGGGGCGCGGCGGCCGAGCTTGCCGGGAGTGCGTACCACGGTGGTCCTCTCGTCAGAAACAAAGGGGACCGGCTCCCGGTCAGGGCCACGGCTTAGCGGTAGTCTAGCGCCGAGTTACTATGATGCTTATGAGTACGTATAGGAAGTCAAGTTACAGCCACGCCAACGGCAACTGCGTTGAGGCAGGGCGGGCATCAGGTGTTGTCGTCCGGGACACGAAGGAGGTGCCCGCTTAGAATCAGCGGCATGGGACGCTGGGTTGAGGCGAAGCGCGACGGCAAGTGCGGGCACTGCCCGCGGGCAATCACTGCCGGGGACGAGATCTGGGTGAAGTCCGCCGGGGTGTCCTACTGCCAGGATTGCGGGCTGCTCGCGGAGAACGTCCCGCATGAGTGCGGTGAGCTGGAGACCTCGATCATGAAGGAGCTGGCGAAGCTCCCGATGGAAGCCGGCGAGGGCGTGCTGGCCCAGTCGATGATCATGCTGGCCCGGCAGCTGGACGACGGTGACGTTCCCCCGCGCGAGCGCCCGCAGTACACCAAGGAGCTGCGGATCAGCCTGCTCACGCTGCAAGACGCCTACCCGGCGACCGATGACGAGGACGAGACTGAGACAGCCCGGCAGAAGCGCGAGCGTCGCGCCCGTGAGTCCGGCAGTGGCTACTAGCGGAATAACTCTGCGCCTTGTGTGGTTCAATGAGGCATGGAAACTGAGATGACACGGGCGTTGAGCTGTTGTGGCGCCGCCAGTCAGCAAGAATGCCGCAACCGGTGCCCAGTGGACTGCCAGTGCCGGTGCCCGGGTTGCTGCTGCCCGCGAGCGCGAGCGGGCTACGACTTCACCGCATCGTCCCGCTACCACTGCGATGTCTGCGACGGCCTGAAGTCAGTGCCCGCTGACATCCTCTTCGAGCGCGACCGGGTGTGCACCTGCGGCGTCACGCTTCACGCCATCCCCGAGCTGACCCTGCACGACATCGACTGCGACACCGTCCCCTGCCCGTTCTGCCAGCTGCTCGACGAGCCCGTGCACCAGGAGGTGTAAGTGGATGACCTGATCGAGGCCCTGACTATCCTCCGGAAATACCTGGCGAAGCCGACGCATACGCCCACCAACTGCGCGCATGACGTGCTGTGGGTTGCTGTCGACCCGAAGACGGTGCCCCCTGAGGACGTGTACCGGCTTGACGAGCTCGGGTTCGTTCCGGACGAAGACAGCGACGGTTTCATGTCGCACAGGTTCGGGAGCTGCTGACATGAACGACCCGCGTCTTCTTGTTCGGGTAGACGGCCGGGGCAGGATCAGCCTTGCCTCGGTAGCCGGCCCGCAAGAGTACAGCTACTACCTGGTTGAGGTCGCCGAGGACGGGGTGATCACCCTGACGCCAGCTGTCGTTGCCCCGCTGGTCGCTGACAAGCCCGTGCACCAGGAGGTATAAGCGTGCCGCACTGCTACGACTGCGGGGAAACGATCGTCGAGGACGCTGATTCCGGCAGCTGGGTGCACGAGGCCAGCCCCGCGGCTTTTAACCCGGCGCAGTGCGTGCTGGGCACCAGCGACGGCCGGGCTTACGGCATCAGCGAATCCGTTGCCGCTCCTTGCGCGGACAATAACTGCCCTGACCCGGCAGGCCCCCCGTGGTGGGCGGAATTCGTGAGGTGATCCTCTGGTGGCGTCTCCGCAGGTGGCTGCTGCACCCGGTGGACAGCTGCCGCTGGTGGTGGAAGACGCGGCACGTGCCTCGGCCGGGCGACCGGGTTGTCGACTGCCGGGGGCGCCTGTCCCGGGTTGCCGCGGTTGACGACGATGACGTGACGCTTGAAGACGGCTACCGCTGCTCGTGGATGCACTGCTGCAGCTGGCCGGAGTAGACCCGGGGCCATGCCAGGCACGTAGCCCACTACTGCTTCGCCCCGGGGCCATCCCAGGCACGTAGCCCACTACAGCTTCGCCCCGGGCCAAATCTTTCGCGAAGTCCACTGGACGAACGCCCCGGGTCAGGTTCCCTCTCGTTCTTTAGCCTGCCTTCCGGCGAGAGGGGCGTTACGAGGAAGGCAGGCCAGGGAGCACCCCTCCGGCGGAACCGGCCCGTTACCTGGAAAGGCGTCATAGCCGATCTGGAGTAGAGCAGGTTCGACCCCTGTACCGGAGGGGTGCTCTTTGCTGTGTCCGTAGTATCAGCATGTGCAAAGTGCTACGCCGAGTGTCCTCTACGGGTCCCAGCGCCCCCGGTTCTTCACGTGCCCGCCGCGGCACGAGCACCGGGTTGAAGGCTGCCGTCCGTGCGCTGGCGGAGGCAGCGAGTACGAGCCTGAGGTCGGCTGCGGCGACCAGCAGGCTATTGACGTGCTCGGCTGGGCGCAGGACGCTGCCGGGTACGAGCCTGACCCGTGGCAGAGCTGGTTCCTGACTCAGGCGCTCGGCACCCTGCCCGACGCGACCTGGGCGTCGACTGACGTCGGCCTGGTGGTCAGCCGCCAGAACGGCAAGGGCACCATCCTGGAAATCCGCGAGCTCGGCGGGCTGTTCGTGCTCGGCGAAGAACTGATCATCCACACGGCGCACGAGTTCAAGACTGCGGCTGAGCACTTCCGCCGGGTCAAGGCAGCGTTCGACGACCACCCGGCGCTGCGCAAGCGGGTCAAGCGGATCAGCGGCTCGCACGGCGAGGAAGCGGTCGAGCTGTTCCCGCAGCCCACCCTGATCTTCGGGCCCGGCCGCAAGCAGATCACCCGCAGGGTTGCCGGCCGGCTCCGGTTCCTCGCCCGGTCCAAGGGCTCCGGCCTCGGCTTCTCCTGCGACTGCCTGGTCTACGACGAGGCGATGATCCTGACCGAGGACCAGGTGGCCGCGTCCCTGCCGACGATGTCCGCCCGCGCTAACCCGCAGATCTGGTACACCGGCTCCGCCGGCCGTGAGGACAGCTTCCAGTTCGCCGCGATCCGCCAGCGCCTGGTCAAGGGCACCCGCGACCTGTGCGCCGCCGAGTGGAGCATCGACCCGCATAATGACGGCTGCACCCGGGACGAGGAAACCGGGCGCGAGTCCAACATGTTCGTCACCTGCACCAAGCACGACGACCGTGATGTGCCGAAAAGCTGGGCGAAGGCCAACCCCGGTTACGGGTACCGGATCAGCGAGAAGTTCACCCGCGACACCGAGCTCAAGGGCATGCCCGCCCACAAGTTCGACCGGGAGCGCCTAGGGGTCGGGGACTGGCCGCAGCCGGAGGCGCCGTGGGCGGTTATCAGCGAGATCAGCTGGCAGAAGCTTGCCGTCGGGCGCGATGACGCCGGGTTCCCCGTGCAGCCCATCGTGTTCGCCGCGGACATCGACGAGGACGGCCGCAGCGCCACCATCAGCGCCGCCTGGGACCATGACAGCAAGAAGGTCGTGCTGGAGATCCCGAAGGGCTGCTCGCGGCAGGGCAGCGACTGGGTGATGGACAAGCTGACCGCCATGTACGAGAAGTGGCGCCCGCTGGCCGTCGTGATGCCGAAGAGCGGTCCCTGCGCCGCGCTCATCCCCGACGGGAAGAAGAAGTGGCGCGAGCGGCTTGTAGAGATAGGCACCGCGGAAGAGGCAGCTGCTTTCGCCTGGTTCCTGCAGCAGGCCCGTGCCGAGTCAATGTGGCACTTCGGCCGGGACGGGGCCCCCACCCTGTGGCACGCTGTTGCCACCGCGGCGACTCGTGTTGTCGGGGACGGCGGCAAGGCATGGTCCCGGCGGGACAGCGAGAGCGACATCACCCCGGTCACCAGCGCTACCCTCGCCGCCTACGTGCTGAACCGGGAGCGCCGCAGCTACAACCTGCTCGACTCGATTGGTTAGGAGAACAACATGATGTCTGTCGTCAAGTTCAAGGACGGCACTGAGGACGTTCAAGTGTGGGAAGACCCGGATATGACTCCGGCAGCAACCCTGACCGGGGCTATCGCGGACGGTGAGACCCTGAAGGGCGAGGAGCACGCCGGCGCCTGGCTGTACCTGTCGTGAGTGACGAGCACGCGCCCCGTGACCCGAGCTGGGGCCGCGGGGCGCTCCTCGTCGTGCTGCTGGTCATCGTGTTCGTGCTGATGACCTGGGCGTAGGGACGGCGCGGTAGCCCGGTCGGGGGCGGTACCTGGCTGCCGGGCTCTTCTGACCGCCGATGCACCGCGCCGTTAGCCCTAACGTACCTGGAAGTACATCGTTGGCTTCCAGTACACGTTCCAGGCGTAGTCGCCGACCCTGGTCCCCTCGGTCCGGGTGCCGAACGTCACGTCGTGCCCGCGGTCAACGAACTCAACGTGGTCGTCGCCGTAGAACGCCAGGTCCCCGGCCACCGGGTGGTACGTGCGGACGAGGATGCCGTCGGCGACGCCTGTGGCGAGCATTGACCAGGTGTCCCGGGGCATGCTGATACCGAGCTGGCGAGCCGCCCAGTACACGAGCCCGCTGCAGTCGAACGTGGTCGGCCCGGCCCCGCCGTCGGCGTACCAGTCACCGGTCCGGGTTTTCGCCATCGCCATGACGCTCGCCCCGCGGTCGGTGAAGACAGCCGCGTGCGCGGGAACCGGCAGCAGGAACCCTGCGATGGCGAGCGCAGCGACGGTAACGGCCGCGAGGCGAGCTAGAGCGCCCTTGCGAAGCAACCTCATGGTACGTCCAGCGGCGCGTTCAGCCGGGCGACAACGGCGTCGGAGTCGGCGCGCATCTGCGCGATGAACGCGTCGGTGTCGTCGGTCGGGTCGATGACGTGGAACGCGCCGGAGACCTGGCTGGCCGGGATGACCGGGAATTCTGTGGTGTCGCCGCTGCGCGGGGGCCAGTAGTCGTCGTTCCACTCGGGCAGCTCGTAGGCGGCGCCGTCGTAGTCGGGCAGCTTCTTGTCGGCGAGGACGTGCCACACCTCAGCGTCACCTTGCCGGGTGCGGCGGATGTCCCGGTACCAGACGAAGCAGGTGACGGACAGCAGGGCGAACAGGACGATCAGGCCGGAGCCGACCATGTGCAGCACAGACACGCTTACTCCGTTCACTTGCACACCCAGGGCGCGAAGGAATCCCCGGCGGCCCGGAACTTGGCGACGGCGTTGGCCGCGTTGACGGACGGGTTGGTCAGGCTGCCGGGCAGGACCGCGCCGAGGATCTGCCAGACGCCGGTCGCGCCCGACGGGTTGTAGGCGTCCGGGTTGAAGCCGCTCTCGCAGTAGGCGATCTCGACGGCATGGGGCTCAGCCCATGAGGGGCCGCCCGCGCCAAGCCACAGCTGCCCGACTTCCGCTGCCGACAGCACGCCGCCGCTGTACGCCGTGCTCGCCTGGGGGGGAGGCGCAGACGCGGCGCGGGCGCTGGTGCTGGCTAGAGCGGCAGGGGCGGGCTGCGCGGCGGCGCGGGCGGCAGCTTGGGCCGCGGCGATGGCGGCTGCTTTCTGCGCGGCGAGTTCAGCGAGGTACTGCAGGTGCGCAGTGTGAGCGAGGTGCGCGGCGTGCGCCTGGGCGGCGGTCCAGCTTGCCGTCCAGCGGGCCGCGGCGGTTGCCCGGTAGTCCGCTGACACCTGGGTTACGGCGCTGAGAACGGGTAGGGACGGCTTAAGCGGTGACGCCTGGGCCGCGGTCACCAGGACCGTGCCGAGGACGAGCGCGAGGCTTGCTGACAGTCCCGTCAGAGTCACCCGCAGATAAGCCGAGAAGGGTGTAAAAACCCTGGCCAGCATGTATATCCTTTGATCGTTGATTGGTGCCGGGCGCGGGGAAGGACTTGCCGGTACTTCGCCCCGTGAGCGGCCGTTTAACGCATGACGATAACAGGCAGGTCTCGGGCTTGCCCATAAAAATCGTTAAGAAGGCCTCTTCGGGCTAGTTCCGGAGGGGCCTTCGGCATGTGTAGCCTGAGGCCATGACCGCAGTGATGGACCGGGCGACCGTCGACTTCATCAACACTGAAGCTGAGCGGATCGTCAAGGAGAACCCGCCGAGCGTCGTGGCGCTCACGGTCTTCCTGTTCTCCTTCTTCGCCGTCGCCTGGGTTATCGGCCGGGTGTGGTTCCACCTCGCGAAGCTCGTCCCGCTGATTGCGCTGTCCTGCCGTTCCGGTTACCGCAAGGGCGGCCGGGTCCCCGTCGAGTTCAAGGCGCCCGCGCAGCCTTCGTACCCGCAGTAGTAGCCCCGTATATCACCCGCCTGTAACCTGGTCAAAGGACCCTACGGCCGCACGCGGAGCTAGGCATACCCCGGAAGGTGTGCTTAGCGCGTGGGCTTCATTGACAACATCAGGGCGTCCGCTCATGAAGAGCGCGTCATCGGTGGTGTTCCGTGGCAGCCCTGGACCAACCCGTTCTGGCGGTTCGACACCGGCGGCCCCGTCCACCCGACGCGCTCTTTCTACGGCCCGACGGAGGCGATGGGGCTGCCCGCCCTGTACGCCGGCGTCAAGCTGCTCGCGGACAGTGCGGCCTCCCTGCCGCTGCGGGTGTACCAGAACCTCGACAGCAGCACGGGCTACGGCATTGGCAAGCACCGGCTGTACGGCGGGCCCACTATTTTCGACCGGCCGTCGGTCATCGGCACGTTCTTCGACTGGATGGCGCAGTCGATGGTGTCCGTGCTGCTGCAGGGCAACTGCTGGGGGTTCATCACCGGCAAGGACGGCTACGGCTTCCCGACGGGCATTGAGTGGATTCCGCCGGAGGACGTCTACGTCCTGGAGCCGCAGGACATGCAGACGGCTAACCCGCTGCGGGCCAAGGTGTTCGTCTACGGCCGTGAGGTTACCTGGTACGGGCCCGACTCCGAGGTCTTCCACGTTCGCGGCATTACCCTGCCGGGCCGGGTGGAGGCGATCTCGCCGCTGCGCAACTTCGCGCTGACGATCACCGCCGGGCAGGAAGCGCAGCGGTACGGCACGAGCTGGTACGAGGGCGGCGGCTTCCCGCCCGGCACCTTCCAGAACGCTGAGATGGAAGTGAACGCCGCGCAGGCGGCTGAGATCCGCGCTGAGCTTGTTAAGTCGCTGCGCCGCCGCGAGCCCCTGGTGTACGGCCGGGACTGGGACTTCAAGCCGGTCACCGTGCCGCCGAGCGAAGCGCAGTTCATTGAGGCGATGCAGCTGAACGCCACTCAGGTCGCCGCGATCCTCAACCTCCCGCCCGACCGGGTTGGCGGCAGCCGCGGCGACAGCCTCACCTACTCCACCGCCGAGCAGTCCACCCTGCAGATCATCGAGGCGCTGCGCCCGTGGCTGGTCCGGTTCGAGCAGAGCTTCTTCGACCTGCTGCCCCGCAACCGGTTCACCCGCTTCTGGACTGACGCGCTGCTCAAGACGGACCTGGAGGCCCGGATGAACAGCTACCAGACGATGCGGAACATCGGCATCCGCACTGCCGACGAGATCCGCGAGCTGGAGGACCTGCCGCCGCTCGCGTCCGGGATCGGCGCTGAAGAGATGCCGCTCACCACGATGAACGCGATGGGCACCAGGGCCGGCGCGATCCCCAAGTCGTTCCTGAAGTCCGTCGTGCTGGAGATGGACGTCGCTACCGACCGGCTGATCAAGCTGGAGAAGACCTACATCGCCCAGGGCAAGCTCCCCCAGGCGGCTCCGCAGGTCCCCGGCGCTGGCGGCGGCTCAGCTCCCGGCAGTGCGAAGCGCACCGACAACGGCGAGTACGGCAACGGCACCGGCGAGGGTTCCGGTCCCGGATCTAACTCGGGCGCGGGCGGCGGCGCTGCATCGTCCGGCCCGGCGCTAGTTACCGGTCCGCAGCCTCCGTCAGGAATGGCGCCGATCGGCATGCCGAATGCCCCGCTGCCGCTGGCCCAGGACCCGGCGTCGTTCCTGGCCTCGCTGATCAGCGTCCAGCGGAACGCGGGCTACGACTACGAGGAGCGCGAGGCAGCCCGGCACATTTACGCGCGGATTGTCGAGCGGGCTAAGCAGATCGAGGCGGCTGAGCCGGAAGAGCGCATTCCGGCTTCGCACGTGCTAGCCCCCTGGGTTCCAGGCCGCGCTGACCTGCGTGACGTGGTCCTTTCCGCGAACGGGCACAAACGGTGAAACGTTGCACGTCAGGTAGCAGGTACCTACCCTGTTCAGTAGAAGTGGCGCAGCCTGCGCTGATTACGTTGAGGGAGGTGGCGGATGCCTGAGCACGGTTTCTCGCGCTCGCCGGATTACTTCAACGGGAATCAGGCCAAGGTCGAATCGCCGGTGATGGTTCGGGCACAGCATGACTACATTGCTCAGCGTGTCGGTGCCACCGTTTTTGCGCGCGATGATGTGGCAGACGTCGCAGGGTGCTCCGTCCCAGTCGCAGATAGCACAGCGGTCGGCGAACGAGCGGCGAATTGCTTTCCGGAAGGTGGATGTCAGCCGGTAGTTCTGCTGTACGCGTCCCGTCATGCGGCGGCTGTGGCCGCGATTTTTGCAGAGCAGCGAGCAGTACGCGCCGTTGGGTCGTACGGACGTGTAGTAGGTGAAGGGTTTCCCGCACTCTTTGCACGGCTTGGTAATCGGGGCTGTTCCAGCAGCTGTGTTGACTTCCCGTTCGTGCGCCCGGTGACAAGGTACCGAGCAGAAGGTCACCTTCGCGTCGCGTTTAGGTCCACGCGACAGGATCGGGCCGTCGCAGTGCTTACAGGTCTTGCCTGGGACGAATCTAGACACTGCTTTAGTGTACGGCAATCAGTACGACAGACCGGAGCTAGCGCTCGAAGGAGAGGTCTTTAGGATGGCTGTTCTGTCGAGCGCCGCGAGGGACAATCTGCCCGATTCGGCATTCGCATTCATCGAGCCCGGCGGCAAGAAGGTCAACGGCAAGACCGTCCCTGGCAGCAAGCGGCACTACCCGGTACACGACGAGCCCCACATCCGGGCTGCACTGTCACGCATCGGGCAGGGCGCCCGGTTCGCGAATGAGGCGAAGGCGAAGGTAATGGCGGCGGCTAAGGCCAAGGGAATCCAGCACGACGAGGCTAGCTCGTCCACCGGCCGGTCACTGGAGTCCCTCTACCCTGAGGTCCGGTTCCTCGCCGACGTCCCCGAGATCCGCTCGGTGAACGAGGGCCCGGCGCACATCACCGGCTACGCCGCCGCGTTCGGCAAGCTGTCGCGCCGCCTCGGTGGTTTCGTCGAGCGGGTCATGCCGACCGCGTTCAACGAGTCCCGCGACGCTGGCTGGCCCGACATGGTCTGCCGGTTCAACCACAAGGACGACATGCTGCTCGGCACTACCGCGGCCGGCACGCTCCAGCTGGCGGTCGACGAGCGCGGCCTGCGCTACGACGTCGTCCCGCCGAACTGCCGCGACGACGTGCTGGAGTACGTGCAGCGCGGCGACGTCCGCTACAGCTCATTCGCGTTCCGCTGCCTGGTGCCCGGTACTGACGACGAGTGGGGCGTCACCGAGTTCAACTTCCCGATGCGCTCCCTCCACAACATCAACGCGCTCGACGTCGCGCCGGTTACCGACCCGGCCTACCGCGACACCACGGCGGTCGCCCGCAACATGACCGGCGCCATTGAGTCCCTCGCCATGTGGGTCGACGCCGAGCCTGCTGAAGTCCGCAACATGCTGGAGGCCGGTCAGGCGAGCCGCTTCTTCAAGCGCACTGACCGGCCGTCTGCTGCCCTCCCGGCGGAGACCGTTCCCGAGGTGCGAGCCAGCGAAATGCTCGACGACCCGGCGATCGCCCTGCGCAACTGGACGTTCAAGGACGAGCCCGAAGCCGGGGACCGCTCGGCAGGCGACGACGGCGAAGAGCAGCGTGAGCTGACGGCCGACGAACTGGCCGCGCACATCGAGGAAACCCGCGCCATGCACAACGCGGAGACCATGTGCCGCAAGTACGTCGACGGCGAGCCCTGCGTCCAGGGGTCAGGTCACGACGGTGACTGCACGGGCCGCTGCTACGGCCGCCCGCACGGCCTGCCCTGCGCGATGGCCATGGGCCACGGCGGCGAGCACCAGCCGATGGCGGTCGACGACGGTAACGGCCCCGGCCGCGGCCGGCCAGCTAAGCGCGACGGTGAAGAGGCGGCAGAGGGCGCGGAGAAGCGGACGCTGTCCGGCCCCGAGGCACTGCTGAAGGCCTTCGAGCGCCGGAGCCAGCTCGCTGTGATTGACTAATCCCGTGCCAGACGGGCAGGTTTAACCGAGTGGATGAGAACCCGGGGTCGCACGTCTCGCCCCTGGAGAACGTAGAACGGCGCATCCTGGTGCAGCTTCAGCAGATGGAGCTGCGCCTCAACCAGAAATTGGAGCAGATCATGGTTTCTCAGACCGACATTGACGCCCTGACCACGCAGCTCGTTGCCTCGGTAGGCGACCTTCAGGCGCAGTCCACGGCGATCGGCGCGGACGTCACCGCTATCCAGGCAGCCCTGGCTAACCCGAACAGCATCGACATCACGGCGCTTCAGGCTGCGGTGGCGTCGCTCGCGACCAACCAGGCGAGCCTGGACGCTTCGGTCGGCACGCTGAACGACGTCGTGCCCCCGGCGCCCGCGAGCTGACTGCCACGCGGCAGTTAGACTGACGGCCTGAGGCTGCTCTGAGTAGAACCCTTAACAAGCACGGGGCTTGTTAAGGGTTCTGCCTTTTCCGCAGTTAGTTTCGTACCGTAGTCTTTAACTGATGTAAGCCGCGGCCACGCAGTATGTGCTGGAGCCGGTCCGTTTCCTGAAAAGGGAAGGACTGGCAGTGGCTTCGGACCTTGCCAAGTCGCTTCACGACCAGGAGCTTGACGTCTGGGGCAAGATTCAGTCCCTCGCGCAGGCTGCTGCCACCGAGAAGCGCAACCTTACTGACGACGAGCAGCGCTCTTACGACGCGATGCACGCTGAGCTCGACGGCGTTGACAAGCGCCTCAAGGACATCCTTGAGGGCGAGAAGCGCACCGCGGCGTCTGACGAGATGTTCGCCAGCCTTGAGCAGCGCACCTCGAACCCGGGGGCCAACCGCCGGCCGAACGAGTTCGAGATGGAGCTGCGCTCCTTCGTCGCCGGCGAGCGGCGCGCGATCGACATCGTGTCGACTGAGTCGCGGATCATGAACCGGCTTGCTACCGGCCGGCCCGTCAGCCCGTACGAGGTCCGTGTCCTGACTGACGCCTACGTGGCGCCTGGCTCGTTCACGAACCAGACCAACGCCGGCATCGTGCCGATTGACTTCTACGATCAATTGCTCTCGTACCTCATTGAGGTCTCGGGCGTGATGCAGACTGGCCCGACCGTGCTGAACACCGCGGGCGGCGAGCCGATCCAGGTTCCCATCGTGCAGCAGCACACCGGCCTGACCACGGCCGGCGCGCAGGTTGAGGTTTCCGCCGCGCAGTCGGCGACGCTGGCCACGGCTGACCCCGGCTTCGGCCAGAAGACGCTGACCGCGAACAAGTTCGGCATCCTGATCCAGGTGGCCCGCGAGCTGATCGACGACTCCGGCGTCAACCTGCTCGGCTACCTGGCCATGTCGGCCGGCCGCGCGATCGGCAACCGGCTCGGCAACGCGCTGATCAACGGCGGCGACGGCATCTCCGGCTCGATCCTCGGTGCGCCCATCGCAGTGACCGGCGGCTCGGCCTCGGCGGTGTCCGGCACCAACCAGGTTGCGGGCGGCCCGTCGTACTCCAACCTGATCGACATGGAGTACAGCGTCATCGCGCCGTACCGCCAGTCGCGGTCCTGCTACTGGCTCGCGGCCGACCAGACGATGGGCTCGCTCCGGAAGCTGACCGACACCGTCGGCCGCCCCCTCTGGGAGCCCTCCACTGTCCTCGGCTCGCCTGACCTGCTTCTCGGCAAGCCGCTGGTCGCGGACCCGTTCATGCCGGCTTACGGCACCGCCGCGACGTCCATCGTGTTCGGCGACTTCAGCCAGTACTTCGTCCGGATGGTCGGCGGGGTGCGGTTCGAGCGGTCGGACGACTTCGCGTTCGGCAGCGACCTGGTGTCCTTCCGGGCCATCATCCGCGCGGACGGCCAGCTGATGAACCCGCCCGTCGCGGTCACCCCTGGCAACAAGGGCCAGCCCCTGGTCCTGTTCAAGGGCGGCGCCACGGCGTAAGGTTTACCTGCTTAGCGGATGCCTGCTCTACGGGAAGCCCCTCGTCAGTTAACCTGGCGGGGGGCTTCGCCGTTTACGGAGGACACATGAGGGCCATCAGGATCACGCAGGCGAACTGGCTGAACGACCAGGTTGGCGGGGACCGGAACGACATCAAGCTCGTGCAGGACGAGATGGCGTACGGGGCGGTTGAGGTGCACCAGATCGCGGTGTACGCACCCGAGTACGACCCGGTGCCGTTTCCCGTGATGCCGGCCGAGACGGCGGTGGAACTGCAGGACACCCCGTTGACGGTTGCTGAGTCCGCCGGGCAGGCTGAGCGTGACGCCGCCGATGAACTCGTGAAGATGTCCGAGGAGCTCGGCCTCTACGACGACCCGCCGCATCAGCCTTGGGAAGATGCCGCCGGGCCTAGCGACGTCGAGCCGCCGAAGATGCCGTGGATAACGCACAGCAAGGCGAAGTGGGTTGAGTGGGCGATTCACCAGGGGGCTAACTCAGGGCTAGCGGCTGCGATGACGAAGAACGAGCTGATGTCCCGCTATGGGGAACGCCTTTAAGCGCCCTACACTGGGAATATAGCGTCCAGCAAGGAGACTTCTCATGGCAGCTGTTTCAGACGGCACTAACCCGGGCCGCAGCTCGCGCCCTGAGCGCCAGTCGCCGGGCCGGAAGCGCAACGGCCGCGCCGAGTCCGGTGTCGACCCCACTAATGAGAACGGCCAGGTCCCGTCCGAGATCTTCGGCTTCTCGCAGACTTACTCCACCGGCGCCCGCGGCAGCTCCGGCGGTCACGAGCCTACTGACGTGACGCTGATGCCCGGCCAGCTCGACACCGGCCTCGCCCAGGTGTCCGGCTCGGAGATCACCTCGACCGGCGCCCCGGGCAGCACGGGCGCCCGCTCCGGAAGCTCCGGCGGCGAGACGGTCACCTACACCGACTTCTTCGGCTTCATGGGCCAGGAGCACCGCGAGAGCTCGGCGACCATGCACGTTGACGGCCCCGGTGACTCCACCCAGTTCGGCGACAACAGCGGCTTCAGCGGCGTCACCCTGCCGATCCTGCAGAATGCGCGGCCGACTTCTAGCGGCGCGGGCATGGGTCACGTCCGGGGTGCCGGCAAGGGACTGTGATGGCTAAGGACGAGTCAGGGGCGAGATGGCCGGCCTGGCCGGTTTACGGGGCGGTAGGCGCAAACGGGAATTACGACCCGGTCGCGGGAACTGCGTACGTGTCAGATTTCACCCTGACCCCGTCCGGCCTCGCTGAGCAGGAAGCCGCGCAGCCCGCAGAGGAGGTACCTGATGAAGGACCTGAGTGACCTTGCCCGGGGCAGCCTGACGATGAATTCGTCGATGGCCGCAGGTAACACTGTCAGCGTGAACCCTCCTTTCAGCCCCGTCGGGACCGAGTCTGAGGCTTACGCGGACATCCAGCTGCACTCGGAGCCTGAGCCTGACCTCGGCCCGAACAACGACCACCAGCTGAAGACGCTGACCGGCGACACCGGCTCTTTCCGGCCGACCGCGCTGACCTGGAAGAAGGTGTAGTGATGGCACAGAGCTGGGGCCCGATCCACCAGGCCACCACCGACGGCAAGACGGCTGGTCACGGGGACGGCACGGTAACCACCCCGCACGTCGGCAGCAGCCTGCACGGCGAGAACTACGACGCCACCGACGGGCGGCACAACAAGGCTGACCACCAAGGCTGGCCGTCGGTCGACCACCTGTCCGGCCCGACCAGCCACGACGACTTCGGCAGCAAGGCCGGGTCGTTCGAGGACGGCCCCGGAGTGTGGCGCCAGACATGACAGTGGCCCGCCGCTAAACTCAAGACAGCTCGCCGTGGCCTGCTAGCAGGAGCCGGCATCGATTTGTAATGATGCCGGAGTCCTGATGATTCTCCTGTCCACCACGTTCGCCGACAACCTGCTGGGCACGGGCACTGAGGGCGTAGCCACGCAGATCGGCGGCGGCACCCTCATTATCTACAGCGGCACTGCCCCGACCGGCCCGAATGAGGGACTGTCCGGTAACACCGCGCTCGCTACCTTCACGTTCTCGGCGGCAGGCAGCCAGGGCTCCCCGGCGTCCGGTTCAATGACCCTGGTGTTCGCAGCCACCACGGTTACCGCAGCTGCGTCAGCTACCGCGACGTTCTTCCGGATTGCCAGCAGCGTGCCGACCGCCCTGATTCAGGGCACCGTCGGCACGTCAGGCGCCGACTTCAATCTCTCGTCCACCACGATCACTTCCGGCGACAACGTTGCCATCACCGGCACGCCGACGATCTCCTGGACGGTGACCTGATGTCCGGCCAGCAGTGGGTGTCGCTGCTTAATCCGGCGAGCCCGCGTGCTTCCGGCGCCGGCACCGTGCTCAACACCGCGGCGACCGCCACCATCTCACCCTGCCAGGCGGGCGCGCTGACGGCTGACGTCGCCACGGTTAACCCGGACGGCTACCCGGTGCTTGCCTGGTACCCCGGCCTGCTGATCCGGGTTCTCGCCCGCGGTTTCCTGACTACCACCGGAACCTCCACCACCGCTACCTGGCTGCTGCGCGCCAATAAGGGCAACAGCAACAGCTTTACGACCCTCGCCACCACGGTCGCCTTGACCACAGGTACCGGTTCGGTGACCGGCCTGCAGTGGAAGATAGAGGCTCTGCTGCGGTGCACGGCAGTCGGCAGCGGTACCAGCGGCAGCGTCTCGACGCAGGGCGAGTTTTGTATCCTCAGCGCGGTTACGGCTAACCCCGTCGGTCTAGCAGGCACGACGGGCAACGACACGAACATGCCGATGCCGAACATCTCGGGTGAGACGGCGCTAGGGCTAGACACCACGCAGGTCACGGGTATCGGCCTGGCGGCGACACTAGCAGGCGCGAACGCGACGGTTCAGTGCACGCAGTGGCTCGTGGAAGCCCTCGACTAACGGCTGCCTAACTGGAGGTAGCCCGTGGCAATAACAGTCACCGCCACGATGAGCGGTACCACGGCCCTTGAGCACATCTACCTGTGGATCAGGGTCCTCACCGGGGCTACCGAGACCGGCGGCGCCAGCGTCTCAGGCGTTAACGCGTCCGGCGGTGCGAGCGTCACCGCGAGCCTGACCCCGAACTTCAGCAACTCGCTGCCCTGCTTCGCGATCACCGCGGACAACTGGGGCGGCTCGTTCACCGCGGCGACGAACAACACGATCGACTCCGGCTCCAACGACGCAGACGACTGGGGCGCCGGGTTCGGCCGCTACACCGGTACCGTCACGGCGAGCTCAGCGCTGACGTTCGGCGCGTCGGGGGTCGGCGGCGGCACTGACTACACGTCCTGGGCGTGCTACGAGGTCCCGTCTACCGGGGGCAGCACCCCGTCGATCGACGCCTCGTCCCCGGCGCTGGCCGCAGCGACCGGCTCGCTCGTCAAGACAGTTACCTCGGCTAGCTTCACCCCGCCCGCCGGGTCGGTTGTCGTCGCGATGGTCTGCGGCGGCGGCAACGGCACGTCCGGGCCGTTCATCATGACGGTGACCGACACCAGCGTGATGACCTGGACGCAGCGGGCCGGGTCGCCGACAATTGCCGACCAGGACACCTTCGTCTTCACGGCTACTGTCCCGGGTGCCGCCGGGGCTCCGGCTCTCCCGGTGCCCCTGCTGCTGGTACCGCCCGGCCGCAGCTCGCCGATGTCTCGCCGGCTGCTGACGACGCTATTGCCGCTGAGCGCGCAAACCGAGTCCGGCGCTTTCACTGTCCCGCTGCCTGCCCTGGCGACCTCCCTGACTGGCGTGATAGAGCACCAGGGGTCGTTCAGCGTGCCGCTGCCCGCTCCTGTCACCGCGCTGACCGGCACGGCCCAGCAGACTGAGTCCGGCGTTTTCGCCGTCCCGCTGCCTGCCCTGGCGACGGCCCTGACGGGCGTGGTCGTCCATACCGGGTCCCTCAGCCTTCCGCTGCCTGCCCCGGCTACCTCGCTAACGGGTACGGCCCAGCACACCGAGTCAGGCCCCCTGGCGATACCGCTGCCTTCACCTGTCACGGCGCTGACTGGCAAGCTTGGTCACACGGGCAGCCTCTCCGTGGCGCTGCCTTCACCCGTGACCTCGCTAACGGGTACGGCCCAGCACACTGAATCTGGCGCGTTCACCATCACGCTGCCCGGCCCGGCGACTTCGCTAACCGGAATCCAGGGCACGGCAGGCTCATTCACGATCACGCTGCCCGCCCCCGCGACCTCGCTAACCGGAACCGCCCAGCACACTGCGTCCGGGTCGCTCAGCATCCCGCTGCCCGCCCCCGCCACGTCGCTGTCGGGTAAGACCGGGCACGCCGGCAGCTTCTCCGTACTACTTCCGGCGCCTGCCACCGCGCTGTCGGGTACGGCTCAGCACACCGAGTCCGGCGCATTCGCGATCACGCTGCCCGTCCTGGTGCTGCCCCTGACGGGAACTTCCGGGACGCCGGGGACGGTAACCGGCGCGTTCGTGATCGTGCTGCCGCCTGGCGTCCGCCAGGAGACAGAGTCCGGTGCGCTCACCCTGGCACTGCCGGTCCTCAAGACTGCGCTGACCGGGTCTGTCGGGCGGCACGGGGCCTTCGCGATCACGCTGCCTGCAGCCCGCACTGCCCTGGCGGCGCACGTGCCGGTCACTACCTCCGGGGCACTCGCCATCGTCTTGCCGCCGCCGGTCACCGCGCTGTCGGGACACGCGCCTGCCACCGTATCCGGGCAGCCAGCGCTCACCCTGCCGTCGCCTGCCACCGGTCTCACCGGCGTGATCACGCATCTCGGCCTGTTCAGCGTGTCCCTCGACGTGCCTGCAGACCACCTGACCCGGTTTGAGATGTTCGGCTGCGAGTCCCGGGTAAGCGTCGCCGCTCGGCTGCCCGCTCTCGTCACGACCCTGGCGGCACGCGTTCCTGACCAGCCGGGCTACCGGACCAGCTACCTCGCCGGCCGGTGGATCTCCGTGCGCCTGCCTAAGAAGGAGGCCTGACGTGCACTGGCTCGGCTGGCTTATCGGGATCTACCCGGTGCCGCAGGGGACGTCCCCTATGTACCAGCTATGGTCCGGGTTCATCCCGGCGCTGGCCGTGCTTTCCCTCGCCGGCGGCCTCTGGGGGCACTTCAAGAGAATCAACTGCCACGTGCACGGCTGCTGGCGGATCGGCCGTTACGACCTTCAGGGGTTTAAAGTCTGCCACGCTCACTACCCTGACGACCGGGTGAGGCGAGGCGGCGTTGCCTGGGACCACCTGCGGGAAAAGATTGACGAGCGGCCGTGAACGTCCACCACCAGCGGGCGTTGCTAGTCCTGGTGCTGACCCTTGCCCTCGACGTCGCTCTCGGCGTGCTGTATGGCCTGGCCGATCACGTGCACGTCCTGCACGGCATGTACTGCGCTCTCGGTACTGCGACCACCGTCGGCTGCGATATTTTGCCTGCCAACGGCTTCGCCTACGTGCTGTCCGCGGTCATGATGGTCACTGTCGTCCCGCTGTTTGCTTCAGTTTTCGCGTTTTTCACCAGCGGCCTGACGGCTGACCACGTTGATACGCTGACCGACAAGCAGACCCAGGACATCAAGGAGCACGTGAATGACACTGTTCGCAAGTCGTGACTCAATTAGCGGGGTCGTGACGGTCCACGTCACCTACGGGCCTGTTTCTATCACGGTCGACGAGGCTGAAGGCCACATGCTGCAGTTCTGGCACGAGCTTGGGCAGCTGGTCGCCGCGGAGGATAACGAGAAGCGAGCTAGGGCAGGTTACGAGCGAGCCCGGGAATTGATGCGGCAGCGCGGTGAGGCGATCTGCACCTGGGACGGCCTGCTCCCGGAGAACCAAGACTTCTGGGTCGCCGCGTTCACGGAGTAAGCTTCCCGCAGGTTTGCAAGCACTTGCCCGAGCCGTTCGAGTCGGCAGGCTGCCCGGGAAGCTACAGGCCCCTAGCAGGTGCGGCCGTTCGATCCGGCCAGCGTCGTCCCCCGCCCCGGCGACGGGGACGACGCGCTGGCCTAGGATGCGGTCATGGCTAAGAACAAGAAGGTCAAGCCGATCGCTGAGTCTGCCGCGCGTGACCTTGACGAGACCCGGCGCCTCGCTTACACGCTGCTCGCCGGCGTTGACCGCAAAGACCGGGAACTAGCTGGCACCCTGGTTAACGCGCTAGTGCACCACCAGGGGGCGGGCGCCGTGGACGAGGCGATGGCGCAGGTCTGCGCACTGCTGGAGAGTCCGCAGGACGACGAGGCTCGCCGGTGGATGCTGCGTCACGTCAAGAGGATCACGGACGCCCTCGGGGACTAGCATGCCCCTGTGCGTATTCTCGCGAGTCACGACGGTGGTACCGGGTGCGCCCATTACCGGATGATCGTGCCGCTGACCGCGGTGAACGAGCTCGCCGACGGCGTCAGCGTGACCTTCCGCTCGGGCGGCGACAAGGCGATGAACAACCCGCACCCGATGGTGAGGATCGCTGACGCGGACGAGGTTGACGTTGTTGTGGCGCAGCGGGCGAGTGCGTACGCGGGGCTCGGCCTGTGGCGGCGGTGGGGGAGTAACCCGTGGCGGCGCACCGTCTACGAGAACGACGACGACGTCTTCAGCATTACCCCGGAGAACACCGCGGCCTGGTCAACCTTCAAGGAGGGAACCGAGGTCCGCGAGGCGGTGCTGCGCTACTGCACGACAGCGAACCTGATCACCACGACCAGCCCGCACCTGGGTGACCGCTTCCGCGAGATGCTCGGCAACCGGGTGCCCGTCGAGGTGCTGCCCAATTACGTCCCCGGCTGGGCGCTCAGCCTGCCGCGCGACACTCTTGACCGGCGGCTGCGCGTCGGGTGGATGGGCGGCTCGTCGCACGCCCTGGACGTCATGGAAGCCGCGCCGAGCGTTCGCCGGTTCATGCAGCGCTTCCCCGGGTGGGACCTGTTCATCAACGGCGTCGACTACCGGGACAAGTTCAAGGCTGAGCCCGAGCGGTCGTTTTTCGTCCCCTGGATACACGTCACTGACCACCCGCAGGTCTACTACCGGGCCATCGACTTCGACATCGGCATCTGCCCGCTGAAGTCCACCCAGTTCAGCCGGTCTAAGAGCTGGGTTAAGGCACTGGAGTACTTCAGCCGCGGCATCCCGGTTGTCGCCAGCGACGTCGAGCCCTACCGGCGGTTCATCGACCACGGCGTTAACGGCTTCCTTTGCAAGACCGGCCACGAGTGGCTGAAGTACCTGTCCCTGCTTGCCAGCGACGAAGAGCTCCGCCTGAAGATGGGCGAGGCGGCGAAAGCGAAGGCACGCGAGAACACCATCGAGACCCATTATGCTGAGTGGGTCAACGCGTACCGCATGCTGTTCCCGGTTGGATGGGAGTACAAGGGGTGAACTACGAGCCCAAGGTGTACGTGAAGGGCGCCCTGCCGTCCTGCCGCGACCAAGGCTGCCGAGCCCCAGAGCTAGCAGCGCTGGCACGTCAGCTGTCTAACCACGAACGCGCAGTTCTAGACCTACTGAACATAAAAGGGGAGCAGATGAAGCCGACGCAGGCGCTGTGGTGCGAGCAGGGGGGCCACGCGTTCAGTGAGAAGGACACCGGTGTCCAGGTGCTCACGATCGCTGGCCGGGGCCCGGACGGGCAGACAGTAGAGGAAACGCGAACCAGTTGCGGGGAGTGCGCGGCCCTCGCTAAGACCAAGCTCGGCAAGGCGCGCAACAGCCAGCCCTCTCAGCTTCCGCCTAGCGACTCGTGAGGGCACTGGTAACCGGGTCCAGCGGCTTCGTCGGCACGTACCTCGCTAAGTCACTGACGGACGACGGCTGGGACGTTACCGGGTTTAACCTGCGCGCCGGGCAGGACGTTCGTAATTACGACCAGATGCGCAACGTCATGGAAACCGTTCAGCCCGACCAGGTTTTCCACCTCGCGGCCGTCGCGTGGCCCGGCGAGTCGATCACCGACCCGAGACGCACGTTCGACGTTAACGTGACCGGGGCGCTGAATGTGCTGGAGGCCGTGTGGCAGACCGGTTCTGACGCTCGCATCCTGCTCGCCGGGACCAGCGAGGAGTACGGTTACGAAGGCTGGCCCGACGGGTACACCCTGACTGAGGACAGCCCCGTGCGCCCCACCACCCCGTACGGTGTCACTAAGCTGGCCGCCACCACGCTCGGCATGACCTACGCTCGCCGTCACCACCTGCGCGTTGTCGCCACCCGTGCGTTCAACCACACCGGCTGGGGACGTCAGGCGGTCAACGCCGAGTCGGCGTTCGCCCGGCGGATCGTCGCCGTCGAGCAGGGCCTGGCCGACCGGGTTGAGCACGGCCCGCTGGCCCCGGTACGCGATTTCAGCAACGTTCGCGACGTCGTGCGCGCCTACCGGCTGCTGATCACCCAGGAGCCCGGCATCTACAACATCGGCTCGGGACGGCCTGTCAGCATGAAGGACGTGCTCGGCATGCTTACCGCTGCTTCAACCCGCCAGAGCATCAAGCTGACGGAGCGTTCCGGTCTCGGCCGCCCTGATAACGCGGGCACCTTCCCGGACGTCAGTTTCGCGAAGCTCCGGGCACTCGGCTGGGCCCCCGAGTTCGCCCTGGAAGACACCCTGGCTGAGGTACTGAGTTACTGGAGGCACCGGTGAGGAACTGCCGCAGTTGCGACGGCAGTCTTGAGGACGTCTACGACCTCGGCCTGCACCGCCTGCCGGACTTCACAGAACCAGGTACCCCGGCCGGCCCGCCGCAGCCGCTGCACCTGGTGACGTGCTCCCGGTGCACCCTGCTCCAGCTAGCAGACACCACTCCGCGCGCCGACCTTTACCACGAGCGGTACGGATTCAAGTCCGGGGTGAACGAGGCTGTCCGCGCCGACCTGGCTGACGTTGCGACCTGGGCGCTGGAGCACGTGACGCGCCTTCCGCTAGCCAAGTGGCTGGACATCGCCTGCAACGACGGCACGCTGCTGTCCAACGTCCCGAACCAGGTGTACCGGGCCGGCGTGGACCCGCTCGCGCAGTTCGCCGCGGAGGCCAGTGAGCACGCCGACCGGATTGTCAGCGACTACTTCAAGCCTGAGTATTTCGACGTTGCCTTCGACGTGATCACGTCGGTGTCAGTGTTCTACGACCTTGATGACCCGAATGAGTTTGTCGCCGGCGTCGCCAGTGTCCTGGCCCCGGACGGGGTCTGGGTCATCCAGCAGAACTACGCCCTGGAGATGCTCCGGCTGAACGCGGTCGACAACGTGTGCCACGAGCACGTCACCTACTTCTCCGTCACCTCGATGCTGCCCCTGCTGGAGCGGCACGGCCTGGAGATGACCGAGGTTGCCTACAGCCCGGTTAACGGCGGCTGCTTCCGCGCCCTGGTCACGCGCAAGGGCCGTCGGCCAGCTCACCCCGGTGTCGCTAAGGCTGTTGCGGCTGAGGCTGTGCTCGCCGACCCCGCCGCCCTGCGCCGCTGGGCCCTGGACGTGCAGTACGAGCTGCAGCGCACCCGGCGGGCCGTCGAGGACGTTAAGGCCAGCGGCGGGCAGACTTACGTTTACGGGGCGTCTACCCGGGGCGGCACGATCCTTCAGCTGCTCGGCACGGGGCCGGAGCTGCTGCCGTACGCTGTCGAGCGCCAGGCCGCGAAGGTCGGCAAGGTCATGGCCGCGACGGGTATCCCGATCATCAGTGAAGAGCAGATGCGGGCCAGCCCGCCCGCCGCCCTGCTGGTCAGCCCGTGGTTCTTCCGGGACGTGTTCACCGCCCGCGAGGCCGCCTACCTAGGCGCCGGGGGGAAGATGATCTTCCCGCTGCCGGTGATGGAGGTGGTCAGCCGGTGATCTCCGTGCTCTGCCCGTCCCGGGGTAACCCCGAGTGGCTGAAACGGTCGGCGAAATCCCTGCGCAGCACAGCCCGGGGTGAGTTCGAGCTACTGGTTGCCGCTGACGACGATGACCCTGTGACGATTGAGACGGCCGCGGAGGCGGCTGATACTACGGTCGTCTTGCCGCGGGCGGGTTACGCCAGGCTGCACGTTTACTACCAGGCGCTCGCTGATATCGCGGCCGGCGACTGGCTACTGGTCTGGAACGACGACTGCATTATGCTCACGCCCGGGTGGGACGTGATTATCAGGGCACTGCCGCCGGAAGTCCTCGTCGCTGACGTCCAGTCCCCGCACTCGCCGCTGTGCTGCCTGCCTGCTGTCCGCCGCAGCGCAGTTGAGGCCATCGGCACGTTCAGCTCGGACAACCCGCACATCGATACTTTCTGGCAGGACGTCGCGAACTCCCTCGGGGTGATGCGGGCCGTCCCTGTCCGCGCCAGCGTGGAATCACCGGTTAGCGCCAATTCCCACGGGTTCTACGAGGCGGGGCACCAGGAGCAGATGGCAGCGTACGCGCAAGTTCTCCGGGAGGCACTAGCGTGAAGCCCCTCGTCAGCGTCATCACCCCGACCTGGCAGCGGCACGAGCGGCTGCTGAACCGCTGCGTCCCGTCGGTCCAGGCTCAGGCGTACCCGCGGGTCGAGCACGTTATCGCCTGCGACGGCCAGGACCCGGAGCTGGCGCAGCGTATTGACAAGCTTGCGCAACGGGTTGGGGCCTTCTGCCACCCGGTGACGTTCGTTCACCTGCCTGAGCACGCCCCGGAGCAGCACTGGGGGCACCTGGCGAGGCTAGCCGGGATCGAGGCGGCGAAGGGAGAGTACATCGCCTATGTCGACGACGACGACGCCCTGCGCTCCGATCACGTTGCCAAGCTTGCCGCCTGCCTTGACGCTGACCCGGAGGCTGGCTGGGCGTACTCCGTGATGGAAAGCCACAACAGCTCCGGGGCTACGCAGATCGGCTTCACCCCGCCGTCCTGCGGCCAGATCGGCACCCCGATGATCATGCACCGCCGCGAGACACTACAGCACGGCACCTGGGGGCCCGCCTCTTCCGTTGAGGACTGGGAACTGGTGCAGCGCTGGATGAACGCCGGGGTCAAGCACGTGCACTACACCGGGGTCACCGTAGACGTCTGGCCTTCCGCCTTCCACGAGCATTCATGAGCCGCATGGTAGCGTGACGCCATGAGTACACCTGAGCCTCTTGACGAGCGCCCGGCCGGGGCGGTAGAGATCCGCGGCGGTGACAAGCCCGAGGACTTCATCCCCGGTCCAGGCTTCCGCACCGGCAGCGTTGAAGAGCTGCTCGGTAAGCATGTTCCTTACGCTTCGTGTGACTGCGGCTGCGAGGACGGGTCTGAGTGACCCTCGACGTCTTCACGGCCGCCCAGCAGACGATCCGGCACGTGCAGAAGGAAGAGCACCGCTGGTTCAAGCAGGGCGACCCGACGTCTCCGACGCTGCCCTGGATGCCGTTCCAGCCCGCCGAGTTCCTCTCGATCCTCTTTGAGTGCGTCCCTGAGCTCGCGGGCCGGGAGTTCCTGGACGTCGGGTGCGGCCCCGGCACCAAGATGCGCCTGGCCCGCGACTTCTTCGGTATGGAAACTGACGGTATTGAGATTAACCGCGAGATGGCCGTTGCCGCCGCCCCGCATGCCTCATGCCCGGTAACCACGGGCGATGCGCTGTCTGTCGGCCCCGGTTTCTACAGCGGCTATGACCTGATCTGGCTTTACCGGCCGTTCCGTGACCCGCAGCTGGAGACCCGGCTTGAGGCCCGGGTCATGGACGAGATGAAGCCCGGCGCGATCCTGGCCGGCGCGCACTGGGAGATCTGCCCGGCGGACCACCGGTGGATTCCAGTTTTTGACGACTGGGAGATCCGCCGCGGCGCCTGGATGAAGCCCCGCCCTGTTGACGACGTGCCGCTGCCGTGACCGCGCTCTGGGACCTGCTGCCCCCCGCGATCGTGACGCGGGCTAAGGCGATCGTCGCCGTCATCGGCGTCACCGGGTTCATCGTCGTCAGCTTCTTCCCGTCGCTCGCCACTGATCACTACGTGGCTGCCGCGATCGCCGTGCTCACCGCCCTCGGCGTCTGGGGCGTGCCTAACCAGAATGCTAAGACCGAGCGCCCTGTGGGGTTGCGTCACGCAGACGGCACCCCGTACGTGTACAAGGAGAAGCGGCGGCACGAGCGGTGACTGCCGCGCAAGCGTGGCCGTGGGCGCTGTCGGCAGTGACGCTGCTTAGTGTCTGGGTCATCGGGCTAAAGCGGCACGAGGGCTGGCTGATTGGCCTGGCCGCGGAAGTCTTGTGGGCAGTGTGGTCCGTGCTGTACCACGAATGGGGCTTCCTGGTGTCCGCCGGGGCGTTCAGTGTTATCTACGCCCGAAACTGGTGGCTGTGGCGGTCAACGGCAAGCTGACTGCCACGTGGCAGTTGAACTAGGATTGAACCGATACCCGAGGCCGTAGTCTGCGGAGCCGGGGCGTACCTGACGAAGGATGCCCTGTGACCTCTATCCCGCTGTTTAACCGGCCCGACGAGTGGTTCTGCCCCAACTGCGATGTCACCGATGTCACCGCGCCGCTGCCGCCCGGCCAGTCCCGCTACCACCCCTGCCCCGGCCTGCACGGGCTCAACGCCCCGCTGATCCGCCAGGGCGTGAACGTCAAGGTAGAAGCGCACGAGCGCGAGGACTACCTGAACGGCGACCTTCAGCAGACAGGCGACAACGGCCGTGTCTACATGAACGTTGAGGTCACCCGCGAGGACGGCACGGACGTTACTGTCTTCGCCGGGCTCGCCCGCGCAGAGATGAAGGTGTGAGCCGTGACCTGGACTACCTCAGCGATCTTCCAGCAGGCGGCGCTCAATCCACTGCTCGGTAAGGCCACCGGGTCTACGAACCCCACGACTTTCGGCAGCTGGACGGCTGACACCATCAACGTCGCGCTGTTTCTAACGGGCGCTACCCCGGACAAGACCGCCGCCGTCGGTAGCACGGGTTACAACACGGGTGTCTGGACGACAGGTAACGAGGCCCCGGGCACGGGTGGCTACACGCAGGGCGGAACCGCACTCGCCTCTAAGGCGAACACTATTGACTCGGGTTCGTCTTCGCTGTGCTTCACCGCGGCTAACCCCTCCTGGACTAGTGCCACCATCTCTAGCGTGTTTGGCGACTTGGTCTACGACATCACGATTGCTTCAGCGGGTAGCACTGTCGCCAAGCAGGGGTTCTGCTTCAACTACTTCGGCGGCTCGCAGGGCGTTACGGCGGGGACGTTCACGATTCAGTGGGCTACCCCGCCCAGCGGTGCCGTTACCGCGGTTTTCAACTTCGCTGTCTGACCCTTCCGGCTACCGCCTGAGGGGAGGCCGCCGTGGCCACGCTTACCCGCGTTCAGCACAACAGCATGACGACGACCAGCACCACGGCCACAAACTTCAACACAACCCTTGGTGCCGGGGACACGGTCGGCAACCTGCTGGTAGTCACCATTGTGCTGGGCACCAACGGGCTTACGCTGACAGCCCCCTCTGGCTGGGTTCAGGCGGGTTCCTCGGAGGTCGTTTCCGGGTCTCTCGATACCCGGATCTATTACCTGGTGGTCAGCTCGGGCAGCGTCACTAGCTTCAACTGGAGCTTCGGCGCTACCGCGCACTCATTCGGCTGGACCATCGACGAGTGGAACAGCTCTTCCGGATGGCAGGCTAGCCCGGTAGACAGCACCGCCGGGGCCGTTCACACGTCACCGTCGACTGCGGTCAACTGCGGTACCCCGTCGGCGACGACCCAGGCGTCTGAGCTGTGGCTCGGCGTGCTGTCCTGGGCGAACAGCGGGCAGACGCTGTCGGGTGTGACCGGCGGCTGGTCGACCGGCGATACCGCTACGTTTACCGGCCAGAACACGCAGACGGCGTTCTTCCAGATCGCCACGACGACCGGCACCCCGAGCCTCGCCGCCACCATCAGCGCGTCCACGGTCAACGCGGGCGTTGTCGCCACCTTCATGCCCGTCGCCGGCACCACCGTTAACGCGGGGCTCGCCACGGCCACCGGGCTTGCGCTTCAGGTTCCGTCTAACGCCCGGCTCGCCACCGCTACAGGTACTGCCCTCCAGGTCCCGGCGCCTGCTGGCCTGGCTACGGCTGCCGGCGCTGCGTTCAAGCCGCTGTTCACCGTCCCGGCCCAGCTGGCGACCGCGACCGGCACCGCGCTGCAGGTTCCGTCTAAGGCGGGGCTCGCCCACGGCACCGGCAGTGCCTTCCAGGTTCCGGCCCCGGCTGGCCTTGCGCACGGCGCGGGCAGCGCGTTCACCCTCACCCCGTGGAAGGACACGGTCTTCGCGGGGCTGGCCGCGGGCTTCGCCGAGACGTTCCAGCCGACCCCGCGCATCCTGCGCACCCCGCTGAACCTGGGGGCGGTGCTGACCGAGGTCACGGCAGACGGCTTCCTGCGTGTAGCCACCGCTGATGCTACGTTTACCCTCGCGGACTACGGGGCTACCCTGGCACTAGCTAACTTCGGCGCAAGCCTGACGGGATGGACGATGCAGACGGCCCCGCTGACTCTTAACGAGTTCAACGACGTCACCATCAGTATCACCGTGACGCAGAACGGCAGCCCGCTCAACCTGACCGGCGACACGCTTAACCTGCTGCTGAAGACGGCGCCGAACACCCCGGACTCCAGCGCGCTGATCTTTTCCTCGGCTGGCGGGTCCCCCGCGATCGTCATCACCAACGCAGCTGGCGGCCTCGCTACCGCGATCATCCCGAACACCGACCTCGACGCCGAGACCTACACGTTCTACCGGCTCGACGTGGTCAGCGGCGGCCTGACCAACACCACGCTGTACGGCAGCGTCGTCTGGATCTCGCTATGAGCGCCACCGTCTATTACGACAACCCCGCTGAAGCCGCGGCCGTCGTCCCGGTGACCTTCACGTCACTGGCGGGCGCTGTTACCGACCCGGCCTCGATCAGCTGCGTCATCACTGACCCCACTGGCACGGCAGCGACGTACACCTACCTGGGCAGCGGGCCGAACAACACGATCACCCGCTCGTCTGCAGGCAACTACGCGCTGAGCATCACCGGCCTGGTCCTCGCCGGGCTCTATGTCGGCACCTGGGTGGGCACGGGCAACAACGTCCAGCAGGTCACCCCGACGACCTTCCGGATCGTGCCGCTGTCGGCCGTCGGGACCGGCATGAACCTGTGGTACACCGGCCGCGAGGAGCTCAAGTCCCGGCTGAACATCACCGACAGCAACTCGGACTACGAGATCCAGATCGCCATTCAGGCCGTTACCAACTGGATTAACAATTACTGCGGGCGGCACTTCTACCAGCTGGCCGAGACACGTACCTACGTGCCGACGAACATCTGGGAACTGCCGGTCGACGACCTGGTGTCCACCCCCGCGGTCGCCGCCGCCACCCAGGTCAACCTCGACTACGACGGCGACGGCATCTACGAGGTCGCCTGGGGCAACCCGGCCCCGCCCATCGGCAACGGGCTCAACTACGTGCTGAAGCTCGGCACCCCCGGCGGTTACGAGGACAACTACAACGTCAACAGTGCAGGCGTGCCCCGGCCGTACACCCAGCTGCAGGCCCTCATGTCCGGGCAGGGGCAGAACCCGGCAGGCGGCGGCTGGCTCCCGTTCATCTGGCCCTACACCCACCTCAACCGGGTGCAGGTCGTCGGGACCTGGGGCTGGCCCGTCATCCCGCCAAGCGTCCAGCAGGCGTCCATGCTGCTGTGCACCGACGTGTTCAAATCCAAGGACGCACCCTGGGGTATTGCTGGTACGGCCGAGACCGGGCTGATGCGGGTGACCTCATCACCCTGGGTGGTGGAGCTTTTGCACGATTTTGTAAATACTCGCAGGAAGGTGGGAGTTTTATACTAAGGCTTTGCGTATGCTGTCTTCATGCGCGAGGTCCAGTTGCACGGGAAGGTAGCCGCCGGACGTGTCGCCCGGGTCGACGCCGCTGACTACGAAGAGCTGATGCAGTACCGCTGGCTCGGCTGGGAAAAGCCAGCGAGCGAGTATCGAAGGTCTAACGGGCCCTACGCGTGCCGCCAGTACCGGGTGGACGGCAAGAGCGTGCTGCTGTTCATGCACACGTTTCTCACAGGCTGGAGGCGGACAGACCACATTGATCACGACGGGCTGAACAACCAGCGGTACAACCTGCGCGAGACCACTACGGCTCACAACGAGCACAATTCCCGGGCACGGATCAACACGTACTCCAGGTATAAGGGTGTCACCTGGTCGAAAGCCTCGCGGAAGTGGCAAGCTGGCATCAGAGTAGACGGACACTTGTACTACCTCGGTCAGTTCACTGACGAGAAGGAAGCCGCTCAGGTGTACGACACAGCTGCTATGCGTGAGTTTGGGCCACACGCCGTTTTCAACTTCCCGGAGGGCAAGTGAAGCTACGTGTGCTTGTGCGGCTGGAGGACTGGTGGTGTCACCGGCTGGAGCTCCCGGGTCACCGTCGGTTCTGTGACAAGTTTGACGCCTGGGTCCTAAGCTAAACACATGGGATACGACGGAAAGTACGGCAAGGTCACTACTGAGCACGGTGACATCCCCGACGACGAGCCGGTCATCGTCTTCCGTGCTCAGGACCGGCTGTCCGTCAGCGTGCTCCGGGCCTACTTCGAGCTGTGCAGGGTGGCGGGCAGCCCGCAGCGGCACCTCGCGCTTGTCTCGGGTGCGATCCGGCGGTTTGCCGACTGGCAGGAAGCGCACTCAGGGCAGACGAAGGTCCCGGACAGCGAGCGCAGCAGGGCGTGGATGCCGGAGGTCTGATGGGCAGGTTGCACGGCCGGGCCTGCATTCTGTACTTGACGGACGATGACGGCAGGGTGCTTGAAGTTCCCGTCGGAGACTGGACAATCGATTACGCGGGGTACCCCTCGGTGCCGGTCATGCGGTTTCGAGTCGTAGGGCCATCGGACGGGATCTTTCATGGCGCCCAAGGCGAAGGTGAAGGCTAAAGGGGTCGTTACCCCGAAGAACAACGCCGCCCCGACGGGCCTGCACCTGTCAGCCGCGCAGCGCAAGGCGTACAACGCGACATTCACTGCCTCCGCCACGGCTGGCTTCCAGAAGCTGGCCCTTGCCCAGCGGCGGCAGGCGATCGCGAACGCGGCCCAGGTGCTGCGCAACTCCCGGCTGCAGGCAGCCGCCACCGTCCAGCAGAAGGCCAGCGCCGCGCACCAGGCGGCCCGCACCGCCGCGATCGCCAGGTTCGCCGCTCAGCAGACCTACCGGCAGGGCCGGCTAGCCCACCAGAACGCTGCCCTCCAGGCCCGGCTGTTCGCCGACTACGAGCGGCACATCCAGGTTGCCGCCCGGCTGCAGTTCGCTTACAAGGGCGAGAAGGCGTACGCGCACGAGGCTGTCATGCGGACCCTTACCACTGCTGCGGCTACCAGCATCGAGGAAGCGCTGTTCGCCCGTGCCGCCAAGACCGCGAAGAAGGCGGTCAGCACCGTCGGGAACCCGCAGTCCAGCTCGCCCGCCGCGGTCAACGCCCGGCTCGGCGCCGCGCAGGTCATCGCCAGCGCCAAGGCCGCCGCGCTCGCCGCCGCCCGTGCCACTCCGGCCGGCCGCACCGCCCCCCGCCCTGGGCCCGTCAAGCTGCGGGCTCCCGGCATGTACAAGTGGCGAGGTGACCCGGACGGGTATGACTGCGTTGCCGCGGCGATCATGAACAGTTGCCAGCAGGCCACGGGCTACCGGTTTTCCGATGTCAAGTACATGGTCCTGGCGGCCGAGCTCGGGCAGTGGCCGGAGGGGCCGCCTATCGAGGACGCGCTGAAGTACGTGAAGAACAATTGGGAGATCCTAGGCGCTCCCCGCCTGGTGAGCTACGAGCCGGTTCCGGTGCACGCCCGTGACCACTGCGTTACTGGTTTCGCCACGGAGAACGGGTCGCATGCCGCCCTCATGTCCGGTCCCCGGTACGTCATCAGCTGGGGCCAGCTGCTTCTTCTTGACGACGTGATCCTTCCGGGAACTGAGGTTGAAGAAGCCTGGGCCCTGCTGTGGAAGTAGGCTAGCCGCGTGTCGAACATCACCGTCGTGCGCGAGGCCCTGGCCACCCAGATAGGGCAGCTCGCGTTCCCGGCGCTGCGGTCCCTGCCGGAGATGGAAGGGCAGGTCAACCCGCCGGTCGGGATCGTCATGCTGGGCGCTGCGAACTACGGCACCACCTTGCAGGGCGCGACCGGGTTCCTCGGCGGCGGCGTGACGATCGCCCCGACGGACATCGCCCTTGACTACCTGATCCTGGTAGCCCAGGCGTCGACGGTTGAGCGGTTCGAGGCTGCGCTAGCCGCCTGGCTCGGCTTCGAGAATGACGCGACCGCGGTGTCCGTGCCGGCTGCCGTTGCCGCAGACTCCTCGCTGGGCGGTACTGTCGCCTGGTGCGTCGCGAACTCAGCGGACCGGCCCGGCCCTGTTGAGTGGAACGGCGTGCACTATTTCGGTACCCGCATTCACTTCAGCGTGTCCCTCCAGTAGAAGGAAGTTACGGCCGGCCGAGAGCGCTTCGGTCAACTAGGAGGTGGTGCCGGGGTGGCTCGTATCTTGCTAGTTCACCCGGGTTTAGCCCGGACTTTTCGGTTGCTGACGTCTACCGGGGCTGGGAAAAAGCGCTTCGGAAGCTCGGCCACACGGTCATGGCCTTCAATACCAATGACCGCCTGACTTACTACGGGCACGCCCGGATGCCCGACCACGACAAGCCGGTGTGCGAGGTGTGTGACCAGGTCCCGACGCACCAGGCCCTTGACGGTGACGGCATCAAGCAGCTGGGCATGGACGGCCTGTACAAAGAGCTGTACCTGTTCTGGCCGGACGTGGTGTTCTTCGTCTCCGGGTTCTACATGACCCCGGCGATGCTGCAGGTGATCCGCACCCGGCGGCACAAGATCGTCATGCTGCACACCGAGAGCCCCTACCAAGATGAAGAGCAGATGCAGCGCGGTCAGTTTGCTGACCTGAACCTGCTGAACGACCCGGCGAACCTCGAAGCGTGGAAAGAACTCGACGTCCCCGTTGCCTACATGCCGCACGCTTACGACCCGGACGTGCACTACCCCGACTGGCGCAGCGACCGCTACGAAGCTGACTTCGCCTTCATCGGCACCTTGTTCAAGAGCCGGGCTGAGTTCTTCAGCAAGATGGACTTCACGGGCCTGAACGTCGCGTTCGGCGGGGGTGGCTGGGACATCGCCCTGCACGACTACCCCGAGCTAGTGAACACCGTGGTTGACGTACAGCGGAACACCCGGCTAATCGACTACCTCGCCCACCCGCTAGACTCCTGCGTCGGAAACGACGAAACCGCGGACACCTACCGCAAGACCAGGGTCGGCATTAACTTTTACCGGCGCGAAGGTGAAGACAGCCAGGCGCAAGGCTGGGCGATGGGACCGCGCGAGATCGAGATGGCCGCCTGCGGGCTGTTCTTCCTGCGCGACCCGCGGCCCGAGTCCGACGAGGTGCTCGGGCACATCCTGCCAGCGTTCGGCTCGCCGGAAGAGGCGTCAGAGCTGCTGCACAGCTGGATCGGCTACGGAAACCGCCGGGTGTACGCGGCTGAGCGCGCCTACAACGCGATCGCGGCCCGCACGTTCGGCAACAACGCTCGCGCGGCACTGAACCTGATGGAAGAGGCGGGCATCTTGTGAGCATAGATATTTGCGGGAACCAGTGGGCCGATTCCGCTAACGACGGGCATCACCAGCGTCATGTCTGCGGGGAGGAAACAGACGGCAGTGACCACACGCACGTGTGCGCCTCATGCGGGGGGACGAAGTGATCTGCAAGAGCTGCCGGGACGCTGCGGCGCTGCTGCCTGAGGAAGAAGTTATCTACCAGCACCTTGACGGACGGCCGCAGGAAATGCTGAGCGGTCCCGAAGCGGCCCGGAAGATGCACGCCCAGTGCCCCGAGGTCGTCCGCAGGCAGGCCGGGAACCTGACCGCCGTCGAGCTTGTCGGGTCACCCTGGTGTGAGTGCCAACATATCGTCCCTGTTCTCCGGCCTGCGCTGGCGCCTACACTTAAATAGCAGCAGCCGTGGCCTGATCGCCCCAGGAGCCGGACCAGTCTCATTTTGAGAGGGTTCCGCTTATGGGCCGTATCCATGGCCGTAACGGCATGGTGTACATGTCGATCCTGTCGACCGGCGCCGCGCAGCCGCTGGCGTTCGTTAGCGACTGGACGATGAACTTCACGGTCGCGAAGGTCGACGTCACTGCGCTCGGCGACACCAACCTCGTCTGGGTCGCGGGCCTGCCCGACGCCTCCGGTGACTTCACCGGCTTCATGGACACGGCGACCAGCCAGACCTACCAGTCGGCCGTCGACGGCCAGCCACGCAACTTCTACCTGTACCCGACACTGGTTGCCGTCAACGGCGGCCCTGGCAACTCGACGGTCAGTCCCGGCCAGTACTTCTACGGAACCATCCTTCCTGACTTCAGCGTGTCCGGTGGCGTTGCCGCTGCCGTCACGATGAAGTCGACGTGGAACGCCGCGTCTACCGTGGCGCGGTACCCGGCTAACGGCGTTCCCGGCACGTGACATTAGGACGGCCGCTTTCCAGGCAACGGAAAGCGGCCGTCTGCCGGTCACCTCATGTAGGGCGCCCTCGACAGCTCTGACCCTATATGAGACAGGACTAAACCCATGCCCCCACGCAAGACCCGCCAGGTGGCGCCCGTTACTGACGCGGAAATCGCAGACACTGCGGAAACCCTCAACCCAGCCGTGCCGCAGGACACGGTGCCTGAGGCGTTTAAGCCGAAGCGCGCCCGTGCTGCCCGCCGGGTTCAGTCGGCGACCGGTGACCCGAAGGTCCGGCTGCCTGAGGGCAAGCGCGCCGTCGAGGTCGCGGACGGGGTGCTGACGGCGGCGATCGCCGGGCGCAGCTTCCGGCTGACGGAGACGGTTGGCCTGATGCCGCTGATGGAGTGGGTCGCGGCGTCCGAAGGGGTCGACACCAGCAACGTGCCGACGATGCTCAGCTTCTACCGCGTGCTGCAGGACCTGGTGCATGAAGACGACTGGGTGGCGTTCCGGGGGCACACCCGCGAGCAGAAGTGCGACGACACGGAGCTCATGGCGTTCCAGGCAGCGGCTATGGAAGCGCTCGCCGCGCGCCCTACCAGGCGGCCCGCAACCTCCTGAGGTGGCTGCTCGGGCACTGGGCGAAGGTGAACGGCGACTTCCTGCGGGCTAGCGGGCACGGGCTAGAGGAGCTGGACGTGCGGGAGATGTGCGACGCTGCCTACTCCGCGATCGTGGCGGACGTTGAACGGAACTTCTACGCCCAGGTCGCGGCCGGAGCGCAGTGGAAGGACAGCACGGACCCGCTCGGCGACACCATTGAGCGGCTGGAGGAGCGCCTCGGGCTGCGTGAGGACCCGGAGGCGATCGCCCTGGCGATGCACAAGGCGTTCATGCTGTCCCAGGGCAAGGAGTGGGACGAGACGCCGGTCGGGGCGGGCAGCGGGCAGTGGTGGGACCAGGATGTGGAGTTCAGCGACATGAGCGACCTCGACCAGGAAGCGAAGCGCCGCACCGCCGCCGAAACCAACCGGGGCCTGTTCGCGAAGAACCTGAAGCCGAAGAACCTGAAGCCGAAGGAGACGCTGTGACCTGGACACGCCGTGGCTAACTCGGTCAAGCTCGACCCCGCCGCGATCGAGGACCTGCTGAACTCCCCCGACGGGCCGGTGGGCCTAGTGATCGAGGAGCTGTCGGAGAAGGCCGCTGACATCGCCAAGATCCTCGTCCCGGTGATGAAGCGGCGCAAGTGGAACCCGCTGTACCAGTACGGGCCGCCTGGGGTGACTAGCGCGAGCATCCGGGCATCCGGGTTCCGCTACAACAAGCTCGGCCAGCTGTACTCCGGGGTAAACGTGAATTACGGGCCCACGCTGTTCCTGCAGCGGCCTGCCCGGCAGATCCACAGCCCGCAGTACATGTTCATGTCCCGGGCGCTAGACATCGTCACGGCCCTGGGATAACACCGTAGAGTTATCGCAGCAGCCGCGGCCCGTCACCGGGAGCCGGCCAGTTCATTCAGAGGAAGGGGGCAGGTGGCCCGGCTGCGCACGGCGCTTGTTTGCCTGCTGTTCCTTCCGCGTCGCCCAGCGCACGTTACCCGGCTCGTAGTTCCCGTCGTTGTTGACCCGGTCCAAGGTCAGCTTCGGGTCCGGCTTCAGCCCGATCAACTGCTCGATCTCTGCGGCGAAGGTTCCGAAGTACCGCCACGCCAAGCAAACAGTGATGCCCCTGCCGCCGTAGTTCCGGTAGGCCAGCTGCTTCGGGTTGAAGCAGCGGTTCATCATGCCCGACCAGGTTACGTACAGCGGGTGCGTACGCGTCAGGCCGTGCGTGGTCTTGTCCCGCTTGTTCGCTTCTGCCGTTCGAATGCCGTTGGCAACAGCCTGCGCGCGAACACGCGCTTGCTCTTCCGGGCGCTGTCGAGCCGCCTTGACCGCTGCGCGCTGAGTGCACCAGCACACCTGCGTGCTCCCCTTGAGGAGCTGCGTGATCAGGGTTTCGTAAACGTTTCCGCAGTCGCAGAGCATGCGGGCGTAGCGCTTACGGTTTCGCCTCACCTCCGGCTCAACAACGACAGCTGGGCCGAAGCGCTGGCCTGTACTGACAGTCTGCGTCTCCGTGTCCCCTCTTACCGTATTTCGTCGCCTATCGTACGCGACGACCGAGGCGCTCAGCGCACGGGAGGGGGGTGGTAGGGCGTGGCTAGGTTGATTGGCGACGCATATTTAAATAGTCATCTATCCGCAGACCGACCAGTTCGGCCCGCAGCTAGAGGCCGCCGTCGGCAAGTGGACGAAGTCGCTGCGGCCGAACGTCAACGTCACCCCGCAGCTGGACAAGTCCGGCATCGCTAAGATCGAGGCTGACCTCAAGGCCGCGAAGGCGAACATTGACGCCTACGTCACCTTGTCGGCTGCGTCAGAGGCAAAGGTCCAGGCTCAGCTGGACGCCTTGCACACGAACTTCACCCTCGGCACGAAGATTGACCCGGTAACGCTCGCCGCAGACAAGGCGAGCCTTCAGGCGTACCTCGACCGGAACATCGTTGCAGCCCCGATCAAGACAGCGCTTGACCCGGCATCGCTCGCGGCGTCGAAGGCAAGCATCGAAGCCTACATGTCCGGGATACCAGCCGGCCTGGACTTCAAGCTTGACCCGGTGAAGCTCCTCGGGGTCAAGGCGGGTATCGACCGGTTCCTGTCTTCGAACACGGTGACCATTCCGGTTCAGGCCAATACCACCCAGGCAGTCAGCCGGCTAGAAGGCCTGGAAGCGGACACCTCCGTCCTGCAGACCCGGCTGATGAACCTGCGGGCAGAAGTGAACGACGTCGGCGCTGAGGCGAAGATCGCCGCGCTGCAGGTGCAGGCCGCCGCGTTCGCCAAGACCCTGGCCGGCGCCGGAAAGGGCGCGGACTTCGAGCCGCTGGAAGCCTCGCTGCTCGGCATGCAGTCTTCGTACGCGAAGCTGATCGCCGCCCAGGAGGCCGAGGACGAGGAGATCAAGCGGCAGACCGGTTTCTTCGGGGCGCTCGGGCTAGCCGGGCCCGGCTCGCTGATCCACATCACCGACATCCTGAACGCTTCCCTACCCGCGGTGAAGCTGTTCGGCGGCGCGATCGGTGACATGTACGCGACGATCCGCGGCGGCGACGCCGAGCTGCCGACGGTCGCTAACCACCTGTTCAACCTTGCCAGCTCCGCGCACCTGACCGCTGAGGCGGCGATCGAGTTCACCGCGATCTGGGCTCCGGCAATTATCGCGGTGACCGCGTTCGGCCTGGCCGCTACCCCGACGGTCATCACCATCGGCAAGCAGCTGCAGAACATGAACACCGCGGCCAAGGGCACCGGCCAGGCGTTCGCGTCCCTGGCGACCCAGGGGGAGCACGTCACCGCGGCGGTTAAGCCAGCCGTGCTGGAACTGTTCGGTGAGGGGCTTGAGGCCCTGAAGAACGACTCGGGCACGCTAGGGCCGATCCTGGCTGCCCTGGGCAGCGGGTTCGACCGGCTGGGCGCGCAGGCAGTTGTCGCATTCGGCAGCGGCGGGTCCGGTGGCATCTTCAAGTCCGGCAGCGCCGACGCACTGGCCCTGGCTAACTCGTTTACCGCGCTCGGGTCAATCGCGGGGACGTTTTTCAAGCTGGTCCCCGGGTACGCCGAGATCCTGCTCGGCTTCGGCAATGACGTATTGGGTGCTTCGGCAGACGTGCTCAAGTTCGTCGAGCCGGTACTGAAAATCGGCGTCGCCCTGCACGGCGCCATCTTCTACGGCGGCCTGTTCGGCACCGCTGTTGGCGCAGGACTTAACAAGCTTGTCCCGGTTGCCGCGAGCGTAGCCGGGGGCATCGCTAACCTAGCCGGGAAGTTCGAGCTTCTCGGCGGCGAGTCCGGCAAGCTGGCAACCGGCGCGGCTGATGCGGCAACCGCCCTTGACGGTATCGCCGGCGGCCCGGTCATCGTCGGCCTGGCGCTGCTAGCTGGCGCGGTCGCGGCTGTCGTGCTTTACATGAAGGCGGCTAGCGACTCGGCGGCGGCATTCAACAAGTCGATTCAGTCGACGGTGCAGTCAGCGAGCGTGCTGAACCTGCAGAAAGCGATTACGACCGGGCTGACTGAGACTACGGTCCAGTACACGGCTGCGCTGAAAAACGTCGCGCAGGCAAACAACACAGCAGCTGCCTCCGCCGGGAGCGTTCAGTTCCGGTACTCAGGCGTAACCACCGCGCAGCAGGCGGCTACCACGGCAGCCGGCGAGTACCAGGGCGCGCTGAGCCAGCTGACCACCCAGCAGACGAACGTTAACAGCAACCTCCAGGCGCTAGCCGACACTTTTCACACGACGCTCCCCGGCGCACTCGCCATCGCCAACGGCGCGCAGATTACCAGCAACCAGCTCATGGGCTCCGGTGCGCAGAACATCGCCACCATCAAGGCGCAAGCGGTAGGTTACGCCGATCAGCTGGCCGTGATGACCGCAGGCACCGGCACGCTGAACCAGGCGCTGAACGCGCTGAGCGTCACCCAGTCGGCACAGGTTACTGACGCGCAGAAGCTTGCCCAGGCGTACGCGTCGTGGATCGGGATCGTCACCGGCGGGGACAGCGCGTTCACCTCGTTCGAGCAGTCGCAGCAGACCCTGGTAGACACGCTCGGCGGCAAGGTAACGCCCGCTGTCGTCACGGCGACGACTGCCTCGACTAGGGCCGGGCAGTCCATCACCGCCCTGGGCGGGACCAGTTCGACGGCGAGCTCGTCGCTGACCAAGCTAGCCAAGGGCGGCAGCGACGTCACCACCTCGCTGTCGAACACGGCCAAGGGCGGCCAGGACGTCACTAATTCGCTGGACACCACGACGAGTGCGACGACGAAGGCCGCCAGCGCTGCGGACACCCTGTCGGTCAAGGTCGGGAACATCACCGAGAAGTTCGACCTGGCCGGCGCGGCGATGAACGGCACGTCGGTTGCGTCACTAGCCGCCCGGCAGGCGTTTGACCAGCAGATCGTGTCGGCAACCAGCCTGTACGGCGCCTTGCAGACCATGGCGGCGGCTAGCGGGAATAACGCGACCGCGCAAGTAGCGCTAGCTAAGTCTGGCAAGGACCTGGTCGCGCAGATGCTGCCGCTAGCTGCTGGCAGCAAGGAGGCGACGGCTGAGGTTTACGCCCTGGCGCAGATCGCCGGGTACGCCGGCCCGGACAGCTTCCAGAAGCTCGCCCAGTGGGTCGGCAATACTTCGAACGCCGAGTCTGACCTCAACACGCAGCAGACGATCCTTACGCTGAGCACGGCAAACCTGACCGCGGCGGCGAAGAACCTGGCAACGGCGGTCAGCCAGGAGATCACTCAGGCTGAAGCAGCGGCGATCGCCAAGACCGAGGACTTCAGCAACACCACCCTGAAGCTAGCGCAGGCGTTCCAGGCTAGCGATGACTCGGCGAACTCCGCGGTGACCACTCTGTCCGGCACGTTTTACTCGTCGCTGATCAAGGCCGGAGATCAGACCAAGGACGCCACGCAGCAGGTAAACGCGTTCCTTAGCCAGCTCGGCGCGTCGCCTGAGGTGATCTCCCAGGTAGACGCCAGCCTGGCCAAGCTGCCGGACGGCACCCAGCAGGCTGTCAACGCGATGAAGAGCCTGAACGACGCGTCCCAGGCGAATCTAGCCACCCTGCGGTCGATCCCTGGGACGCTCGCTACTAACACAGCTAGCTACAACGAGCTGTTCAACGCGATCGTCAAGGAAGACCAGGGGCTCGTCAACAACACCAGCCAGGCGGACACGACGAAGGCGGCGTTCATCGCATTCGCCGAGCAGGGCCTGAACCTGACCTCGTCGGCGGCGGCGAAACTGTGGGCGACGCAGAACGCGCAGAACCTGGTCGCGACCGCGTCCAAGGCGAGCACCACGGAGAACGCGTTCATCGCCATGGCCAAGAGCGGCCTGAACCTGTCGACGTCGTCGGCGCAGACCCTGTGGAACACGCTGCGGCTGCAGTACCTGGACACCCTGGTCACCAAGGGCAAGGGAGCGGAGAGCCAGTTCATCGCCCTCGCCAAGAGCGGCCTCGACCTGACCACGTCATCCGCCACGCAGCTGTGGAACACCCTCAAGCAGCAGTACCTGGACACCCTGGCGTCCAAGTCGACTGAGACCGAGAAGTCGTTCGAGGCGACGGCTAAGCAACTCGGGCTAACGAAGACCGCTGCTGACCAGCTGTGGACTTCGATGCACACACTTGCCGCGGGCAGCCCGTACAGCGCGAACGTCAACGCGACGATCAGCGCGACGGGTGAGGTCCAGGCCATCGAGTCGTCTGGCGCCGCGGCGAACATCGTCAACGCGGCACTCGGGGACCTGCACTTTTCCGCAGCGGGCGGTACGGTGCCCGGCGGAGTTCACGGGCAGGACTCGGTGCACGCCGTTCTCGCTCCCGGTGAGCTGGTCATCCCGAGCCAGCACGCGCCCAAGTTCGCCGACATGGCCCGTAAGGCGAGCATCCCCGGGTTCGCGGCCGGCGGTACCGTCGCGGCGGGTATTGACGCGATCGTGCCGACCTCGGTCAAGGACACCGGGCAGTTCGCGACGAGCACGATCGCGGCTTTCGTGAAGAACGTGCAGGGCGCGATGACTGCCCTGCTGGCCGCTCCGGGGAACACCCTCGCGTACGAGCCCGTCGTCCTGAACGTCATGAAGATGCTGGACATCCCGCTGACCGACCTGTCCGCGATCATGCAGCAGATGGCGACAGAGTCCGGGGGTAACCCGCTGGCGGTCAACAACTCGGACAGCAACGCGGCGGCAGGCACCCCGTCCACCGGCCTTTTCCAGGTGATCGCCCCGACGTTCGACGCGTTTGCCGGGCCGTTCCGCAACACGGGGCCGTTCCTGAACGGCGTGTCAGTTAACCCGACCGCCAACACGTACGCAGGCTTGAACTACGCGATTCACCGCTATGGCATCGGCAACCTGACCAGCGTCCTCGGCCAGGGGCACGGCTACTCGTCGGGCGGGATGGTGAACGAGCCTGTCCTCGGGGTGGGCCTGAACTCGGGAACGCCCTACAGCTTTGCCGAGCGGGGCAGTGAGTACGTCGGGCCGATCAGCGGCAACGGAACCTCGAACTCCGGGCTGCCCGGGATGTCGTCGTACCAGGCGAGCACGCTGATCAGCCTCATGCAGCAGCAGAACAAGCTCCTCGCGCAGATGCCGTACAGCCAGGCGCAGGCAATCAACCAGGCGAACGCGACCGGGGTCAGAAGGGGGTATTTCGCGACAAGCGGCTGACCCCTGCGGGCGTTGACTGTGTAGTTCTCGTAGTATCTGTGGCCCGCTGTGAGACTGTAGTATACCTATGGAAACTAAGCGCGTGTAGCTCAGCGGATAGAGCACCTGCCTACGGAGCAGGGTGCCGGGGGTTCGATCCCCTCCACGCGCACTCAACTGCCACGTGGCAGTTAGGAGACCCCTGCTATAGAGTCCTGAGCAGGAGCGCCCGGTAACGCACTGAGGTTGGCCTGAGCAGCACGGAGGACGTGCGTGCCGGCCTACTCAGGCAGCTCCTTCCCGTACTGGATGACGATCCAGGACAACGGCTCTACGGCTAACGCCGGCGCTGTGTCTGAGAACATCCCGGTCACGGTCGGCACCAGCTACACGTTCACCGTCTCTGCTGCCTACTCCGGGTTCTTCTCCGGCGGCGTCAAGCTCACCCTGGAGTGGTTCACCTCCGGCGGGACGCCGATCAGCACGGTGACCGCGACCAGCGGCGCGATGTCTCCCGACGAGATCGTCACCTTTTCTACGGCCTCGACCGCAGCCCCGTCTAGCGCAGCGTTCGCGATCGCCACCGTTGCGCTGAACGGGCTGCCCGGCGAGGCGAACGTGCTGTCGGTCTTCGCGGCGGCCGTCACCCCGGCAGGCTCGGTGCCGGTCAACCTGAACTACGCGTTCACCTGGACGTTCTGGCCGTGGACGCCGTCTAACAGCGCAACCCTCGGCTGGCAGGCCGACCAGTTCCTGCTGAACAACTCCGACTCGCTCACTCTGGCGCACACGATCGAGCTGATGGGCGGCGCCGGCGGTGTCTCCTGCCAGGCGATCCCCGAGCTACTCGACTCTAACGGCGTCGGCCCCCGTTACCGCATTCTCGCGCCCCCGTCGCTGAACTCCGCGGCGTTCGGCTACGAGTCGTCTTACGACCTGAACGCCCCGCAGCCGACCCAGGACGTCGTCGCGTCCATGCTGCTCGACGGCGAGCGCCCCTTCGGTACAAGGGCATCCAACAGGACCATCTCGCTGCCGGTGATCATCTTCGGCACGCTCGCCGGCGGCATGCGCCAGGTTCTGGCGGCCCGCGAGTACCTGATGTCGCTGATCGACCAGCAGACCTGGGAGATCGCCTGGACCCCGGCCGACACCGGTAAGCCGCTGATTTACGACGCGTTCCGGGCGCTGCCGTCCGTCCCGGTCTACGGCATGAACCACTCGGCTGGCGGTGCCGCGAGCAACTCGACGGTCGGCCGGGCGAACTACCCGATCGCGCTGATCACGCTGACGGTCCAGGCGCTGCCCTACGGGCGCTCAGACATCGACGGCGTGCAGACCCTGCCGGTCAGCAACAGCCTGATCAACGCGCCCGTGCCGCCCGGGGCGCAGCTTCTCGACAACTTCTCCGTGGTCACCCCCGGCATGGGCTGGGTGCAAGACGAGTCCAAGTTCGTTCAGGGCGGTACCGCAAGCATTCGCTACGACGCGCCCGTTCCCCTGTCCAGCCCGTACCCGGCGGCTGTCTACGCGGCTGCGCTCAGCTCGCCGGTCAGCATCATGGGGCTGCCTGCAGTATCGGTCTGGCTCGGCCAGGCGTATGACACCCAGTGGCCCGCGGCGCCGACGTTTGCCTCTAACGTCACCCTGGCCTGGACGCTGCTGGACGGCAGCGAGCGCGCCCTGTCATTCTCGACGACTCACAATGCCGCGGCCTGGGGCGCGTCCCCGTCCACTCCCAAATGGACCCTGGTGTCAGCGCCGGTTCCGCAGGGGAACCAGAACTTCTCCTACGGGAACGTCGTCGCCTACTCAGTGCGGCTTACCAACTGGGCCGGCTCGGGCAACACCGGCTTCGTCCGGATGCACGCCTGGCTGAACGACCTGACCGCCAACCCGCAGACCGTCGCCAACCAGGCCAGCCCCCGCGGCATCTTGTACAACCTGTTCTCACTGCCGGGCAGCGCGCGGGCGCCGGTCAACGTGCAGTGCCAGCTGCCCGCTACCGCGCCCGTCGTGCAGGAGATCACCAGTCCCGCGTCAGGCACCTGGATCGTGCCGCCCGCGGTGTACGCGCTGCAGGCTGAGGCGTGGGGCGGCGGCGGCAGCGGCGCTACCGTCAACCAGTCCCGCCCGACGGCAGGCGCAGGCGGCGGCGGCGGTGAGTACGCGGCTGAGTCGCTGCTGGCAGTTGTCCCCGGGACGGCGATCCCCTACAGCCTTGGCGCCGGCGGCACCCCGTCCCAGATTCAGCAGACGGTCATCGACCAGACGGTGCCCGGCCTGCACAACTGGGTCGCCCCGGCGAACGTTACCTCCCTGCTGGTGGAGTGCTTCGGCGGCGGCGCGGCAGGCGCGGCGGGAGCTGGTGGCGGTGGCGCGGGCGGGTACTCGTCCTCGACCCTCACCGTCGTCCCCGGCACCTCTTACCTGATCTCCGTCGGCGCCGGCGGCATGGCGAACACGGGCACCACCTCGGCGGACAACGCTGCCCGCAACGGCGGTGCCTCCTGGTTCGGCGCGTCGACGGCGACCGGCCCGTCTAACGCGCTAGTCGCTGCCTCCGGCGGTACCTCACCGCAAACCGGAACCGCAAGCGGAGGCTCAGGCGGTAACAACGCCGGGTGCCCTGGCACGACGCAGTTCCCCGGTGGCAACGGCGGTCATGCCCCCGGCGGCGGCGGAGGCGGCGGCGGCGGCTGCGGCGGGCACAGTGGTCACGGCGGGCACGGCCGGGCGCCTAACGCCAACGGCAACGGCGCCGCCTGGTGCGGCAACGGCCAGGGCGGTAACGGCAACGGGCAGGGCGGCGGCGGCGGCAACGGCTCGTCCGCGCCCGGTACCCCGTCGGGCGGCAGTTCTCCCGGCGGCGGCGGCGGCGGCGGCTTCTGCGGCTCGTTCTTCCAGTTCGCCGCGCAGGCCGCGCAGGCAACCCCCGGCCAGGCGCAGGTCAACTACATGGGGGCCAACGGCGCCAACGGCATGGTGCAGCTGACCTACGCGATCGGCAACGGAAACCCGGTTAACGGCGGGGCGACCACCTTCGGCTCCAGCGCCACGACGGGCGTCACCGTGACTGCTAACGGCGGCTCCAGCGCAGCGATCAACGCGGCGACGGGCGCGGCGGGCGGTTCCGGCTCGGCGAACACGGTTCACGCGTCCGGGGGTGCGGGCGGGCTGGACACCGGTACCTCGATGGGCAGCTGGATGCTCGGCCCGTCGGTGAGCTCCCTGTTCCAGACGCTGTCCTCGTTCAGCTACACCACGGCGACGCACACCTCGGGCACCGCGGGCAGTTCGTGCGCGCAGGGCGTCGGCATGGTCCTCGTCCAGTCGACTGCGCCGGTGCAGGACCTGACCGTGCAGGACTCGGCGGGCAACGTCTACCTGAACCAGGGGCAGCAGGGCGGCGGCACCGGCGGGGCAACGGGCTGCGTGTACCTGTTCACCGCGCCGCTGGTCTTCCCGATTACCACCGGCACCACCCTGGCCCTGGCCTCGGCGACCGCCCAGCAGTACGGGGCGATCTGGTACGCCTCACCGTGGGCGCTGGACGCCACCGGCTCCAACACCGGGCAGGCCAACGGCACCGGCACCGCGCTGAGCGGCCAGTTCGGCGTAGCCGACAACGTCTCCGCGCAGTACGAGCTCGTCGTCGCCTTCAACGCCACCAGCCAGAGCTTCGGCACCCCGACGTTCGGCGGTAAGCTCTGGTACGCCCCTGGCTCGACGAGCTCACTGACCTCGGGCAGCCTCTCGATGCAGGCGTACGTCGGGCTGAACGAGGGAGGCGGCACCGGAAGCGCTAACGGTGACGCCTTCGCCCTAACGCTGGGCGGCTCGTCGAGCTGGGCGGTGCTGTGCATCCCGATCCTGGCGGCGAGCCAGCAGGCGTACGTACCGCAGCTCGACTGGCGGGCCGGCACCACCCCGGGCACCTCTACTACCTGGGGCACGGACTGCTCAATCTCCGCTGAGGGCATGATCGCGGTGGTCGGCATGGCCGGCTCCGGCAGCGGCATCACCGCAGGCCCGTCGGCTGTCTCTGACCAGGGCGGGAACGCCTACACGATCCAGAGCACCACGCTGCTGCCCGCTAACGGCGGGGTAATGTTCCTGGCGACCGCCCCGGTGACCGCAGCGATGGCGCAGGGCGCGTCCGGTACCGTCAGCTGGGGTCATGCGTCGGGCGCACCCAATTACTGGACGGCCGCGTACTGGATTCCCAACGCAACAGGCCTCGACGGGGTGTCTGCTGTCACCGGCAACAGCGGCACCCCGTCGGGGACGTACGCACCGAACAGCACGAGCCCGATGGCGCTGGCGTTCCTCGGCAACGCGGTCAGTGTTACCGCTGCCTCCGGCATGGCCGCGCCGTGGAACTACCTTGACCTCAACAACCAGAACTACCTGACCGGCCAGACGTGGGCCAGCCAGGTTACCGACCGCACGGCCGTTACCGCCGCGACCACGATGACGTCGGACCCGTGGGGGCTGATGCTGATCGGCTTCGCGATGTCCGTGCGGGCAGCAGGCGGCGGCGCGGCGGGCGGGCCCGGTAACGCGGGGTACCCGTCTACCTTCTACGCGGGCGGCCCCGGGTACTCCGGCGGCGGCAAGGGCGGGCTCGGCGCGCAGTCCCTGAACACCCAGGGCGGCGGCGCCAGCCTGCCCGGAGGCGGCGGCGGCGGGTCGTTCGGCTCGACCACCACCTCGATCGAGGGCGGGCAGGGCGGGCAGGGCGCGGCCAGGCTTACCTATTCTCCGCCGCTCACCCCGTTCAACACGCTGCTCGTGCACCGGCCCGGCACTAACGCGAACCAGAACCTCAACCCGCTGGTGCCCATCCCGTTCTCCGACGTGCCGAATAACACCCAGTACGTCGTCGCCAACGCGGTGCAGCCGAACGTCAACGCGGTGTTCAACTCGACCTACTCGGTGCTGCTAGTCAGCCACACCTGGAACTCCGCGACCCTCGGGGTAGCCCGCACGGTCACCGTGACCATCTCGCAGTTTGAGTACCAGGGCGGCCCGGCCAGCTCGGTGCAGGTCAGCCGGTCGATCGTGCCCGCTACCGACATCGTCAACGGCATCGTCAACATGGGCGACGTCACGTTGCCGATCAAGGACTACGCCAAGTTCAACGACCAGTCGTACTTCACGGTCTCGATCAACGACACCGACCAGTCGGACCGCTACATGGACGTGCTTTTCCTCGATACGACCGGGCAGACTGTCCTGCTGAATATCGACCCGTCGCAGCCGGGCTACAACAGCTACGTCAACTACTACATCGACGAGCCCACCGCCGACCGGGACCTCGGGTTCATCGGCGGCACCACCCAGGACCGGCAGCACAACGTCTCGCTGATGGAGTACACGTTCATCTCCGGCGGCCCGCTGTACATCGGCGCGGGCGACAACCTGCTGCTCACCTACAGTCCAAGTGGGGCGCCCAGTCTAGGGGTATCGTATTCTCCTCGCTGGTACCTAGATAGAATAGTGTGACGGGGGGTACCTGAGTGACCTCGACCCCCCCGAAGCCAAGCCTGCTCAAGTCCACCGCGCTCGCCCAGGCCACGGCGGTGGCCAACCGGCTGAACTCCCTGCTGCCCACGGTGCCGAGTGCCGAGTCGCCGGTCACCGTGTACCAGGCGGGCACCATCGGGGTGGGCGGGCAGCTGAGCGCGCCTACCTCGGTGTTCCCGGTCGGCACCGGCTATTACGGGGTGTGGACGGCGCCGGACCTGAACGACGGCAAGCCGTACACGATGCAGGTGGAGTGCTTCGGCGGCGGCGGCGGCGGCGGGGGCGGGTCCTCCACTTCGGGCGGCGGCGGCGGGGGCGGGGCTGAGTACGCCCGGGAGACCTCGTACCCGGTCAAGCCCGGCGTCAACTACGTCTACGTGGTGGGAGTACCCGGCTCGGCGGGCACGGCGAACAACGACGACAACCAGGGCGCGACCGCGGGCGGCACCGGGGGGCTGACCGTATTTGACATCGCCGGAAGCGGCGTCGCGGGCGGCGTGCAGGCCAACGGGGGCCAGGGCGGGGATGTCGGCAATACCGGCATCGGCGGGAACGGGGGCCTGGGCAGCTTCAACACCACTGAGTTCCAAGGTGGCCCGGGTGGTACCAACCTTCCAGGCGGCGGGGGCGGTTCCGGCGGCCAGGGCGGTACCGACAATCCCATCGCACTGCTGAACGCAGGGCTGCTGAGCTCGCCGCCGGTCGCCTGGTACCTGATGAACGACGCGTCGTCCAACGGGCAGCTGAACGACAACAGCGGCGACGACAACCCGGCTAACCCGGGCAGCTACGGCGGCGGCGGCCTCGCCTACGGGCAGCCGGGAGCCCCGTCCCAGGTCCCCGCGTACGTCAGCCCCGGCAACCCGCCGAGCTCCCCCAACCCGACGACCGCCGGAACCCAGCTGCGGTTCGTCCTCGCCCAGCTGAACCAGCAGTCCGGTTACGCGCTGTGCCCCGGCTTCGCCTTCTCCGGGCACCAGGTCACCGTCTCGGGCTGGGTGACCCCGGACCCGACGGGCACCTGGGGCAACACCGCGACCGGCTCGCGGGCGGTCATCGCCACTAACTGCACGGGGTACGCGAACTCCAGCACCGCGGGCGTCGCCCTGTACTTCAAGAACTCCGGCACCAGCGCTCACCCGAGCTGGACGCTGAACTTCTACTGCGCTAGCTCAGGCTCGCACCAGACGGTCAGCGTCAGCGTCCCGCCGGTCGCGAACACCCCGGTCTACGTGGCGGCCACCTTCAGCTCCGGCGCGATGACCGTGTACGTCAACGGCACCTCGGCGGGCACGGCCACCGCGGGCTTCAGCAGCCTGCCCGGCTTCCCGACGGTGCCGTTCGGCGTGACGCTGGGCGCGGACCCGCGGATCACCACCGACTGGTTCTTCGGCTACATGTCCAACCTGTGGTTCTCGCCCGGCGTGCTGAGCTCAGCGGGCGTGACCCAGGCGTTCAGCGGCTCCGGCGGCAGCTCAACCGAGGGCGGGGCCGGCGGCGGCGCGTCGGGCGGGCCGGCGGCACTCGGCGGCGCCGGGGCGGCAGGCAGCGGGTCGACGGGCGGGGCCGGGGGGACACCCGCTACCCAGCCTGCGACAGACGTCGGCCTGAACACCCCGGCCTCAGCGGGCATCGCGGGCGCGGCGGGTAACGCCGGCAACCCGGGTATCACCGGCGCGGCGGGCGCGGGCGGCGGCGGGGCAGGCAGCTCGACGTCACCCCCGAATATCGTCACCGTCCAGGTGCCGTTCGTCACGGCGGCCTCTTACTGCGGGACGGACGCGACCGGCGGCAGCGCGGGCACGGTGTACAACCCGGTCATCCAGGGCGCCACCGGGCGGCTGTTCACCGGCGGCCAGTCGCAGGACGCGGCATCGGGCTCCAAGAACTCTCTGCTGGTCCTGCCGCCCAGCCTGGCGGCCAGCCTGCAGCCGGGCAGCTTCACCGTGCTCCGGGTGACCCTGACGGTAACCAGCGCTAACCCGCAGGCGGCGCAGAACGCGCTGATGCAGGTCGGCTGGGCGGCCGACACGTTCCTGCCGATCACCTACGACGCGAGTGACACCGCGGGCTCGGCGGGCGTGGTGGAGATCCCGGCCGGGGCGTTCACCGTCACCGCGGACCTGACCGAGTCTCAGCTGGGCGCGTTCCTGCAAAACGGCGGCGCTAAGGCGCTGGTTCTCGGCCCTGGCCCCAGCCCGACCTTCGCCGCTTACAACTCCGACACCGCGGCTGACTTCTACACGGCTGTCTACGGGCCGGGCGCGGTAGACAGCGCGGGCAACAGCCTGGCCCCGTTCCTTACGGTCACCTACGCGCAGTCGACGACCGTGCAGCAGGGGTCGCCCGGCGGCGCGGGCGCGGTGCTGCTGACCTTCCTCAACCAGGCGCAGACACTGGTCGGCAACTGGACCGCCGCGGACGGCATCAACGCCTCCGGCGGCCAGCTCACTGAGACGACGGTCGTACTCGGCTCGACCTTGCAGGACGCTGCCCGGATGAACGCGATCCGCGAGCAGGTCAGGGCTGAGGTCAAGGCGGAGAACCGCGCGATGATCAGGGAGGCGATGGCCCGGCTCGGCTCGGTTCCGGGGGCGCCGGGCACCCTGCTCGGCTACACGGCGGGCATGACCACGGTTACCCAGACGACGCCGGGTACCTACACGTTCACCGTGCCTTCTGACGTCACCTCGCTGAGCGTCGCCTGCTGGGGCGCGGGCGCGGGCGCTACCGGGGGCAGCACCAGCCAGGGGCAGGGCGGCGGCGGCGGCGGCGCGTACGCGGGCGAGCCGAACTACAACGCCGCCCCGGGTGACGTGCTCACTTACATTGTCGGGGCGGGCGGCGCCGGGGACCACGTCGGGTCGAATAATTCGCCGGACGGCGGGTTCAGCGCGTTCGACACCCTTAACATCGACGGTCCCGGGGTCCTGGCTAACGGCGGCCAGCATTACAGCAGCAGCCGCAACTTCGGGCCCGGCGGCACGACCTCGGGCAACACCGTCAGCTTCGCCGGCGGCAACGGCGGCCCGCTGAACTCCGGGCAGAACAACGGCTCCGGCGGCGGCGGCTCGGCGGGCGCGGGCGGTAACGGCGGCGGCGGCAACTCGGGTGTCACCGGCGGCCACGCGGGCTCGGGCGGCGGCGCGGCGGGCGGCGCGGGGTCTACTAACGGCAGCGGCTCAGGCGGCAGTGCGCCGGGTGCGGGCGGCGGCGGCGCCAGCCAGGGCACCAGTGCGTTCACCGGCGGCTCGGGCGCTAACGGCAAGGTCGTCATTACCTACGTCTCGTCCACCGCGCTGGCGACCTCGATCGCGACGGCCTCAGGCAGTGACGCGGCGGGCAACCCGTACCCGACCGGCATCGGCACGACTGAGCTCGCGGTGAGCGGCACCACCACGACGGCGAACCAGATGGTCAGCAACACCACCACGACCAACGTGCTCGCCGTCACCACCAACGCCACCGTCGGCGGCAACCACACCGTCACCGGCAACGTCGCGGTCGGCGGCGTCATCACCGGCCCGTCGGGCGGCACCCTGGAGTCCAGCAGCGGCGTGCACGTAGCCGGCGCCACCCTGATAGACGGCGGCCTGACCGTCAGCAGCACCGGGGCGAGCATCAGCGGCGGCACCGACACCGACTCGCTGACGGTCAGCGGCGGCTCGACAACTGAGCTCGCCGCCGGCCTGCACGCGGGCGGTGCCATCCTGGCTGACGGCGGGCTGACCAGCACGACCATCGTCACCGCCAACGGCTCCGGTACCAGCGAGTACACCGGCGGCATTCACGCGGGCGGTGCCGTCCAGGCCGACGGGGGCTTCATCGGGCCGGCCATCCCGGGGTTCCCGGTTTCCATGGGCGTGACCATCGGCACTGTGTCCGGCTCCGGCTCCAACGTGATTGCTACCGGCGGGCTCGTCAACCTGCTCAACGCCATCAACTCGGCACTGACTTAGGAGGCGGCATGGCCTTTGAGAAGCTCGACGCCACCCTGCTGTGCACGTGGGCACCCCCGCTGCCGCGCCGCGCGTTTCCTATTCAGGCGGCCGGGGTGACCAGTGACGGGATCAGCCTGGGCGGGGTGGCGGTCAACGGGCAGCGGTACGGGTACTTCCTGCTGAACACCAGCCAGTGGCCGGTGAGCGCGAGCCTGAACCTGCCGCCGGTGAACGTGGGGGAGCGGTTCCAGCTGTGCACCGCCGCCTCCGGGTCAACGTTCCCGCCGATGCCCGCGTTCGCCACCGGGCAGGCGCTGCCCGCGTCCCTGGTCTCCGGGTCCGGCAGCGGCAGCAGCGCCCCGGCGCCCGACCTGTTTGACGTCTTCCTGATGTTCAACACGGAGTACGTCAAGAAGGACCCGACGCTGTGCTCCGTGGTTTCCACCCGGCAGAACTCAGCGAACTCCTGGTACGTGTACTACTCGCCGTACAACCCGACGGTGACGGTGACGCCGAACAAGGACGGGTTCGTCACGGTACCGGAGCTGTCGAACCCGAAGTGGCTCGGCCAGGCGGGGCACGTCGCCGGCCTGAACTACACCTACGCGATCCCGGGCGGCCCGGACCAGCTGACCTGCCTGCTGCAGGTTGAGCCGAACTACCGGACCGACGCGATCAACCCGGGACGGGTGGTCACCGCGCACCGCGGCGGCTCCTGCATCTGGGAGGGCACCCTGACCGAGCCGACCCCGTCCCCGACCGGCTGGCAGCTGACCGCCAACGGCTGCGGTACCTACGGCAGCAACTTCAGCGCCTGGTGGCAGCTGAGCTACCCGGACTCCTGGTCGGTGGACGGCCCGATTGACCTGGCGATCGCCCGCGGGCTGCGCTGGACGAACCTCGGGCTGAATAACCCGGGCGGCATCTACCTCGGGCCGGTGCAGAACCCGGGGTCGCTGACCATGACTGACTTCATGAACCTGCTGTGCACCGGCGGGGCGCTGTCCTGGCAGCTGGTGCAGCCGCCGTCAGCGAGCTCGTTCCCGCCGGGCCCGTGGGTGATCGACCTGTTCCCGCTGCCGACTGACACCTCAGGCAACCCGATTGCGTCGGCGCCGAGCAACGTCTTGTCCTCCCAGCTGTTCACCTTTAACCGGTGGTCCCGGTCAGACCTGTCGTCCACCTTGTCCCGGCGACCGCCGGACCTGTACGTCGTCAACACGAACCCGATCGGCCGGACGATCACTGCCGACATCAACACGATCGTGATCTACTACCAGGTCACGGCGGATACCACCGCGACCAGCACCGACGCGGCCGTCGCGGCGACCTACGGCACCACGTTCGCGGACATCCCCGCCTCCGTCGCGATGCACGGGCGGCTGGAGTACTTCCTGGACGTCAGCTCAGCCGGGGTGATGACCCAGCCGCAGGCCGCGGCAATCGGGCAGAACGTGCTGAGCAAGTACGTGCGGGCGAACTTCTCCGGCAGCTTCACCGTGCAGCCGGGACAGCTGCTGAACGTCGGCGGCTTCCCTGTTGACCTCGGCTGCAACTGGGGCGGTTACATGGCCTCGGTGCAGGTGGAGAACTTCGCGGCCGGCGGCGAGGTCGGCTTCGCGCCGATGACGTTTCAGATCGGGGAGTACGCCTTCGACGACGACACCCAGACGGCAACGGTTACCCCGTACCAGAACGCGCGGAACGACCTGGCGAGCGTTGTTGCGCAGCTTTATCCCGGGAAGTTTTCCTGAAACTTTAACTGAGAACGTGCTAGCTTCAAGGCATGCCCGCACCTCGAAAGCACCCTGACCCGGAGCTTGGTACGAAGTTCGGCTACGGAACTGTGCTCGCTCTCGTTACTTTTAAGCGCACGACGAACCGGCAAACCTGGGAACGCGGGGCTGTCCTTGGGTGTGACTGCGGGAACGAGTACCTCGCTGATTTGTCCGCCCTGTACCGCGGTAGCCGAAAATCCTGCGGGTGCAAGCGCAAGAAGAGAGGCTTCGTCGCTACGCCGGGATACGCGGGCCACGCTCTCTACTACACCTGGCACGGCATGATGGACCGCTGCTACAACCCTGACGTCAGGAACTACAGGTGGTACGGAGGCCGAGGTATAACAGTCTGCTGTGAATGGCAGGGCCTGGAGGGTCTTCGCAACTTCGTTGTCTACGTCACCTGCGTTCTCGGGCCACGACCTACTGGATGCACGCTCGATCGGATTGACAACGCCTGTGGGTACGAGCCGGGTAACGTGCGCTGGGCGACAAGAGCTGAACAAGAAGAGAACAAACGCCTGTGGTGGGAAGACAGCACGACAGTTCGACAGCGCACAGAGAGGTGGAGGAAGAGCATGGGTTACGGAAGCTGAGTTCCTGACGGGCGTTCCTGCACTGGTTTTCGTGTCTCACATGGCCCGTCGGGATGACCTTAGTCGCCTGAAATCTTTGCGTCTTGCATACTGTTAGGTAGGTCCTGAGGCCGTATGCGGAGCCAGGTTCTCGCCGGAGCGAATGACGAGGGAGAGCCGTGCCAGGGACCGAGGACAACCCCGTGCTGGGCCCGGTGCCTCAGCAGAAGCGCGGCCTGACCCGCCGGGAGAAGCTGTTCGCGGGCGCGATGATCTTGCTGTTCGTGGTGCTGAGCGCAGGCACCCTGATCAGCCAGCAGCTGCAGCAGAGCAGCTTCGAGACGACGATCACGACCAACCACAACGCGAACCTCCAGCGCCAGGCAGCGCAGTCCGCCGCGATTGAGGCGAAGCTGTGCAAGACCCTGAAGCCGCTGGTCCCCCTGGCGAAGCTGAGGGCGCCTGCTGGTGACCCGGCGAGCAACCCGTCGCGTGCGTTCGAGCAGCAGCTTGTCATCAGGCTTGCCCCGCTCGCCCAGCTCGGGTCCGACATCGGGTGCCCGTGAACCCAGCGTGGGTTGCTGCGATTGTAGCCCTCGCCGGGATTGTCGCAACGGCCGTCGGCTGGCTGCTGCGCAAGTCTTACCATGCCTTCCGGACAATCGAGGCGTTTCGCGAGGACTGGAACGGCGTCCCGGCTGACGTTAACCACGTGGCCCGCCCGGGTGTCTTGCAGCGGGTGAACATGATGGAGCAGACCGTTGACGGCCTGGCGGTCCAGCTGTCTGACGTGCAGGGTCAGGTGCACCTCAACAGCGGGCACTCGATGCGCGACGAGGTGCAGCGGATCGAGGCCGCGGTTGAGATGCTGACCGGCAAGATGGATGACGTGCAGAACACTGTGGACGTGCTGAAGGCCCGCCCCTAGGCGATTTCCCATTGGCGCGCGTTCATGGTTTGGCCTGGGGGCGGGCCTGACTGCCACGTGGCAGTTAGCAGACGCAGGAAAGGCTGTGCACGGTGCAGCCCCGGTTTACGCAGTACGAGCAGATAAGGCACATCGTGCAGCCGCGCCGGCGAGAACGCCGCATACGAGAGGTCACTGCTTTCCTTCCTCCGGCTTCGCGTGACGGGCCGGGGGCGTTTCCTGCTTGGCCGCACGCTTCCGCCGGGCTTCCTCCCGGTCCCGGCGAACAGAGTCGGCGTGCTTGATCCGGCCGCCTGCCTGCCTGCCGAGCTTGCGGGCCAGGTTCTCCAGGGCCCGCTTGACCGCGATCGCGGTGCCGGTCTCCGGGTCGTACTCGTCGGCGTTGTCCCGCTTGGACCAGCCGGTCGCCGTCATGATCGCCGGCCCGTACCCGTCAGCAGACAGGGTTGCCCGTGCCACAGTCGCGTGCGGGTCGGTGAGAACCTGCACCTGTACGAGAACCGACTCAGGAACGCCCGCCTGGACAGGAAAAGGCACAGGCACGGGCGGGTACGACGGCAGCTGGTACTGACCCTGCGGGGCCATCGGGGCGAAGATGCCCGGCTGTTGTTTCTTTGGCTTGTTCACACTTGTCACTTTCGTTTCGAGCAGGGGCATTCCGGGCAGCGGCACGTGCACGGCGGCAGGCACACGCAGGGAGAGTACGTATAGACAGGGCCGCTGCCGCCCGCCCCCGAGCGCACGTTCACCGGGACTTGGTCACAGCACTTGTCGTCGTCCACTACTTGCCCGCTGAGGCCGTCGGGATGACGATGCCCGACCCGCTGCCGGGCCAGCAGGAGCCGCCTGCCGGGACTGTGATCTGCCCGGCAGCCCAGGCGCTCATGCACTGCTGCACGAGGACCAGCGGGTTGTTGGCCAGGTTCTGCTCAAGCAGCTTGTTAGCTGCCGCCTGGGCAGATGCCGTCTTCTCTGCCTCGGTGGCAACGACTGTCTTGGCTGCCTGGTTGGTGGCCGCGTTGATCTGGTTCTGCACGGTGGTGTCGTAGGTCAGGGGCTTGAGGTTGAGGGTCGCGATGTTGATGTCACTGCCGACCCGTCCCTTCAGCGCTGTCTCGATCAGGCCACCTAGCTGGACTGTGCTCGGATTAGTCGGGCTGCCGGCCTTCGCGCCTGTGGCAAGCGGGGTGATCGGGTCGTACCCGTCGAGCACGGTGTTGGTGGCGGCGTTCAGCTCCGGGTCTAGCAACCCGCTCTGCAGGCCGGCTGTCGTCTTGTAGTTCGCGAAGATGTCGTCGGCCGCAGGGACGGCAGCGTTCCACCGAACCTGGACCGTTGCCTGCGCGGTCTGGCCGCCGGCAATGCGGACTGTGAACGTCTCGTCGGTCAGCTGGTAGCTGTCGTCGATGGTGGTGACGTTGTCCCAGGGCGCAGTCAGGTCGGGCCCTGGACCCTCGTGCCCGGCAAGCGCGCCGAACGACGTGACGATCCCGATGTCCCGGGTGCCGACGATGTTGAACGAGCTGACAAACACCAGCAGGCAGGTGAAGGCGGCGCAGGAGACAGCGAGGCCGAATGCCCAGGCATGCACGAGAGCGCCATCGGCCAGGCCACCGCGGGACGTCCTCTTGCCCTTCTCCGAGTGGCTGAGCCGCGCTAGAACAGCGAAGCCGACTGTGAACGCCGCGACGATGATCGCGAAGGTGAAAATTCCTGACACGCAGGACTCACTTCCTGTTTTCGGGGGTGTGCATGCCTGATCTTAACTTACGTCGCACAGTAGGTATTCCGTTACCTCCGCTGGAATGTCGGGGTCCCTCGCTAAGCTGGCCGCATGACAAGTGTGGACAGGGCAATCGCCGACGCGCTGACTGCCGAGTACCAGGGGCGGACCCAGCTGACCGGCCAGCCTGAGGTCGTCATCGTGGACGTACCGCCGGAGAGCAAGCTAGAGCAGCTGCTGTGCCTGGAGGAGAAGCTGCGCAGCGCGCACGAGGCGGCCGACGCCAACTGGGACGAGTGGAAGAAGGCGGTCAGCGGCGAGCTCGGCAGGCTGTACCCCGGTGAGGCCGCCCCGACCAAGGCATTCGAGATCACCGGCGGCCCGATGTGGAAGGCGCTGACGGTCAGCTGGCGCAACGGCAAGGAGTACCTGCCGACCACCCTGATCAAGCAGCACATCCCGCAGGTGTGGAACGCGTTCAAGAAGACGTCCGCGGGATACTGGGACATCAGGCGAAAGGGCAAGCGGTGAGCCTGTCTAACGTCTGGGCCGAGGATCTCGACGACGTGTCCCTGACCTTCCTGTACCGCATCCTGAACCGGATGATCGAGAACGGGCACAGGGGGCTTGAATCAAAAAGCGAGCAGGACATCGCATGGGCGGTCAAGCATGAGTACGAGGAGCGGGCTGCGCTACCAGACACGCGGGTGTTCTAGATGGGCCTGGCATCGGAGTTCATGGCCTCAGCACCGCGCTCTCCTAATGCCAGCGACGCGTGGGCAGAGCGGTACGGCGGGGAGCTGCGCGGGATCGTCACCCGGTACGCCGCGCGGATGCCCCGGTCCGTGCAGAAGCACCTCGGCCCCTCGGAGCTCGGGCACGAGTGCCTGTCTGGCGACACCGAGGTAGTGACCCGTTACGGTCTCCGTCAGATCTCGGAGCTGGCGGGCGCTGAGCCCGAACTGCTCGTGCCGATGCGGTACGAGGGAAGCGAGATCCGGAAGCACTGGGGCAGGTTCCAGCAGGTTCCTGTCACCTGCTTCGGTGAGCGTGAGCTGCTTAAAGTCACACTGCGCCGGAATCAGGCAACGAAAGTCATCCACGCGACGGCAGACCATCACTGGTTCCGTTCGTACTGGTCGGGCAAGGTCAAGAAGCAGGAACGCCTTGCCACGACTGAGCTGAGACCAGGGCACAAGCTCACGCAGCTCCGCCGGGCGATGCCACGGACGACCGCGCTGATGCCTGTCGCCGTTGCGCAGGGGTTCGTGTTCGGTGACGGTACGAAGGGCAGCAGTGACAGCAAGCATCGGGCCGCCGTCCTGAGCCTGTACCAGAACGGCAAGGACGAGGCGATGCTGCGCTTCTTCCCGGGCGAGCACAAGCAGTACAAGGACTCCGGTCACGCGCATACCTACATCCGGAACCTGCCTCGTTACTGGAAGGAGCTTCCTCCTGTCGATGAGTCTTGCTCGTTCCTGGTCAGCTGGCTGGCCGGCTACTTCGCTGCCGACGGTTCAGTGGGCGCTGATGACGGGCACTGCTCGATCTCGTCCGCCGACTGGGCGCACCTGGATTTCGTGCGCAGCGTCGCTGCTGTCTGCGGAATCGGGTACGGGCAGGTTACGACTGGGCTGCGCATCGGGATCAGCGGGAGCAAGCCCGCGGCAAAAGCAACTCCGCTGTACCGGCTCAGCCTCCGGCGCAGAGACCTGCCTGCGTGGTTCTTCCTGGTCGAGGAGCACCGTCGCCGGGCAGAAACTGCTAACGCTACCGCTGAGCGTGATCCACACTGGCTGGTCGAGTCTGTCGAACCGACGGGCCGCGTTGAGCCGGTGTACTGCGCGACGGTTGAAGGCGCTCACGCTTTCGGCCTTGCCGATGACCTGATGACAGGCAACTGCGACCGCCAGGTAGTGGCGAAGATGTCGGGCAGCCCAGTTACTAATCACGTGGCGGACCCGTGGGCGTCGATCATGGGCACGGCCGGGCACGCGTTCGTCGCGGACGCATTCGACTGGGACAACAAGCACAACAACTACCTGCGCTGGCTGACTGAGGCACGGGTTACCCCCGACCCCGGTCCCGACCCGCACCCCGGCACCGCTGACCTGTATGACACCTACAGCCGCTGCGTGATCGACCACAAGTTCCAGGGTGACTCCACCCGGGGCAGGCTGAAGTCCAAGGGCCCGCCGCGGCACTACTACGTGCAGCTGCTGCTCTACCGGCAGGGCTACCTGAACCTGGGGCTGCCCGTCGAGCGGGTGGTGATCGTCAGCTGGCCGCGAACGAAGTCGACACTGGACGACATGTACGTGTGGTCGCACGTGCCGGTCCCGGAGGACGACCTGCTGGTGCGCGACGTGCTGGCGGCGACGGGGTTCCGGCAGTACCTCGCTGCCCTGGTGCGCGCCGGGCAGTTCGACCTGATGGACGTTCCCGCTGTGCCGGAAGATAACGAGTGCTATTTTTGCGGTCTCTACCGGCCCCAGTCGGCCCATGACGGCAAGTACGGCTGCGCGGGGACGCTGATGAAGGAGAAGTGATGGGGTCTGTCACCTGCCTGCGCGGGTGCCCGTACTACGTTAAGGAGAACGGCGTCTGGGTGTGCGGCGTGTGCAGGACCCTGAGGTAGGAGGCGCGGTGTACCACGCGGAGCTGAACATGAACGAGGCCCGGCGCCGCGTGGTGCTGTCCACCGTCGGGGACACCGTCGCCGGGGACGTCTTCTACCTGGTTTCCGACCCGGCGGAAGTCTGGCTGCGGGTCTACCCGGCGGCGCACGAGTACCCGTTCGTGAAGTTCGGGGTCGACGTGTGGCACTCGGTCGAGACCCTCGGCGACCTGCGGGAGCGGGTCATCATCATCCACAACACCAAGGAGAGCAGCACGTGACTCAGCAGGGATACCGGCACCGGATCGTCATCCAGGACCGGTCAGGAAGCATGGGCCAGATCCTCGAAGGCGCGCAGAGCGGCCTGGACGAGTTCATCGCCGGCGAGGCGAAGCTGCCGGGCAAGGTGACGGTCAGCCTGTGGGACTTCGATACTGAGATCCGCTGCGTGCACTCGCTGGCGGAGGCGGTCCTCGGGTACAAGATCGAGCCGCGCGGCGGAACTGCGATGTACGACGCGATCGGCGACGCGGTGACCGAAGAGGGCCGGAAGCTCGCGGCCCTGCCCGAGGACGAGCGGCCGGAAGACGTCACGATGATCATCGCGTCCGACGGGCTGGAGAACCGCTCCGTGAATTACACCGGCCAACAGGTGAGGGAAATGCTGGAGCACCAGCAGGGCTACTACAAGTGGCGGGTCATCTACATGGGCTGCAACCAGGACGCGCTGAAGGAAGGCGCGAAGATGGGCACCCAGTCGGGGCTGACGGTGAACACGGCTGGCACCAACTCCGGCGCTTCCAGGGGCTGGAAGATGTCATCGGACTACATGAGCCGGGTTCCCGTTGCCTCGGCGGCCTCCGGTCAGAGCGTCTTCTTCACCCCGAAGGAGCGGGCGCTTGGCGAGTCTGCCGAAGAGGCTGGCCCCGAGGAGGAGTAGCTGCTAGGTTGGCACGCACGGAGCACCTGAACCGAACACCGACAGGCGTAACGTACGACGCTCAAAGTGACAGGTCAGGCAAAAGCTCCCAGGCGGAGGCAGTGTCCCCAGCGGGCACAGAATTCCCAGCTGACTCATTAACAGGCCTAACAGCCGGGGTCAGCCAGGGCTCAGGAAGTCCTCCAGGGCCAGGGTAGTTAGGGGCGGCGTCACAGCCAGGTACAAGGCGCCGGCGCCGCCCCGCACAAGGATCAATGCTCACGGACCATGGACAAGCTCAGTTCTCACGGACCAAGGACAAAGGATCTTGACTCAGCAGCCTTACCAGCAGCAGCAGGGATACCCCGGGCAGCCGAATTACGCTCCCGCCCCGGGGTACCCTCCTGCTCAGCCCGGTTACGCCGTTCAGCCGTACCAGCAGCAGCCTCCCCCTCAGCAGTACTACAGCCCGCAGCCCGCTCCGACCGGGTACCAGCCCCAGCAGCCGGGTTACCCGCCGCAGAACGGCTACGGCCAGCCGCCCCAGCCCCCGCAGCCCGAACTGCCGCGCGGCAGCCTCAAGGACTACGTTGACCAGCCCGCGGGCGGCTTCGGCCCGTCGCTCGCGTTCCCCCAGGCGGGCACCCAGTACTGGTGCACCGTCGCGCGGAACGTCGGCGACGCGGACATCAAGCCGCAGACTGACATGATCACCGGCGAGGTGCGGACGTTCCCGGACGGCCGGGTCAAGTGGATGATGTGCGTCCCGGTGCTGATGCAGCCGTCCCCGCAGTACCCGGAGGGCATCGCCACCTGGTACGTGAAGGGCAACGACCGCGCCGAGATGACCCGCGCGATGGAAGCGGCCGGCGTCGGGATCGACCCAGCGACCGGCACCCTGTTCCCGCCGCGCGCCGGCGACACCTTCCACGTGCACTTCACCCACGAGTCGGCCAGCAGCGGCAAGGGCCGGAACCCGACGAAGGTCAAGCGGGTCACCTACACGATGGGCAACGGCGAGGCCCCGCCCCCGCAGGTCGTGCAGGGCCAGGTCATTCAGGCGTACCAGCAGGCGACGGGTCAGCAGATGCCCGGGGCCTTCAGCCAGCCGACGATGCAGATGGCCCAGCCTGCCCTTGCGCAGCCGCAGAACCCGACGCAGCAGCTCCCGCCTGTTCTGCAGGGTTACAACCCCCAGCCGGGCTTCGCCTTTCAGCAGCCGCAGCTCTCGTACCCGCAGAACCCGCCGCAGCAGCCTCAGTACCAGCAGCCTCAGGTTCAGAACAGCATGCAGGGCGCTCCTGTTCCCCAGAACGGTTACCAGCAGCCCGACTCTGCACTGGCGTACCAGCAGGCGACGGGCCAGCAGATGCAGCCTCAGCAGCCGGGCCCGTACGGTCAGCCGAACGCGGACTGGAACCCGTACGCGCAGCAGCCTCAGCCTCCCCAGCAGCAGTTCGACCCGGCTCAGGCTCAGCAGTTCCAGCAGCAGTACCAGCAGCCGGCGTTCCCTACGCCTGCGCCGCCTGTCCCGGGTGGTCCCCCTTCGGGTCCTGCTCAGCCCTCGGGTGCGCCGTCCCCTTCTAGTCCCCCGCCTGGCTGGCCAGCTGACGTGCCGTTCATGGAGGGGCTGACCCCGGAGATGGCCCGGGTCGCGGCGTCGGTGAAGTACCCGGGCACGCAGATGCCCCCTCAGCAGTAGCGAAACGGGCAGCGGAATGCTCTGGCCGTGCCGTATGTTACGTATGGCGTCGGCCGGAGCATTCTGGCGTCTACTGACTGACAAGGAAACGCGTGAACGACGAAGACTACGACTGGATGGCTGGCCCTGCCACCGTCCCCCTTGAGCCTGTCCGCTCAGCCCCGCCGTGGGAGCTAGCGACGCTCACCGATACCCCCGTCGTGCCGGGCTGGCACACCGACACCATGACGATGGCCGCCCCGGGCGACCTGAAGGAGAACGACGATGATACTGCTGCCCGTCGGAGTGACGATCGCGGTCTACTCCGTGCTCGTGCTCGGGCTCGCCGCTCGCAGGTTCGCCCGGTGGACGCGCCGGATGTGGGCACCCGTACCCTGACGGTTATCGTCCCGGCGTATAACGAGGCGGCCGGGCTGCCGGAGACGCTGACCTCGGTGATGCGCCAGACCGAGGCGGCTGACCGGGTCCTGGTGGTTGACGACGGCAGCAGTGACGGCACCGCCGAGGTCGCCCTGGCCTACGGGGCTGAGGTACTGCGCCGGGACCAGTCGTCGGGCAGCAAGTCAGCAGCACTCAACTACGGGCTGCTGGAGTGCGACACCGACCTGGTGCTGAACGTGGACGGCGACACGGTTATCGCCGACAACTACGTCAAGCTGGTTAAAGCGGCATTCGCCGACCCGATGGTCGCCGTCGCCGCCGGGTCAGTCGGGGTGTGGAACCCCAAGGGCATCCTGCAGCGCGGGCGCCAGGCGGAGTACCTGCTTAGCTTCCACCTGTTCCGGCCGGTTCAGAACGCCTGGGGATCGCCCTTGGTGTGCTCGGGCGCGGCATGCGCCTACGACCGTGAGCCATTGGCTGCCGCGGGCGGGTTCCCGGATGACACCGTCGGGGAGGACATGGACTACACCTGGCGGATGATGCTCGCCGGGCGCAAGGCGGTGTACGTCGCCGGGGCTGAGTGCTACGCCATCGACCCGAAGACGACCGCGCAGCTGCGCACCCAGTTGTGGCGGTGGATGTCCGGCTACTTCCAGTGCCTGCGACTGCACTGGCGGGAGATCCTCCGGCACAAGAAGCTGCTGGGCTTGCTGGCGGTGCTGTCCGTCATGGACCTGCTCAGCCTCCCGCTGTGGCTAGCGACCCCGTTCGCGGTAACCGGCAGCGGGCGGGAGATCGCCGAGACGGCACTGCTCTCGCTGGTCGGCACCGACCTGCTGATCTCACTGCCTGTCGTCCTAGTCGGCGCGGCCCGGCGCAAGATCAGCATCTGGTGGACGCTAGCGAGCTTCCCGTGCATCTGGGTGCTGCGGGCGTTCAACGCCTACTACTTCACCAAGGCAATGATCTGGGAGCTGGCCCTCGTCCCGTGCGAGTGGAAGACCAGCCTGTCCGTCTTCAAGAAAGGCCACGCGTAAACATGAAGTACACAATCACCGTCCTGCAAGACGACATCGACAAGGGCGTACCCAGCAGTGCCAGAAAGTGCGCTATCGCCCTCGCCGCTAAGCGCGAGCTGTTCGTTGACGACCTCTGCGTCAACGGCCTGGGCATCGAAACCCCCACAGAACGCGGCAGGCTGCCCTCCGAAGCTCGGGCCTTCATCCCGAAGTTCGACCAGAAGCTGCCCGTCGAGCCGTTCAAGTTCGAGATCGACATGGGGCCCAAGCCCCCGGTTATGGCGTATCAGGGGCAAGATCCGTACTACAACGATTACCAGAAGCTTGTCGATTACCAGAAGCTTGTCGTAGGCGGCTTCGACACGCTCAAGTACGAGCCGTTCACGTTCGACGCGTTCGACGCGATCCAGGACGACTACGCCAAGCACACCGAGCCGTTCCAGCCCAAGTACACCGCGCACGCCTCGAACGAGTACGTCAACGACATGATCCCGTCGTTCGCGCCGGGTGGCCCGGTCCAGGTCCAAGGGGGCACAGCGTGAAACTTCTCCTACGGCGCCTGACCGTGCTCACGCTCGCCGCGGTTCTCGTCGCCGGGCTCGGTTCCCTGGTGGCCTGGAAGCTCGGCAAGTTCAGCGGCACCCCGGTTACCGCTTCTGCCAGCGCCGCTAGCGTCTTCAGCCAGCAGGCGTACCTTGCCAGTAGTAACTGGCAGCAGGGTACGGCTCTTAGCAACGCGAGTGCGGTGCCGCCGGACGGCAAGTGGCCGGTTACCCTGCCGAAGGTCGCCAAGGGCCTGCCGGTGCTGGACAACAGCTGCTCGAACGGCTACGTCACGTTCACGTTCGACGACGGGCCGGACCAGTACACGCTGCCGCTGGCGGCGGAGCTGCTGGCGGAGCACGTCCCGGCGGTGTTCTTCGAGATCGGCGACAAGGTGGCGGAGAACCCGGGCATCACGAGGCTGCTGGCGAAGAACCACTTCGTGATCGGGAACCACACCTACAACCACGAGGACCTGACCGGGGCCGCGAACAAGACCAAGCCGCTGACCGCTGCCCAGGTAGCGACGGAGCTGACCCGGGCAACCGCGGCGATCGTCACGGCCGGGGCACCGGTTCCTACCCTGTGGCGGCCTCCGTACGGTGACGTCAACACAGCGTACGCCGCGGTCGCGAAGAGCCTCGGCTTGCGGCTGGTGATGTCCTGGTCAAACGACGGGACGATCATCGACAACGAGGACTGGACGAACGCCCCGGCGGCGAAGATCGTCAGCAGTGTCACCCGCTCAGCCGTGCCCCTGCGCAACGGGGTGATCGTCGCCGGCCACGACGGCATCGGGAACACGGTGAACACCGTCAAGGCGATACCGGAGATCGTCGCGTTCATGAACAGGCACCACCTGTGCGCCACCGCTAAGGTTCGCCCGGACGCAACCGGCGCGGTGCTCACCGGGGGCACGGCGCCTACGGGTAACGCCGGCGGCTGAGGTCAGCAGAAGGCGAATGCTCGCCCTGGTGGCGGGTGCGGCAGTGAGTACAGTACTGAGAAGCGACGACTCCTGGAGGAGCAGCATGCCCCGCACCCGTCACCCGCATCCACGGCCGAACCCGCACCCGGGGCCGCACCCCCACCCGCATCCTCAGCCGAAGCCGCCCGTCCCCCCGGTTACCCCGCCCCCGGTGCCGCCGACTCCTCCTGCCGGGCAGTACCTGTGGAACCCGTCGTTCGCCGGGGCGGCCGGGACGCTGCCGAGCACCGCGGACTGGAATTTCATCACCGGGGCGGGCGCGGAGGTCGGCGGGAACAACGAGACCGAGACCTACGTCAAGTCAGCCAGCAACTCTTACCTGGACGGCAACGGGAACCTGGTTCTCGCGGTCACCAAGGGGCTGAACAGCGCCCGGCTGACCAGTAAGTTCAGTGTCGGGCCGGGTACCTCCTGGGAAGCCGAGATCACGCTGGACAACGTGCAGGGCTGCTGGCCGGCGTTCTGGTTCATGAGCACGACGGCCGGGCCGTACCCGAAGAACTGGTGCGAGGTCGACGTCTGCGAGAGCTACGGCGAGGGCATCGTTGACAGCACCGTCTGGAACGGCAACGCCAGCACCGGCGTGTCAGACTCCCAGTGGGCGACGGACAGCAAGCCGCACGTCTTCCGGATGGACAACGCGGGCACCTCGATCTCGGTGTACCGCGACAACGTCCTGGTGAACACGGCGAGCGCGAAGAACTGCTCACCGTGGCTGTACGGCAACGCCGAGCTGTTCTGCATCCTGAACATCGCCACCGACGGCACCGGGACGCAGAACGTCAACCCCAACCCGGCGGACCTGCCGTCCACGATGACCGTCGGGTACGTCCGCGCCTTCGAGATGGCGTAGCCGGGGCCATACCGCTGGCTAAGCACACCCGTGTCAACGCCCCGCTCCCCGCTACTCCTAGGAGATCTCATGCTCAAGAAACTGCTCGCCGTCGCTACCGCGGCGCCCCTCGTAGCGCTCGGCGTTCAGGTGACTGCCAGCGCCGCGGTCAGGCCGAAGCCGCTGCTCGTGTGCACGGCTACCGTCTCGAGTCAGCACCCGGTGGACTACAGCACGGTTGTCACGACTGTACGCGTCGGGGCTGCCGGGATAAAGACGGCGGTGACGGCTAATTACAAGACCGTGCGCACCACCATGACGGGCGTCTCTGTCCTTCAGCCTGTCGGTGACATGCGTTTTGCGTACCTCGCGCACGCCCCGTTCAAGATCAGCGACGCCAAGCCGGGCTACAAGGTACAGGTGAACGCGGTGGTGAGCCGTCCGGGGTGGCGCTCGGGTAGCTGCTCGACCTGGTTCATCCCGCAGGCGAAGCCGAAGCGCTAACTGCCGCGTGGCAGTCACAGACGGGTCCGGGCAGGCTCCTACCGCAGGACCACTGGAAGCCCGGACCGGCACGTAAGGCGACGGCCGTCTCTGGCAGCGGGGCGGCCGTCGCCGCGCTAGGAAGGAACAGGATGACCAAGGAAGAGATGATCGCCGCGATGGCGGAGCTGATCGCCGGGCTGCAGGTGCCGATGTCGATGTCGATGCCGCTCGGCGCGGCGAAGGACCCGTGGACGAGGCTGCACCGGGGGCTGCACGGCTTCGGGTGGGCGACAGCGGAGGACTACGAGCACGCGATCAGGGCCGTGCTCATGACGAGGTAACGGGCGCATCCGTAGCGGGCTAATGAAGGAACGAAAAACCAGAGAGGGCACGCCCTGCTACGGGTGCACCCAGGGGCGCCAGGCGAACACGCCCTCGATCGCCAGGCAGGCCAGGGCGGCGCTGACGATGGCGAGGTCGTGGTCACCCTTGATCCATGACACGATCGCCGCAATGACAAACAGCACGAACGCAGCAACACCGAACATGACGGGCACCTTTCTATAGGTTCCCCTCAGCTACCCACAGGAAGAGGATCACATGCAAGCCACGGAGAACGAGGTTATCGAGCAGCAGTGGGTGCAGGACATGCCGATGGCGATCCGGGTCAAGAAGAACCTGGTCGGGGCCGCCGCGTCCCAGGGGCTGGTGATCGGCATCGTGCCGGACGGGGACAACAAGACCCGCGGGTTCTTCGTCACCATTGAGCGGCCCGCCCGTGTCTGAGCCGACGTGCGACTACTGCTCTCAGGGCGCCAACGACAAAGGCCCGGTCCGGCTGTACGACGGCGGCTTCACCCACGCGCACGCCGAGTGCTACAAGAAGGCGAAGGGGCGCGCGTGAGCCGGCCGAACTCCCGGCTGACCCGGGTGCGCAGGCGCCTGGTGAAGCTTCTGGACCCGTGGCCGCCGGTACACGAGGCGTGGTGCATCGGCTGCGCGCAGAACGGCGGGCGCACCCTGGTGCTCGGCGCGAACGCAGTTTACGATCACGTTGCCCTGCACACGAGCTGCAAAGAGGTCGTGAGGGTCAGGGTGCAGACCCCGGCTCAGGAGGAAGCGTGAACGACCGGCTGACCGAGAACCTGGATGACCAGGTCTGGTATGCGATAAAGCTGATCAAGGAGCACGAGTACACCGACGGCGAGCACCATAAGCAGTGGGTGCTCAACCAGGTGCTGCTGCTCCTGACCGGCGGGGCCGAGCACCTGGAAGACGAGGGGACCATCCCGTGAAGACAGCCGACGAGCACGGAGAGCGTTCCTGCGACGAGACGGTCGCCCTGCTCGACAACCCCAGCGAGCCTGAATTCGCCGTCGTCCTGCGCTGCAACGCGCTGTACCACACGCCGTACGCCGACTGCCCGGCAGAGCACTACGACCCGGACTACAGGCTCGCCTGGCGTTCAGCTGGCGGGAAGGTGTAAGTGACCACTGTCTTCGGGGAGCTTGACCCGACGGGGGAGTTCATCCTCGTCACGGTGGTGGGCGGCGGGGATCATGAGCGGGCCCAGTGCGCGGCGCTGCTGCAGGCCATGACCCCCGCCATCAACCCGACGGCGAACCCGGAGGTGATCGCGGTCCCGCTGTCCTGGTCGGCGGTCACCCAGCTGGCGCACGACTTCACCGGGGAGCCTGCGTGGGACGGGCGGCCGGGGCTAGCCTGGACCCCGGGAGAGCAGCTGTGCAAGTGGCTGCTGGCGGAGATCATCCGCCGCTCGTGCGACGGGGACTGGGTCGGTGAGTGGCCGAAGCGGGAGCCGATGGCGCACCAGCGGGCGGGCGGGATCGCCGTCGGGATGAACGGGCGGTTCCTGTTCGTCGACGACATGGGCACAGGTAAGGGCGGCTGCTACCTGATGGGCCTGGCCGGGCTGGAGGCACGTAACCGGAACCCGTGGCCCGCGCTGTTCGTCTGCCCGGCCAGCGTGGTGGACACCATCCTGGAGGAGGTCCCGTTCTGGTACCCCGACTGGAAGGCGGTCGCTTACCGCGGCACCGGGCGGCAGAAGTACCTGAAGTCGAACGCGCGCATCCTGGTGATGGGGTACGAGACGATGCGCAACGACACCGGGGACTCAGCTAAGCCGGGGCCGCTGCTGAAGCTGAACGCGGGCACGCTGATCGGCGACGAGTGCCACATGCTCTGCAATTACGACAGCCTGCAGTCGCGCAAGTTCCGGCTGCTGGCTAAGCACGTGCGGAACGTGGTCCCCGGGTCGGGCACGCCGATCACCGTGAACGCGGCGGGCTTCTGGCCGGTGCTGAACTCGATGTACCCGGGCAGCTACCCGAGCCGGGACCGGTACAAGAAGTACTACTGCATAGGGCGCAAGGCGCAGTACGGCAACGGGGACCGGGAGGTCACCGGGATCAACCCGCTGCGCGACAAGCAGTTCCGGGCCGAGATGCAGGGGGTGTTCCGCCGGGTCGCCCTTGAAGACGTGTGGGACATGCCGCCGAAGTCCTACCAGGTGCGGTACGTGGAGATCCCGGCTGCCTGGCGGGCTGCGTACAACCAGATGGAAGAGGACATGCTGGCGGAGCTGCCCGACCAGATGACCCCGCTGGAGGCGAACGTCGCGGTGGTGAAGATGATGCGGCTGCGGCAGCTGGCCTGCTCGGCGTGCGACGTCGAGGTCACCCGGGAGATCGAGATGAACCTGCGGTCACCGAAGTACGGTACCGAGGTGGCGCGCACTAAGGTCACCTTGAAGGAGCCGTGCTGGAAGGGCGCCGCACTGGTTTCGCTGCTCGACGAGCTGCACCAGGCTGAGGGCGAGCACGACGAGCTCGGCAGGCAGTACGGGCACACCGTCGGGTCGCGTCCGGTACTCGCGTTCGCCGAGTCATCTCAGCTAGTCAGGGTGGCCGGGGCGATGGCGGAGAAGAAGGGGTACACCGTCGGGTACTTCGACGGGGACGTGAAGAACAAGGACCGGACTGCGGCCCGGCTCGCGTTCCAGGACAATAAACTCGACCTGCTGTGCGTTACGACAGGGGCGGGCGGTGTCGGGCTGAACCTAACTGCGGCCGGCGACGTGGCGTTCCTGGCTAACCCGTGGGGGTACGTGCCCCGGGTGCAGTCCGAGCGGCGGGCATGGCGCCGCGGGCAGGACAAGCCGGTGATGATCTACGACTTCGTTACCAAGGACAGCGTTGAGAGCCGGGTGGCGGCGCGGCTGCGGGAGAAGGCAGTGAACTTGGCGGATTTGGTGCAAGATCGCCGGATCGCGGAAGAGTTCTTGGGGGGCAACAAGCACTAGGAGAAACGGAGAGCGGATGACCGGCAGAAGGCAGAGCGCTGTCAGCGTGCCCGAGGACACCTTGCTGATCCTGGCGCTGGACGCGCTGGTGCGGTACCGGGCGCGGGAGCTGAGCCTTCCGTCGGACTCCCTGTTCTCCACCCTGGTGGACCGGCTGGGCGGTGACGCTGATGCCGAGTAAGAAGGGCAAGGGCAGGCACCGGCAGCACGTGTACCGCAGGCCGTCGCCGTCGGGCGGCAACCGGAGGCTGTGGGGGTCGCACCGGTGCCCGGACTGCGGGAAGTGGTGCTACAAGAGCCGGGACGACGCGGAGGCCTCGGTGCGGATGCTGCACCCGGGGGCGACGGTGCACTACTACCTGTGCGCCGGCTGGTGGCACTACACGTCGATGACCGCGGAGCAGGTTGAGAACCTGAAGGACCGCCGGTTCGCTAAGGGCGACGACGGGGAAGCGGAAGAAACTGTCGCCTAGGCTTGTTATCATCAGTCGCATGCAACGACACGAGAAGACAACCATGGCCTGGGGCGAGCCACCCTGCACCTGCACCCCCGGGAACGTCGTCAACGGCCACCAGACCTGGATCATCGACCCGGCCTGCCCTGAGCACGGCAGCGGCAACAGCTAGAAGGAGGCCCGCGTGAAAACATGGGTGAGGCTCCTGTTCCTGCTGCTCACCGGGAGCATCGCGTTCTTCATGCTCGCCCACCCGAACCTGCAGTACACCTACTGGAGCGGGATTGCCGCCGTCCCCGTCGGGTTGTGCCTCGCCCTGGCCCTGGGCGGAGACGAGTGCGCCGCAAACGCCAGGCGGCTGGTGAAGGAGCGCAAGCAGAAGGCGGTCCGGGACCGCGCTGAGCAGACCATGCTTGAGTGGGGCAAGCGGTACGGGCCGTCCGTCGTCACCCCGGTGCGCAAGCCCGAGGCACTGCCCGTGTCGATCGCGCCTTCAGCAACCGGCAGTCCTGTCATCGGCGGCAGCATGTCCTCGGACGAGTTCGCCTGGCAGGTCGCCAGGGCAGCCGAAGAATCGTACGTGCCCGAGGGGTCGGCGGAGCTGCTGCAGAACCTGATGGAGGCGCTGCGCGACCAGGCGGCCGAGGCGGTCAAGGGCAGTCACTGGGAGATGAACGCCGAGTGGGCGGCCGAGGTGAAGAAGCTGAAGGTGATCGACGGCAACCGGGAACCGCTGTGGAAGGTGCGCACCCGGGTCATGCCCGCGGGCTACCCGAGTGCGTACCTGCTCGGCTTCCCGGTCCGGGTCAGCGACGAGTACGGGGCGCCAAGCCTGGAGGGACCGTGAAGAAGTACTGCCGGCGGTGGACAGCCCGGCGAGCAGGGTGCCGGCAGCCGAAGTACCACCCGTCGATGTGCCCGTGCATCTCACCGGAGACCCGGTTGCGCGCCGCGTCGGCCCCGAGGAGGAAGCTGCGGTGACCCCCGGCAGAAAGTGCAGCTGCGGGTGCCCGCCGTGCCGCCGGGGCGAGCACCTCCTCTGCCCGGACGGGCACTCCGGCGGGTGCCACGTTTACTGCGCCTCCTGTGCGAGCAGCGGCTCTACCATGGACTATGCCCCTGATGTATCACCCGGTGCGCTTGTTCCGGCTGTCGTGCGGCTGCCTGCGCGGCTACCCGATGATGCCGGCCGGGGTTCAGCACACGGTGCTGTGCATTACCTGCCGGGTTACTGTCCTGACGACCGCGGTGTACCCGGAGCGGCGCTGCGGCGTATCGGGGTGGGCGCGGTTCGCCGGGGTGCGGCTGCGGGTGGCCTGCACCCGGCGGCGCGGGGCGTGCGTGACCGGGCTGCACCTGGACGAGTACGCGGCGGCGGTTCCCGTTGCCTTCACCGTGACCGGGTTGCCGAAGCTGGCGCGCAGCCGCGAGGGAAAGACAGGACGAGCGTGAACCTTGAAGACCTGGCAGAGCATGAGCGCGGGGACTGGGACGAGCACACGTGACCGGGTTCACCATCGAGGACGCGAGGCAGGTGCAGCGTGACCTTGAGCTCGGGGACGTGCACGTGGCGTACGTCGACCCGGATGAAGGCTTCGTGCTCGCGCACACGAACCTCGGGCGGTCACTGATCGCGCAGGGCTATGACCTGGAGTGGTGCGAGATTCACCACTGGCTAGCCCGGGAGCCCACGATGCTTGGCTACATCGAGGTGTGGGGCGGCTGCTTCCCGCGACCTGGCTGGTACAAGATCAGCGGGCTACACAAAGCTGAGGGGCTGGCACTGTGACTGGCCCGGTCACCACGCAGCCCGGCTGGTGCGAGAACTTCGCGATGCACCTGTGGGCGCTGTACGACACCCGCGGTCAGGTGGTCGCCCAGGCTACGGCGGAGCTGCTCGCGCTGGGTCCGGCGGTAGAGGAGATACTGGAGGCCCGGTTCGGCGTCCCGTTCCCGAAGGAGGAGCCGTGGCAAGGCAGCTGAGGATGCTCGCCGGCTGCGAGATGTCCGGCCGGGTGCGGGACGCGTTCGCAGCGCGCAACTGGGAGGCGTGGTCTGCGGACATCCTGCCGTCGGAGATTCCCCCGCAGCGGGGGTACACCGCGGGCGAGAGCCGGTACCTGAGCCTGCCGGGCGCCCGGGGCTGCCACTACCAAGGCGACTGCCGGGACCTGTTCGACTGGTACCACCCGGTAAACGCTGAGCGTCGGCGGCAAGAGCTGACGATGCGCGAGGCCCCGCCGCTGTGGAACCTGTTCATCGGCTTCCCGCCGTGCACGGACCTGTCGCTGGCCGGCGCGCGCTGGTGGAAGGCTAAGCGGGAGCCCCGGTACGACGAGAACTTCGAGGAGATCTGGTCCGTCCAGGACGAGGCCGCGGCGTTCTTCATGCGAATGATTGACGCCCCGGCGGCGCACGTCGCGGTGGAGAACCCGCGCGGGGACATGAACCGCCGCTACCGGCCGCCCGACCAGACCGTGCAGCCGTTTTACTTCGGGGACCCGGTCGCCAAGCAGACCGGCTTGTGGCTGGAGGGACTGCCGCTGCTGCTCGCCGACAACCCGGTGGACCCGGGGGCGAACCGGGTGGCGACCGGCGGGGGCAGCTGGAAGAACGACATCAAGAACGGGCGCAAGTCGGTCAGCACGGAGGACAGTGAGGGCCGGGCCCGCCGGGATATCGTCCGCTCCCGCACGTCGCTAGAGGTAGCACGGGCAATGGCAGATCAGTGGGGCAGCTACATCGAGGAGGAGCATGGCAACCAAGGACGTTGAGGTAAAGGTCGTTGTGACCGTGCGTGACAGTGAGGACCCGGACGTCGTGGCGAACCGCATATGGGCGGCACTAGACGATCACTTCGCCTGGGGTATCAAGAAGGTAGAGCTCGCGTGATCGACAGTGCCGTGGGGTGCGACCCCGGCCCGGCTACCGGACTGGCGTTTCTCGACTACGAGGACGGGCGGCTCGTCGGGCGCAGTCTTCTCCAGGTCGTCGGGGCGGACGCGCCGGTCGTGCTGCGCGGCATGCTGGTCGCTTACTACAGCGATGACTTCAGCACCGGCCCGCGGGTCGGTCGTCGCGTCGGGTCGGTGGAGAAGTTCGTCACCGGGGCGAGCGCCGGGTCGCGGGGGAAGAACGCGGACGTCACCCGGCAGCTGGTGATGGAGCTCACCGAGGTGCTGCAAGAGTTCGGCTACACGGTAGCGATCCGCCCCGCCGCGGACGTCAAGCCGTGGGCAAACAACAAGCGGCTGGTGGCCGCAGGGATCGTCAGCTCGGAGAAGGCGATGCACGGCGACATGGGGCACAGCTACGACGGGGCCCGGCACTGCCTGTACGGCGCCAAGGAAGCCGGGATCATCCGGGACCCGCTGATCAGGAGGACGGCGTGAGCAAGTGCGAACACAACTGGAGTGACTGGACGGTCTGGTTCTTCTACGGGTCAGGCCTGGACATCCGCGAGCGGTTCTGCCGCAACGACAAGTGCTCCGTCTGGTCTGACTACGAACAGCGCCCGCACGAGCACGACTACGCCCCCGTTCCCGACCCGTTCGCCCCGATCGGCACCGGGCTGACCCTGCAGATCTGCACGATCTGCCACGACGTGAAGAGCTAGAAGGAGAAGCATGGCGCACAAGCACGAGCACACCACTTTCCTAGGCAGGTTTTACGATATGGCGCGGCAGAAGTGGTACAAGAACTGGCAGTGCGCCTGCGGTGACGAGAAGCAGGAATGGGAGAACTGATGGCCGGGCTACCCCCCATGAGTACCTGCTCGTACTGCCACCAGGACTACCCGACCGTCGGGATCAGCCGGCACGAGGCCGCGTGCCCCGACAACCCGGCGAACAAGTTATGAGTAACGACGACACCCGGTGCCCGTGGTGCAAGGGCTTCTACCCGACCACAGAAATCGAGGCCCATAAGCGGACGTGCAGCTTCAACCCGGCTAACAAGTGACTGATGGCCCCGGAACCCTGTGACGACCCGGCCGGGCACACCTGGGTAGACAGTGAGACGTACTGCGAGGTCTGCGAGTCCCACCCTGCTGTTTACTGCCGGACCTGCTCGGAAATCGTCGACCTGATCTGGGACGCTGACCCGAGGGAGGCGTGATGTCCTTTTCAGTGCTCGTGAAGACCACCCCGCACATGCTCGGCTCCTACTCCTACGAGCTGGTCAGCCGGGAGGCGGCCGAGGTGTTCGTGCAGCGGTCCGACGTGTGGTGGTGGTGCTTCCCGGTGGAGGAGGACACCCTGGACGGCAGCAGCTGGCGCAAGGGCGGGGCGTGGGCCGGGGCTGAGCACATCGCGGACGCCATCGGGGTCAAGCCTTCCGGGCCGGCTCCTGCCGAGGCTTACCCGTTGCCCGGCAAGTTTCAGCGGGAGGTTGCAGACAGTATCCCGATGGAGGCCTACCTAGCCGACGCGAAGAAGTACGAAGACAACGAGGAGGACGACGATGACCGCTGGTAGCACCGAGCATGAAGACAAGTTTTACTGTGACGTGTGCCAGGGCTGGTTCCCGAAAGGCGAGTTCAGGGAGCACTACCACAATGACAACCGGTGGCAGGCCGTGCGCTCCTAAGATCCGGTTCAACGACGAGCTCGGCGCACGGATAGCGCTGCTGCGGACCGGGAGCAGGAAGCAGCGGCGCAAGAGGAACGAGACCCGGGTGTACCGGTGCGAGCTCTGCCGCGGGTGGCACCTGACCAGCCAGCCGAAGAGGGGGAAGACGTGACTGCAGACCGGAAGATCCAGTGGTGCCGCCGGTGTCATCACGCGATCACGCTGCTCGGCGGCACGACCCAGGGCTGGGGGCACGTCAGCGACGACGACTGGGCGGGCCCGCAGGGCGAGTGCCAGTGCACCTGGGACCTGACCCCGTGCTCACCCGGACTGCCCGCAACCAGGGGACGGCTGGCAACCCGTACCCCGACGCCGATGGGCGGCCTCACCGTTAACTACGTCCTCTACGACGAGGCGCCTGTCTGCATCCTGAACATCGCCACCGACGGCACCCTCACCGGTACGTTTGAAATGGAGCTCACCGAGTACGGCAAGGCGTGGGTCGCCGCGGAGATCCTGAAACTGAAACTGGCTGACCCGCCAGCATAGACTTGCCTCATGAGCATCACCCTGGCCTTCGATGCCACGCACCTGTTCATCGGCCAGCTGCCACGTGGCAGTCAGGCGTGCGGGTACGACACCGGCAGCAACGGGGTGGCCTGGACGGCCGCGGACTGGGCGGCGCACCCGGGCGCGGTGCACATCGACCAGGACGTGCACGCTAGCGACTTCACCGCGGACGTGCTTGACTGCGAGAAGGGGGCAGTGCCTGTCGGGTCGGGACTGATCCCCCTGTGGGCTGAGTCTGCGCAGCATAACTTCCGGCTAGCCGTCCGGCCTGGCCAGCGGATGCCGGCGATCTACTGCTCAGCCTCCAACGTGACCGCGAACGTCAACGCGCTGGTGCGCGGCGGGATCAAGGGCGGCGTCGGGCTGTGGGTAGCCAGCTGGGGGATCGGGCAGAACGCTGCGGTCGCTGACGTGCTGGCTGGCACGGGCCCGTTCCCGGTCATCGGCGTCCAGTTCTCGGACCTCGGTGACATCGACGCCGACGTGTTCAGCGACGCCTGGCTGGCGAACACCTCCCGGGTGCCGGTGCCGGCGCCGGCGTGGACGTACGGGCCGGTGCGCGGGCTGCAGGTGGCCTCCGTCGGGCCCAGCTCGGTCAAGGTGAGCTTCAGCGCCCCGTCGGTGACCGTCCCCGCGGGCGTGGTGAACCCGGTCGGGATCGGCCGCTACGAGATCGCCGTCACCTTGGAGGGCAGCCCGGTCGACCTGAGTACCTACCCGCGGTTCCGGGTTAAGCGGCCTAACCCGCAAGCTGAGCAGGTTGGCAGCCTCCCGCCGGGCACCGAGCTGACCGCCTGGGTACGAGCCTGGTCGACTGACCCCGGCGACTCGCACGCGGGCCCGTGGGCAACGGTTAACTTCGAGACGAAGACCGCATGACCTGGAACCCGGACCCCGGTTACGTGCTGATCTTGTCCGTTGTGTTCGCCGCGGCTGCCGCGACTGTCGCCCTGATGGTGCTGGGCGTTATCTGAGCCCCGTCCGCGAATTGAACGCGGGACCTCTTTCTTACCAAGAAAGCGCTCTTCCACTGAGCTAACGGGGCGGGCAAGCGGGGCGCTCTGACCTTGGCGCGCGCAGAGAGGTTGGCCCCGCTTACGCTAGCGTTCTACCCGCTGGGTACCGCAGCACGGGCACCGGCCTGACCCGTCGGTACTACGGCAGGTGCACCCGCAGCACCCGGGCCCGTAGTTGCCGTGCGTGCACCCGCAGTTCTTGCATACGGGATCACTCACGCTCTTCCTCCGGGTTTTAGCATTCGAGGTGGCAGTCGTTGCTGTGCATGCCGCAGTGATCGAACCGCTTCGCCCCGCGGGCCTTGCACTCTGCGCAGCCGCACTTGCACGACCCCTTATAGGGGCAGCTGCCGTTGCTCCCGCTTATCTCTCTCACGTTTTCCTCCTGAAAAGTTGGTGGGCCCCCGCCAATTCCCATGACGGGGGCCCGATGTCACCGGGGGACTTGAACCCCCAACTTCAGTCTCCAGAGGACTGCGCGCTTCCGATTGCGCCAGGTGTCGGTTGGTGCCCTCATGATCGTTGAGGGACAGCAGCTCTTGCGAGGGGTAACGCTCTGCCGACTGAGCTAAGGGACCATGCTGGAGGTCCCTCGGGGGGTCGAACCCCGGACCTTTACCTTGCACTGCTGACCTCGCGGGGAGGGCCTCACGGCTAACGGCTCGAAGGACAAGGAGCTTCCGGCTTATCAGCACGGCTCCCGGCTAACGGCATCTGCTAGGTCCTTACACCAGTAACACTACCCGACACCGGGCGCAAAGGCAAACCCGGCTCACGAGGCGCTCCGTCAGTGGGCGACGTCTTCACCATGGCCTCGTGAGCCGGGCCTGGTTAGTCCTCGGTGTCGATGAACAGCGTGCCGGTCTCCTCGTCCCAGGACAGTCCCTGGATGTTCGTCCACCGCCCGGCCACGTTGACCATGACGTGGGAGAGGGGCCCTGAAGCGTGGCTAACCGCCTGGTCAATCTCCAGCAGCAGCTCGTCGGGACTCACGGCGCGGTCAGCCAGCCGAAGATGTCGGCGCCCTCGTTCAGCGGGGTGACCGTCGCCGAGTTCGCCTCCTCGCGGGCCATCTTCACCGCGGTGCGCAGCTTCGACAGCCGCTCCAGCAGCAGGGCCTTACGCTGGCGGGGCAGCGCGCCGGAGTAGTTCACCGTGCTGTTGTACTCGACGACCTGGTCGCGGGTCGTGACGTCTACCTGCTCCTGGAACTTGTCGGTACCGTTGCCGCGGTGCCAGTTGAACATGACCTTTTCCTTCTTGTCACCTTCCTGGGGCACCCTGGAGCGCCACTGTCCGGGCTCGGCGTTCTCGTCGGTCCAGTCCTGCACCGCGTCCAGCTCGGGGAGCGCGGTGACGAGGGTCTGCAGCTTGGTGAGCTCGCCCTCCAGGTACACCAGGTGCCGCACCGGGACGCCCGTCAGGACCGTGTCACCGTCGACCACCACGTCGGCCTTCGCGGCGCCCTGCGCGGTGTCCAGCGTCAGCGCGGTGTCCCACTTGCCGGTGAGCAGCTTCGCCGCGTCGTCCATCGCCTGCACCGCGGTGTAGCGAACCCGGGTGACCTGATCCGGCGTCACCTTACGGCGCGGTCCCTTGTTGTCCTTGTCGGGCTCGTCCGCCAGCCGGGACTTCTTCTCCATCCCGCTGAACAGTTCCTTGGTACCCAGGATGTGCGTCAGCCGGGCCAGGGACGTCTCCGCGTCGGTGCTCAGCCCGCCGATGATCGCGAGCAGCTGGTGAACCCTTACCGCCATGTTGTTCTCCTCTGCTAGTCCCTGACCGGGGGGCGAATACCGGTGCACCAGTAGTAGGCCCCGTCCTCAGGCCAGGTGTGCGGGTCGTGGTACCCGTTGTCGGTGCACTGCTTGCTAGTCACTATTTCCCCTTGTCAAGCCGGGGCGTTGTTGTTCTGGTTTTCGTTCACTGTGTGGCCCCGGCGTTAATCATGTGGACTTCGTCTGTGGCGTGGCCGGGGCGTAATCAGATTGGGTTTCGCCTGTACTTTGTCCCCGGCGTTGTGATTTTGGTTACCGTCAGGATTCTGGCCGGGGCGCACGCGGTTTTGTTTTCGTGAGAACAATGGCCCCGGTAAGTTAAGGCCCCCCGCCAAGCCCCTGACGGAGGGTTCGTTCTTGAGGCTCGCGCAGCGCCGGGGGAGGGCTTGCGCTGCGGGGCTGTCCTCGTGCCGCCCGTGCACCATTATCAGCAGGGGTTGCGGGCCCCGTGCACGGACGGCCATCCCGGTCTCCCTCGCTAGCGGGCTTGGAAGAGGCCGGGACGTTGAGCACCTGCGGGCTTCGTAACCGGGGAGTGCACCTCCTGTTAATTCTGCCTAAGCAAGAGACAGAAGGACAAAGGTAAATCCCGGTTCAGGCCTGCCCGCAGGGCGTCTAGTTATCCCGTAGTGACGCGGCCGGGGCACCGCCAGGTGAACAGCTGCGTGTCTCGCCACTCGTGCCCGTGGTGAATTTTCAGCGAGTCGCACTGCTGGTACGGGGCGCTCACGCTAGCGCTGCCCGGGGAACGGGCTGACCGCGGTGAGCCAGCGGTCGAGGCCGTAGCCCTGCTCGGTGCCGGGCTCGGCGGCGGGCGCGACGGAGGCGCCCTGGCTGTTACTGAACATCACGTGTGTCTCTTTTCGGCTTCTTGCGCTTCTCGGTGCGGATCTTGCCGGACTTGATGCGGGCGTCGTGGCCCTGCCCGTTCCTGGCGGAGTGCATCGCCTTGTGGTGGCGGCGCTTGTGCTCGGGGTTGTTCCCGTCTCGTCGTGGCATGCGTTCCAGTTGTCGCGCTGGCGGGTGAGTAAGGCGTTACCCTTGTGGGCTTCGAAGTAGCAGTGGCCTTACGGGTGATGGAGCCCCCGGCCGGAATCGTACCGGCCACTCAGCGCTACCCGCATGCGATCGCCTGCGAAGTAATCGAGATCCTCAAGGAGGGGGCAGGGGTGCCGCCGCCGGTGACTTCCCTGTCAGGTGCCTGCCGTCCCGGGTTGGGAGCGAGACAGCTAGCGTGTTAGCCGGCGGCGGCGGCGCGGGGCCGGGGTTCCACCGGCACTGACACTCCCTATCCGGAGCTGCCTCTCCTTGGGCTACCCGCGCGTTCCTGGTCCCGCAAGCCCGGCCCTGGCTAGCACACTCGTACTCGTACGGCCAGCCAGGGCCGGGCTTGCGGGAGACGGCAGGGCCTGAACAGGAAAGTATGGGCCGCCCTGGATCGCCCCGCCGTCTGGTATCAGTTTACCTGTGTCCTGCTGTGTGTCAAACGCGAACCTGTGATACTCCACTGGGGCGTAGTTTCATTAGGCCTCGTAAGAACCATGTCCCCGGCGTGTTGTCAATAGTGTTCGCTTGGTTATTAGCCGGGGCGTGATGACGTGTGGTTCGCGCTAGTGCTCTGGCCCCGGCGAGATAAGCTTGGAGCTCGTACGTCAAGTGGCCGGGGCGTAGCTATTTTGGGTTACGTCCTACCGCTGGCCCCGGCGTTCTCGATTTGGCGCTCGCCGTAAATGTGGCCGGGGCGTGCCTCAGTTAGTTCTCGTTCCGTCGATGTCCCCGGCCGCCTGCTAGTCCGTCGGGATGCCGTCGTCGGCCAGGGCCTGCAGCAGCTCCGCGGTGTCCCGCTCGCCCTTCTCGCCGGCTGCGAGGCGTTTCATGAGCCCGTCGTTGGCGGCGATGAACTTAGCTGCCTGCAGCCGGAACTCCACGTCGGGCAGGCCGCCTTCCTCACGCTCGGCCATCACGTCAGCGACCGCCGCGAGCACGTCATCGGGATGCTTCTCCGCCAGCTTCAGCAGCACCAGGTGCAGCACCTCGCCGTCAGCGTTCAGCAGCAGGCCGCTGAGCAGCAACTTGATCTTCGCCCGGGTGTGCCGGTACGGCATGCCCTTCTCCGGGTCTTCCTGGTTCCACCCTCGTGGCATCCGGGTCTCCTTTCAGTAGCGGGTACACAGCGGTCCCGAGTAGCGCGGTCAGGGTAAGTACAGCCAGCAGCGCGGTCCACCAGGACGGGGACAGGGCGCAGGCGACCGCGAGCAGCGGGAGGTAGAACACCGGGAACAGGATCAGGAACACGCCGCGGAGGCAGAACGCGAGCACCCGCAGCCTGTCCCGCACGCTTTCCCCCTTACCGGCTGCAGACGGGGCAGGCCGCCGAGATGCACATGAGCCCCCGGCACCCGTACCACCGCTGGTCGTCAGCTGACCACCAGCGGTGCCCTGGATGACAGGTTTCCTTAGTGCACTGCTGCTGCATCAGTGCCCCCCGTGGACCGCGTTGACGACTGTGTTCGTGATGACGCAGGCCAGCAGGACCAGCACGGCCACGGTGAACAGCCATGAGCTTCCGTTAAGCTTCACGTTTCTTCTTCCCTGTACCTAGCAGCTGTCGTGGCAGTTGGTGTTATGCGTCCCGCAGTGCTTGCCCGCCCGCTTGTCGCAGCAGTTGCACGTGCACTTACCCCCCAGGGTGCAATGGGCCTTGTCCCCCTCGGGCTTGGACGTTACGCTCACGCCTCTTCCTCCTCGGTAAGAATCGGGCGGCACCCCTGTCGTAGCAAGAGTGCCGCCCGGTAGCGGGTACGAGATTTGAACTCGTGTCTTCGGATTATGAGCCCGACAAGGTGACCAAACTCCTCCAACCCGCAGGCTCACAGTATCACAGGTACTCACCAGGCGCAGGGTAACTGCCGCGTGGCAGTCAGGCCTTCTCCGTAGTCTCCGTGGCCGTGTCCTCGCACCAGCAGGCGCGTACCTCCGTGGTCACCCACTTGCCCTGGCGGATGCCGGTAACCGAGGAGACAAGCCTGTCGTAGCTGTGCTTGTGCTCGTCCTGCGCCATCAGCTGCCCTTCACGACGCCGAACGCCTCGCGAAGCGCCCCGATGCGCAGGCGGCCGGTCCCGATCGGCAGGAAGTCCGGCACCTGGGAGGCAGGGAAGATCTTCTTCCCGGTGGTGCCCTTCGTCTCGAACTTCGGCGCCGGCTTGGACCAGCGCTGGCCGAGCACGTGCTTGTTCCACGCGGTAGCCAGCAGGTAGTGCTGCATGAGCCGCTCGTCGGCAGGCAGCCGGCCGGCGGTGCTGTTCCGGCTCAGGAAGTTCCGCAGCGTCAGCGCCGGGTCCCCGTCCTGCAGCCCGACGCCGCTGCGCACCGACTCCCAGAAGCCGTCGGGATCGAGCTCGGTAACGTTCCCGTCCGCGTCGCGGGCCGCGGTCAGGAACACCGCGTAGGCCGCGTAGCCGTGGTTGACGCCGATCGCCGCGCGCAGCGCGTTCCCGGCCCGTACCGACTCGGCCATGCCGGGCGCCGTTGCCCACTTGTCCTGCTCGGCCGGGGTCAGCACCAGCGATCCCGGCTGCCGGGTGCCCTCGATGCCGTACTTGTAGTACAGTCCCAGCGCCCGGGACAGCACCGCGCGGCGGTTAGAGTCGACCACGCCGGTCATCTTGTACCAGTCGGACCGGGACCGGGGGCGCCCGGTGTCGATGTACGAGGCCTCCTGCTCAGTCACGCCGATGACGAACTGCATCCACGCGGGCAGCCCTGCTGCGATCACCGCCTCGAACCGGTGCTGGCCGTCCCAGGCGCGCATCGGGGTGCCGTCGTCGAAGAACACGACGCTGATCGCGCCGAACCAGTTGCCCTCTTCCAGGTTCCCGGCCAGCACGCCCTTCTCCAGTTTCGACTGGGACCGGTTGGCGTGCATGGTCTCCAGGTACTGCCGCGCAATCTCAGGGGTGACCAGGGACCACTCGTGCCGGATGTGGTCCGGCCGCGGCGGTTCCGCCGGGTTTACTGCCTTCAGTTTCGCGTCAGGCACGCGGGCCTCCTTCTCTAGTTCGGGTGCGAGGAACATTACTTCTGGACTCATGCCTAGCATAACCTCTCGTGTGTATCATGCATTCCCTGCCCTGCCCGGCGTAGTTCCACCGGGTCTCGCGGTTCAGCTGGCCGGGCAGGGCGTGCGACGTCTGGGTTCAGCTACTGCCTTGGCCCGCCCGGCGTCACCATTCTGGGTCTCGTGGCGTCCATGGCCGGGCGTGCCAGGTAGGGGTCTCGTGTCGTGGATGGCCCGGCGTTGGTGCGCGTGGTGCCCGCAAGGGGATTAGCCGGGCCGGGCGTTCCCAGAGCGGAGCTCGTGTCCTCAGTGGCCCGCCCGGCGCTGAGGCTTTGGCTTCTCGCCGGATGTGTAGCCGGGCGTAGCTTCGGTGGTTCTTCGAGGCGGTTGTGGCCCGGCGTCACCATTTTGGGCTTCGTAGTGAGATTGGCCGGGCGTTAGGCGGCGTGGGCTGCGTTCCATCAATGGCCCGGCGTTTCGCCTTTTGGCTTTCGCACGAACTGTGGCCGGGCGTGCGCATTTTTGGTTTCGCGTCGACAGTGGCCCGGCGCCAGGAGCGTGGGCAGCGGCTGGAGGATGGCCGGGCGTCATATCTCTGGTTCTCGTGTCGTGGTTGGCCCGGCGTCATGCCTCTGGTTCTCGTATGTACTCTGGCCGGGCCGTGACCCCTTACGCCTCGTAGTGCCCGGGAACGCCCACCCACTTGCGCGGGCGAACTCGTCCCTTCCGCCTGCCTTCCTCCCCCGCCCGGCTCGCCCCGAACACCGGCTCCTGCCCGCCGGCCGCCAGCCACAGGTCCCGCTCGATCTCCTTGCCGGTATGCCGCAGCGCGATGGCGTGCACGTGGCTGGGCTGGAACGAGTCCCCGGCCAGGGCGTAACCGAGCTTCGGCTTCAAGATGTTAGCCGGTACCGCATCGTCCGTTACGAGGGTGTCGTCGTCGGGAACGTGCGTCTTGCACTTGACGTACAGCGCTCCCGAGTAGCCGCCCGCGCAGTCCACCGAGTGCACCTTCAGCGAATACTTGGCCTTCACCCGGTCGTACACGTGCCGGTACCCGGTGCCGCCCTTGGCGTTGCTCTTGACCTGGGCCGCGGCCATCAGGTAGACCAGTTTCTTCGCCTCCGGCTGCCCGTTGGACATCAGCGCCGCCGCGTCGCCCTTGACGTCCCGCCGCTTGGGCGCCCCGTGCCCGGTGTACTGCCAGAGCTGGCTGAGCAGCCGCGGGTGCGGCTCGTCCTCGACCAGGTGCCGGTCGCTGCCGGTGCCCTCCCAGTGCTTCGGGTAGGCCATCCGGGGGTCACCGGTGATGCCGAGCAGCCGGGCCAGGGTCGACTCGCCGATGCCGGCCGTCTCCTCCTGCCACTGGCGGACCCCGGCGGGCACCGTCACCCGGTAGCAGGCCGTCATCTCCTTGCGCAGCCGGTCCTCGGCCTCCTGGTACAGCTCGACGACCGGCCCGAACGCCTCCATCGCCACCGTCCCGGACCGCTCCTTGTTCTCAAAGGCGATCCGCGCCTTCATGGCGTCGTCCAGGGCCATCGCCCACATCCGCAACTCGGGGTAGCTGCCCGGGTTAACGCGCTTGGCGACCTTGAGCGTCATTCCTGTTCCTTCTCTCGTGCGGCGGCGTGTTGGACTTGGGTTTCGTTTTGACCGTAGCCGCCGCGTGTCCGCTATGGGTTTCGTCAATATACTGGCGGCGGCGTTCCGCTAATGAGCTTTGCAAATCCTGTGGCCGCCGCGATCGGTGAATTGCTTTCGTGCCCTGGATGGCGGCGGGCGTGGCCGAAATGGTTCTCGCAGTACGTGTGGCCGCCGCGTGCGTAGAATGGGCTTCGTTTTTACGCTGGCGGCGGCGTGTAACAGTTGGCTTTCGTCTCCGTGTTAGCCGCCGGGCGTAGTCGCGTTGGGGCTGGCCTCCTCGTCCATCAGGTCGTCCGGCAGCTCGCCGAACTCCGCGACGTACGCGTTCAGGTCGGTGAAGCCGCTGTCGGTAAGCAGCTGGCCCGCCCGCCCGTGCCGGGTAATCGTCGCGTTCACCCCCGCCACGTACGCGTCCCGGGTCCGCTCCAGGAACGCCACCCGGATGCCGTGGTGCAGGACGGTCATCGCGCCCCACGGCACCAGGCCGTGCCCCTCGACGTAGCAGGTGCCGACCAGCAGCGCCCGCATCGCCTCCTGCGCCACGTTGCCGTGCCGGGCCGCGCCGTAACCGAAAACCCGCTGCTCGGACTTCAGCACCTTGTTCCGGTCGGCCTCGGCCTTGCGCACCCAGGGCAGGATCACCGGCCGCAGCAGCTCCCGGGCGGTGACCGGCTGCATCTTCAGCACCGTGTCCAGCAGCCGGTCAGTCAGCTCGCCCGGGTCCGCGTCCGGCCCGAGGTCCCCCCGCCAGCTGGCGATCAGGTCGGTCAGGATGTCGTTCACGCCGCTGCCCCTCTCTGCCCCGTCTTGCGCTCCAGCCAGCTCCACAGGGCGTGCCGCCACGGGCTGTGCTCCTGCCCTGGCTTGTCGCTGTGGGTGACCAGCCACTTCAGGTCCCCGCGATGGCCGCACCGCTTGCAGCCGATGTCTTCCGCCTCGTTCACGCTCTCGCCCTTATCCTTGGGTTCATGTCACTTGTGAACCATAGTAGCTCACGGGTTATTCCGTCTACGCCGGCCTGCCCTTCCCGTACTTCTTCGCCGCGTAAAGGAACGCCTGCCGCGCGTACAGCTTCTCGTCGCTGGCGTCGTCCCCGTGCTTTTCGCCGACGTTGCCGCGCCAGTACTCCTCGAATGCCGCCTCCAGGCCGATCTCCTGCCCGTCGGCGCGCTCGACCTTGGTGAGACTCAGCGAGTACTGCCCGTTCTTCAGCCAGGTGTCCCCCCGCTGAATCATCGTCGCCAGTGTCCCGTCGGGATCGCTACCGGAGACCGTCACCTTCAGGTCCAGCGTCTTCATGTCCTCCTCCTTCTCCAGTACGTGCCAGGGGCGGTCGTGCTCGTGAAAGAAGCCCAGGTGCAGGGCCTCGTGCTTCCGCGCGATGTCGATCGTCGAGACCAGCGTGAAGTCGTGCCCGGCCGGGAAGGCGCGATGGTGGTCGGGATGGTGGTGCAGGTGGTCAGTCATCCACGCCCGCCAGCTTGCCGCGTCCGCGAACTTCGTGCCCCACGGGGCAGTCACGGCCTAGCCACCGTTCTCGAACTCCTGCCGCCGGTGCTCGCGGGCCGCCGACTGCAGCGCGACGAACGCCTGCTCGCCCGCGTTCACCTGCCCGGCCAGGTACTGCGACAAGCGCACCGAGTTAGCCTGGTGCGGCCAGGTCTCGTCCGCCGCCGCGTCCCTCGCCAGGTCCCCGACCGCGTCGTCCCGGTCAGCCTGCGCCAGCACGTACTCACTGAGGTACACCGCTGTCCTCCTTCATCTTCTCCGCGATCTCCTCCGGCAGTTCCCAGCCCAGTTCCCGCAGCCGGGTCAGCGAGCTCCGCACCATCCCGACGCCCTGCCCGCTGGTCACCAGGTTGTCCAGGATCATCGTCACGGCCGGCGCGTGGTCCCCGTAGGTCACCATGTACGGCCGCAGGTCCAGCAGCACCGTGGCCGCTCCCGCCCCGGTCAGCGACCACCGGGTCGTCTCCGGCATCTGCCACTTGGTGTCGACGTGCACGTGCGGCTCCAGGCAGTGCTCCGCGCACCCGCGCCGGGCGAACGCCGTCACCTGCTTCTCGTGCGGCTCCGGCGCGACCCCGGTCAGCAGCGCCAGCCGCCGGGCCACCCGGGTCTCCTTGGTGTCCACGTGCAGCACCACCTGCGGGGTCCGCCGGTCCTTGTTCTGCTTGACCGTGATCCGGCCCTTCATGTCGATGACCGCCGCCATCCACGCCATGTCCGCGGTACTGACCGGCGCCGGCCCGATGCCCAGCAGCTTCGCTACCGCTTCTGGGTTAAGCCCGGCGTTAGGTAGTTGAGTTCCGTTTTCAATAGGGCCGGGCTCTGCTGCTGTAGTCACGCTTCTCCTTCTGCTGCCGTGCCCCCGGCGTCCCTCAGCTGGACGTCGTTTTTCCTATGGCCGGGTTCACTGCTTTCCATGTGCAGCCTAACACTACTTCTGTATCATCTGTTCCCTGATCACGGACCGTAGTACCGAACAGAAGCACACACAGGGACCTTGTAGCACACCACGGAAAGTAACACGAGGCTTTGCCTGCGCATGACCGGTGATCATCAGCGCCGGACTTAGACTCGGAAACCTACCCCCCGTGGCCGGTGCCGGAGCCGGGGCATGTGATCCCGTACGTCACGCGTGCCGCAGGCAGCCCCTCTGGCCAAGGAGGTAACACGTGAGCCAGTCCCCGATCGAAGTGCTCTTCCGCGAGGCAGCTTCCCGGCTGTGGCCCGGCACGCTCGTCCGGGAGCACCCGGTGTCAGCTGGCGGCAAGTCCTACCGGCTTGACTTCGCTGTCCCGTCGCTGAAGAAGGGGATCGAGCTCGACGGGCACGCCACCCACAGCAGCCCCGGGGACATCGCCCGCGACCGGGAAAGAAAGCGCGCCCTCGAAGACGCTGGCTGGCAGGTCCGCTACTACGGCGGGCAGGAAGTCACCCGGGACGCAGACCGGGTTGTCCGCGACGCGATTTCGTGGTGCGGGTTGAAGGCTAGGGTCGACGCTCACTGCCCGACGTGTAACTGCCGGGATTACTCCCCCAGCACCTGGACTGACATGAACTGGGTGAACTTCCGCCTGGAAGCCGGCGAGTGCGGGCTTAGGTGCGGCAAGCCGGGCTACAAATTTTATGTCCTGCCCGGTGGTGATCGCGATTACGTATGCCGAGACTGCGGCGAGGGAAAAAAGACGCCCTACCAGAGCGACCGGGAGCAGTACCTCGACGAGCTCCGCCAGTGCAGAAAACTGTGCCTGCGCGCACTCGTGCTGTCGTCCTGGCTGCTGCCGACAGCCGACGGCGCCTACGGGGTAAGCCAGGAGTATCACGCAAGCGTTTGCCTTCGGTTCCTTCCCGACATGAGCACCTGGACGCCTCCTGAGTACGCGAGGAAAGACACGCTTTCACTGCTTGCTGACTACGACGCAGCAGGTTACTGGGACCTGTACGAAAACCGATACGACTACACCGATTGCGTACTCCGTCACGTAAACGCGAAATCCCCCTGTGAACACCGTGACGTGAACGAGGAAACAGTCGGCTGTCACTGCGCGGTAGGGGTGCACTGCCCGAATAACTGCGGGCATCAATGGTACGTATGCGTCACCTGCGGCATCAGGTTCCCGCAGATCGGCCAGGAAACTGCCTGGCTGGCCTGCGAGGGGCGCGGCTGCTTGTGACCACGGTGACCGGTCCCCTCGCCGACCCGGCGTCCGTGCTCAGCCAGGAGGACATCGACCGCGGGCTCGGCATCGCCCGGGGGCTGATCGAGCACGGCATCCCGGTCTTCACCGGGCCCCCGACCACTGAGGCAAGGCACACCTCCGGCTTCATCCTCCCGGGCAAGTGGCAGGAAACCAAGCCGGACCTGTCCGTCCTCGACCGCTGGCACCCCGGCGACGCACTGTGCATGGTGTGCGGCTACGGCCTCGACCTGGTTGACATCGACATCTACCACGGCGGGTCTATGGAAGCCCTGGAGCTGCGGATCAAGCCGATGCCCCGGGTCTACGCCGTCGCCGCCACCCCGTCGGGCGGCATCCACCTGTTTACCTCGGGGCTTGAGGTACGCAGCCAGAACGACATGCTGCCCGGCATCGACGTCAAGTCCGGCGACCCGAACGGCAAGGGCCGGGGCTTCGCGTTCATCGCGCCCACGGTAAAGCCGTCGAAGATGACCGGGCAACTCGGGAAGTACACCTGGATTTACACCTGATAAAGGGGACGCACGTTGGCGGTACTGGGGTTCGCGCAGCTGTGGGAAGACCTCGCGTCCCCGCAGGTTGACTGGGGCGCCTACGCGCTGCGGAACTTCATCGGCGAGAAGCGCAATCACGGAGGCGAGCTCCCGCCCCTCGAAGGCCAGGTAGTCCCCCCTGGTGAGGAACCCCAGCAGCCACCGCAGCAAGCCCCGTCCGTCGCCGCGTTCTACGCGCAGAAGGGGTCCCCCTGGGGCAGTATCGAGAAGACCCTGGAGGAAGGGCGCAACAACGGCACGATGCGCCTGGCCGCCTCAATCCGCTCAGCCACCGCCTGGTCGGTCGACCACGCCATCAGCCACATGACCGACGAGGTCTGGCCGCACGTCACCGCGATTTCCAAGCCCGACGAGTTCAGCTACAGCGAGTTCACCGAGGTCATCCGGGCCGTCTGGCGCCAGTACCCCAGCGGCATCGAGGAAGCGCAGAAGAAGGCCCTGGCCGGGCCGCCGGCCGCCGCCGCGCACGCGGTCTTCATCGATGCCGCTCCCATCGGGGCCTACCGGCTGCCCCCCTGGGAGCCAGCGCACGAGCTGCCTGTCTCCACCATGGAACTCAAGGACGCCTACCTGGTCAACCGCCTCGTCCGGTACGTGCTGTGGCGCCGGTTCACCTGGGCGCGCGGCCTGCAGTGGATGACCTGGACCGGGCGCCGGTGGGAGTCAGTCGACGAGTCCGTGGTGCGCGACGCCGTCCGCGAGTACTTCATCTACCTGCACACCCAGATGCTGCACGCCGATGACGCTGACATGGAATTCCTCAAGTCCATCACCGGGCTGCTGTCCCAGGCGAAGATATCCGCCGCGGTCAAGCTCTGCCAGGGTCACTCCGGCGCCCACATCCGCGACGCCGGCGCGTTCGACGCCCACCCCGACCTGCTGAACACCCCCGAGGGCATCGTCGACCTGCGTAACGGCACCGTCCTGCCGCACAACCCGGAGCTGCTGCTCACCAAGATCACCCGGGGCTCCTACCGGCCCGGCCTCACCCACCCCGACTGGCAGCAGGCCCTGACCGCACTGGACACCGAGGAGCGCGCGTGGTTCCAGGACAGGATCGGGCAGGCGTGCACCGGCCACCCGCCCTCGGACGGGATCATGCCCGTGCTGCAGGGCAGCGGCGAGAACGGGAAGACCGCGCTCACCACCGACGGCCCCGTCGTCGCGCTCGGGGACTACGCGGACATGGCCTCGTCCAAGCTGATCGCCAGCGTTACCCCGGGGCGCAGCGAGCACAGCACCGAGATGGCCGACCTCCGCGGGCAGCGCCTCCTACTGGGCGAAGAGCTGGCTGAGGGCCGGTCCATCGACGTCACCGCGCTCAAGCGCATCCAGGACGTCGGCCGGATCAAGGCCCGGCTCGTGCACAAGGACAACATGTCGTTCGACGCGACGCACACCCTGTTCGTCACCACCAACTACACCCCGGACATTGCCGAGACTGACCACGGTACCTGGCGCCGTCTCGCGCTGCTGAAGTTCAGGTACCACTTCAGGAAGCCCGGCGAGTCCATGGAGACCGCATTCGACCGGGCTGGTGACCCCGGGCTGAAGGGGCGGATCAAGAAGAGCCCGACCGGCCAGCACGACGCGATCGTCACCTGGGCCGTGGAAGGCGCGATGCGCTGGTACGCCCGGGGAATGGCCGACGCGCAGCCTCCGGGGCAGGTTGTTGAGGACACTCTCGCGTGGCGCAAGTCAGCTGACAGCATCTGGCGGTGGCTGGAAGAAAACATGAGCGTCCCGGTCACGCTGCCCGACCCTGCCGATCACCCGTGGTGCGTTTCCAAGGACGAAGCGCTCGACAGCATCAACTCAATGCTGGAAGCAAGCGGGAAGGCGAAGTGGAGTGTCCAGACCTTTACGAGTCGGCTGCTCGGCCACCAAGAGTCACAACGGGCGGGGATTTCCGAGCTGCGCACGGTTCGCTTGAAGAACATCAGCAGGCCTCCGCTGGGTGCTCCGGGGGCACCTCGGCGCACGCTCAGTAGCCAGGTGCGAGTGCTCACCGGACTGGTCTTCCGGCCGACAGAGGAAAGCTCTGACCAGGAACTTGCCAGGCTTGCCACTACTCCCAATAATTCCCCAAGAGTCTCTCCGCGTAAAGGTTTTACTGAGTATGTGGCAACCCCGGCAAGCACTAGCAACTGGGAGCCACCCTCCGGTTATCCGCCTACTCCCCCTCCAGGCACAGACAGTGACCAAGATCCTGGCGACGGCGACCCGGCCGCCACTAAAAAGAGCCTTCCGCCGGAAACGGGCGAAAACGGCAAAACGCGCAAAAACGCCGATTCCCCCCCAAAGCCGAAAATCCCGAAAAACCGGCTCACCGATGAGGAGAAGCTGGAACGCGCCCAGGCGCGGAAGGAGAAGCTGGCCCAGGATCGCGTTGACGCCCGCGCGGCGAAGGTGGCCGAGCTGGGCGGCCCGCTGGTGCCCCTGCCGGCGATCGTGCTCCGCGACCAGACGATCTTGCCGTGCACCGCGGAACAGGCCGCAGCGTTCCTGTCCGGGGCGCTGGACGAGGTCTCCGTGGATGTCGAGCACACCGGGTACCCGCGGATGCATGAATTTTATCGCCTAAGGCTTGTACAGCTAGGGAACGAGGGGGGTAGTGTCGTTTTCGACCCCAACGACGAGGTGCAAGCAGTTGTCATCCGGGATGTGCTCGGGCGAGCGAAGATTCTGCACGCACACTCGGCGCTGGCGGACTTGATCCCGCTGGAGCACGCGCAGCTAGGCGACAAGACGATGTGGGACAAGATGCGCGACACGGTAATCGCGGCGAAGTTGAGCGACCCGAGCCTGTGCGACAGCGACGAGGTTGGCCTGAAGGCGTTGGCGCGCAAGCTCCTCGGTGAGGACTACGCGGTCAGCTGGCGGTGTGACGAGCGCCGAAAGGAAATTTTCGCCGCAGGTGCCTGGATTGAGAATTGCGAGGTGACGACCGCGGTTGAAAGGAGCGGATGGGCGATGATTCCGCTATGCGAAGCTTTTATCCGGTACGCGGCCTCTGATATTTTCGATTGCGCGGCAATCGCCCGCGTTCTCGCGTAAGCTGCTAAATCCGAGCACAGCCAAGAAAAGCGAAGTTAAGTACAGCCTAGCCGTGCCTTGCGTAGCCAAGCCTAGCGGAGCAAAGGATCTGCCTTTCGCGGAGTCTGGCGTAGTTCAGCAAAACAAAGCACAGCGTAGGATAACGCGTTTCCACAGCACAGCTGAGTTAAGAATAGCGTAGCTGAGCCCGGTTTAGCGGAGCTGAGCAAAGCCCAGGTTTTTCTTCCGAAGTCCAGCATTGCCCAGCAAAGTGCAGTTCAGTAGAGCACGCTCTAGCGGAGCTTAGTACAGCGTAGGGACCAAACTCGGAGCTTAGAAAAGCGATGCGCTAGCCAAGTGGAGCCCAGTTCAGTTTAGCCAAGCGTAGGGATTACATGACCGACGATGTGTACGTGTTTAAGTCTCCGAGTCGTCCCGGTGAGCTGAAGATAGGTCACAGCGGTGACCGGGATCAACGGCTAGTAGCCGCTCGCACCTGGCTGGAGCAGGGCACGTTTATCGCGGAGTACCCCGGTGGCGGGTACGCGATGGAGCAGTGGCTGCACCGGCAGCTAGAGGCAGCTGGTTATGAGCGCGACGGGCGGACGGAGTGGTTCCGGTGCGATCTGCGCGCGGTACAGCTAGCCGTCAACGTGGCGGAAGAAGCCGACGTGGAGTTCGTGGCACGGGCCGTTGCCGAGCAGCGTAAGCAGGAAGCGGCGCGGCAGCGGCTGACGGGGCAGCAGGTTCAGCGACAACTAGCTCTAGGCGTTCGCGACGCGGCGCTGCATGAAGCACAGGTCGCGCGGGAGAGCGCGCAGCAGGCGCAGAGGTCTTCTCAGCCTCGGTACGAGCGCCCGCTGCCCCGGCTCCCGCGAGAAAGAGAGAAGTAGCAAAGATGGAAAAGGTAGACAACCTCGTTACCGCTGAGATAACCGTGAGTGGCACGGGATACCTCACGCTGAACAATATCGACGCGGCTAACCCCGATCTCCCGCTGAACAAGGAGCACGCGGCGCTGGTTGACCGTGGCCGCGGAAAAAGCAACCGCACCGAGGTCGAGGAAGCGCGGATGCGCCGCATTCAATGGGAGCGCAGCCTCTACCTGAGTGCCGACCGGAAGCTCACGTTCCCGACGTACAACATCGCCTGCTGTTTCGTCGCCGGCGCGAAGAGCTACCGGCTAGGCAGCACCACCGAGCGCGCTCTGACCATGATGGAAATGGACGTTCCGCTGCGTTACGGCCAGGAGGAGGAGCGTCTCAACGAGATGAATCTCGACAAGCTGTGGGACTCCGGGGTCACGACGTGGAGCACGATTGTCAACGGGAATCCGTCCGCAGCTAAGGGTAGCTCCAAGGTCATGCTAACCCGGCCGCGCCTTCGCCCTTGGGCCCTTACCTGCACCGTCGAGGTAGACGTCCAGGTTCTCGACTGGGACGACTTTGAAAAGGTCGTGCACGCATCAGGTCGCGGAGTCGGTATCGGTAACGCGCGTAAGCTCGGACACGGACGGTTCACCGCGGAAATCAAGCAGCTTTAAAGCACGGAGCTTAGCGCAGTCGAGTACAGCTGAGTAGAGTGCAGCACAGTATAGCTTTAGCGCAGGATTTACCCGAAACCGTAGATAAGTGAAGCGAAGTGCAGTGCCGCCAAGCAAAGAGTAGAAAAGCATAGTAATTAATACGGAAGCCACACAGTTCAGCCCAGCGTAGTTAAGCGCGGATAAGCGGAGCTCAGTAGAGTACAGCCCAGCTTAGGATCTACCCTGTGACACTTTCTACTGCCTTGCTCGATCGGGAGAAGCAGTTCGCCAAAGCGTTCCGCCCGGCCGCGCTTACCGGGATCAAGCTCGACCCGCTCCAGGTCGACAAGCTGATCGAAGAGCACACCGGGGGCAGGGACGCGTCCCGGCAGCGCGCTGAGGCCCTTAGCGACGGCCAGATCACCAACCCGAAGAGCAGCACTCAGGTCGCGCCTTATCTGAGCGCTACGGGCAAGTACGAGCTGCCGCTGAGTGAGAAGACAGGTAAGCCCGGGGCGCCGAAGGGCGCACTGGAGGTTTACAGCTACCTCGGTGACGAGCTGGCCCAGGCGCTCCTGGAGTACCGCCGGCATGACACCGCGCTGGGCTTGCTGCTGGAGCCGCGCCGGGAGCTAATCACTCACGGCGACGGCCGGGTGCGAACAAGCATCCTAACTTTGGCCGCGAACACGGGCAGGACTAGCAGTCGTAATGAGAATCTCCAGCAGATTAGCCGCCAGGGCGGGATGCGGGCGACGCACCTGGCGGAGGACGGCTGCCTGATCATCTCGGCGGACTTCAGCTCGGTGGAGGTGCGGGTCGGGGCGGCGCTCTCGGGTGACTTGTCGATGAAGAACCTGATCGCGCTGCTGGACGCGTACCCGGAGAAGAAGAAGGAGTACGACTTCCACTGGCGGACCGCGATTACCTGCTACGGCCCGGACGCGACGTACGAGAACCGGTATAACTGCAAGCGGGTGAATTTCGCGAAAATGTACGGCTCGGGCAAGAAGAGCGCCGCCGGCCAGGTCGGCATCCCGCTTCCTGAGGTGTCCCGGGCGTTCGACGCGTTTGACGCGGTCGCGCCGCAGTACAAGGTGTGGGACCAGTGGATGCGCGACTCGGTGCGTAACGGGATGAAGTCGTTCCCGACGTACAGCGGCCGGGATATCTGGCTGACCGGGAAGGGCGAGCACGCCGCCGGGAATGCCGCCATTCAGGGCACCGCAAGGGAGTTCCTGGTGGACGCGGTCGCGAAATGGGAAAAGGGCCGGTGGGGCGGTCACGTGCTCGTTCCGGTGCATGATGAACTGATCTGCTTTGACGTGCCGGAGGCCGAGGCGGAGGCGGCGACCGCGTTCCTGATTGACTGCATGGAAGTGCCTGATTTCATGGGCGTGCGCATCGCTGCGGAGGCTAACCAGCCCAGCAAGTTCTGGATGGACGCCAGCTAGAAGGAGAAGGAAATGGGTTACACCCCGTGCGGGCAGACGTGCCCGAAGTGCGGCCAGCAGTGCGCTAACAATGACGGCCACGTGGGCAACGCCGGCGCGAGCCACAGCTGCGGGCACTACTACTGACTGCCACGTGGCAGTTGAACCTGGTGTTACCGGCGGTACACTAAGGTGCATGAACGCGCCTCCTGACCTCAGTAAGTACGACGAGTACCTGACCGTGCCCGAAGTAGCCGCCATCCTGCGGGTATCGAAGATGACCGTGTACCGGATGGTGCACCGGGAGGACATCCGGGCGGTCCGGGTGGGGCGCAGCTTCCGGGTCCCCGACGACGAGGTGCAGCGCATCCTGCGGGACGGCATCCCGGTCACCAGCGCGGTGGCGTCGTGAGCGACGAGCTGACTGAGCGGCTGAAGGACCTGGCCGGGGAAACCGTTTTCCTCAGCGACCAGGAGATGCTCGCCCGGGTGATCGCCTGCGGCGGCGAGGTCATCGTGTCGGTCTTCCCGATGCGGATGCAGCCCGACGGCGAGCACCCCGGCGACAAGGTGTTCCCGCTCGCGGTCGAGATCCCGGACGGCGGCTACCTCGCGGTGCTGTTCAGCTTCGGCCAGCCCAGCGACGACCCGGTTGAGGACTGGAAGCCCCGCTGGCGCGACGTTAGGGGCCCGATGAGCCTCGACGAGCTGAAGGCCCTGGGCCGTGGCCTCGCCTGACGACGAGGCAGCCGCCTTCTGCAAGGACGAGGAGCCCGTGTTCGTCGGCCCTGAGCACGCGGCCCGGCGACTGGCAGAGCTGAAGAAGACCGTGGAAGAGCCCGGCGGCGAGTAGCCCGTGCCCGCGCGCAGGAGAAGGCCGCCGGCCGCGAAAGCGCCGCTGAGGAACCGCGGAAGAGCTGAGGGGTCGGTCTGGCGGCGGGTCGTCAGCCAGGTCGTCAGCCGGGACCGGGGCCTGTGCTGGATCTGCGGGCACACCGGGGCAGCGTCGGCGGACCACGTCATCCCGGTTACCGAGCGCCCCGACCTGGACCTGGCCGCCGCTAACCTGAAGGCCGCGCACGGGTACCTGAAAACCGGGGGCGGGGAATGCCCGGCCTGTTCCGCGGCGGCCTCGGTGAAAGCCGGGAAAGACGTTAAGGTGTTCTGCAATGAGCTAAAAGGCGGCCTTTCAGTGGAGAGGGCCAGAAAAATAATTGAAACGCGAACGGGCCTGGCCCTCGGCGTTACCGAAGACCAGGCCCGGGGTGAGCGCTCGTGGGATTAACGGGGGCGATCTGCCGATGGGGCACGCCTCCACATTGGCCCCCGCTTACCGCTTTACGCGCCGAGGTCGTAGATCGTGGTGCTCATGGTCTTGCCTAGGGTGAGGTACTCCCAGCCGAGCCACCGCACCTGCCACGGGATAGTGCTCCCTGACTCGAAAGCGCCGTTCGCGAAGCTGTTTCCCGCGCCGATGCTCTGTCCCTTGTCCATGCTATTTCACCTCCTTTCTTTTGTGCTGCCTGCCAGCACTTGACGCACATGGTGCCGATGTAAACCGGGTTCGCCGTGCAGACGGAGCACGCGTCCTCTTCGCTGGCCATCCGGCTAACCTAGCGGCTACGCCTTGCACAGGCCGGTCAGGCAGTCCCCGTGCGCGCCGCGCCGGCACCACTGGCACGTGACGCCGCACGCGCACTGCACCGCCCGCAGCATCTCGGTCAGCTTCTTCACGACTCCTCCTCTCCAGGGCCCTTCGGGGCGCCCATAGCCCGCAGCCGCCGGGTCACCTCGTCTACCGCGTTGGAGACGCGCTCCCGCTGCGGTACCGACATCCTGACCCCGGGGAAGAGCACGCCCAGGCTGTTTCCCTCAAGCAGGTCAGCTAGTTCCTCTGCGACCCACCGGAGGGCCTCGCCTTTCGTTTTCGGCCCCTCGTTGACCGCCATCCTTGCCTCCTTGCTTAGTGCACGATCGAGTGGATTCCGCTCAGGAACCCGGTGACCAGGTGCCCGGCCGCGTCCGGGTTCTGCACCGCCCAGAACGCGGCCAGGAACAGCAGGATGAACACCACCCACGTCGGCAGCTTCACGTTAGCCCTCCCTCCGCCGCGCGGTACCGTTCTCGGCCAGCGTCACCAGCCGGTGCCAGTCGTCCAGGCTCAGCGTGAGGCCCGCTCCGGCCTGGTACGGCTCGGTCCCGAGCTTTTCCAGGCGCAGCCGGATGGTCAGGGCCCGCTGCAGCGCCTGCTCCGCGGCCTGTTCCTGCGTTGCCTGCGCCCCGTCGATCTCCTGTGCTCTCGCCGGGGTGTAGAACAGGACGTTCTGGTACTGCTTGCGCTTAACGAGCTGGCCGGACCGCACCGCGGTGTTCAGCTGGGTGAGGACCTGGCCGTTGAACTTCTTTTCCGATGCCTCCTGGTCCCACCGGCGCAGGCCGGAGTAGTCCATGTGCAGCCGCTCGCGCATGAGCTGGTACCAGGCGTACGTTTCGGCGACCGGCTCCTGGTTGTCTTTCGCGCACTCGTTCAGGTAATCGCTCAGCGCCGCCTTGATGATGTCTGCGTGCACGTGATCAGGCATGCTCTCTCTTTTCTTTCTTGCTCTTCTGCTCCGGCTGGAGCGCTCGCGCGTAATCCTGGAACCGCGCCTTGGCGATCAGGCTCCGGTCCGCGCTGCGCAGCACGATGCCCTCCGGCTGCCCGCCGGCCGAGTCGTCTAGCGCGACCAGGGTTTCCGGCAGCCAGCTAACGAGGAACCGCTCCGTGTCAGCTAGCCCCGCCGGCAGCTCGTTACCGGGGACGGTACCCAGGCGCGGGACAAGCGGGATGCCCCCGGCCAGGGCTGTTTCGGTCAGCTGCTCCTCGGAGAAGAAGTACTGCCCGCCCCGGTCCCGCCACCCGGCGATATCCGAGCGGACCAGGTCGAGCACTCTCAGCGGGACAGCTGCGACGTCGAGCAGCCGGTACCCGACGGCTTGCGCGTCCCGGGTGTACTGCTTAGCCGCCCCGCCGATCCGGTAGCCGTACACCTCCAGGAAGTACACCCGGATCATGGACCCGGACCCTGGCAGGGCGGGCGCCAGCGGCAGCAGCGCCGGGACGATACCCAGGCCCGGGTTCTCGATCCGGTCACCGCGGGCGTACAGCAGCTCCTCCCGCGAGCCGATGAACCAGTCGCCGTCCGGCATCACCACGACCCGGCCGCTGGTGCCGTCGACCTTCTCAGTCAGGGTGACGGGGTACTTCCCGAAGAACATCGCCGGGGTACTCAGCTTGCCTGTTGCCGGGTCGAGCCGGTGGTAAGTCTCGATCGGCGGGTACTTGGTGGCGCTGTTCAGCCGCCCGAGCCAGTCGTCAGCCATCCTTGCTCCCTCAGTTCCGGTGCTTATAGACGATGTAGACGATCAGGGCTATGACCAGCCCGGTGCCGACAACGAGGAAGGCGCCCGGCCAGGTAACGCCGTCGTTAGCTGCTTGCGCGGCAGCCAGTATTCCAGGGGTCATTTCTTTTCCTTTTCTTGACTGCCACGTGGCAGTTGGGTGCCGGGCGCGGGCCGCAGGCGCATACGCATTGGCGCGCGTAACATCGATGTCCCGGCTCCCGCGCCCGGCACGATCTTGGGTCAGGCCTCGGCGGCCTGGTGCGCCTCGACTTCGGCGGAGGCCGGCACCTCGGGTACCCGCTCCCGCCTGACCTTGTCAGACCCGCAGTCTGTGCAGCGGAACGCGTAGGCGTAGTGCGCGATCTCGCTGTCGCTGGCCAGCCGGCCGACGTCGTAGGTGCCGACCGCGCGGGACACCTCCAGCAGCAGGTGCACGCTTGAGTACTTGCGGAACAGCCGCGCGTAGGTGCCGATCCCGTTGCCGGTCAGCCCGACGGCCTCGCCGAGCACGGCATAGCTGTAGCCGGTGTCGTGCAGCTCGTTGACGACCCCGCCGAACTCGTGAGCCGCCCGGAGGCTGCCCTCGCCTGCCCGGGTGAGCTGCTGGTGCAGCTGGACCAGGCGGGTAAAGCTGTCGGTCTTCACGTTCTTCCCTTCCTTGGTCAGGCCCACGGCCCGGGTACCTGCGTGCCCGCGGGCGGCGCCTCCGGCTGGGTGGTCATGACGACTTCCCCGTCCTTCCACACCGCTTCCACGTTCCCGAACGTACCCAGCCACTGCGCCTGGTCCTCGTCCGCGTACACCCGGATTGCGAGCTCGCCGACTGGCGCCAGGCCCGCCAGGTTCGTGCTCACGCCGTTGGCCACCTCGTAGGTGTTTCCCGACGTGACGTACACCTTGATCACAGTTCTCTCCTATCTCCGCTCGGCTAGTGTCAGCGTGTACGTGCCCGGCAGCATGCCCGCGCCCGTGTCGTAACTGCGGACTGCCGCCGTGCCCTTGGCGTCTACGGCCCATTCCTCGAACGCGGTGTTCAGGCCGAACCTGTGCAGCTGTATGTTCACGGTGACGTTCCACCCGGGGGCGACGCTGACGTGATTCCAGCCGGGGAACAGCCGCCGCGCGGCGAGTGCGAACGGGCACCCCTGCGCGCTGTTCGGCTGCCCCTGGTCGATGTCTTGCTGCGTAACCTCAAGGGCCCTTGTCTCGGTCTCTGTCTCGTTTATGCTGCTCTCCTCTTTCACGTTGCCGCCCAGACTGCCAGCCCGATCGCGACGGCCCAGATCAGTACGTAAAGCGTTTTGCCCAGCGGGGTCATCCCCCGCCACCAGTCAGGCCCCTTCACGCGCCCCTTCACGCTTGCTCATTCCTTTCCTTGTAGAGCCAGAGGTCTTCCGGGGTGATCCTCAGCCGCAGGACCTCGTGCATGACCAGGCTGCGCCACTGCGCCTTGGTGACCCGGCGGGTAGTGACCGGGCCCGGTGCCTGCCCGGTCTTGACGACGACGTGCGAGCCCTCGTCCCTGAAGTCGAGGATGTCCTTGATGTCCCGCGTGGTCACGCCACTGCCTTCCTCGCCCGTGGCTTGCGTACGGGGGCCTTAGCCGCCCGCGCCTGCTGCGCCTGCTCGACGGACGCGGTCAGCACGGCCATGATGTCCTGCGGCGGGGTGACCGCCGACGGGACAGCCGGGGTGCCGAGCGCCTGCCCGGTTTCCAGCTTCGCCTGGATGACCGCGGCCAGGTTCTCCCGGCTCTGGTCGGTGTACTTCTCCCATTCCAGCGGCCTGGTGAACGTCTCGACGAACGTGTCCATCATCGCCGTTTCCGCGCTGGTGAACTCCGGCACCGGGACGGTGAAGTCCGGCCGCCTGACGTCCGCCGCCCACTGCAGCCGCTCCAGGACCAGGTAGCCCTCGCCGGTGGCGTATAGCACGCCCGTGGCCTCGCGCTGCCGCACCGCGAACGACACGACCGCTGCCTTGCCGGCCCGCAGCATCGCCTGCGCGAGCATCGCGTACGCCCGCTTCCCGCTCTCGCCCGGCTCTACGTAGTAGCTGGTCTCGTGCGCGGTGCGCGGCAGGCCGGACGCGTCGGTGAACATCTCGACTTTCACCTGCTTGTCCTTCTCGCCGTACGCGCGGGCGAAGTCTTCCTTCTCCAGGATTACTGTCTGCCCGGTGCCGGTGTCGTAGCCGCGCGCCGTGTCTGCGAAGTCGACTTCCGGCCCGTCCGGGCCGTCGGCCTCCGCGTAGCGCTTCATCCTGATCCGGCTGCCGTCTTCCCGGCGGACCTGGTGCAGGCCGAGGTCGTCTTCCCGGCTGACCGCGTTGCCGAGGCTGACCGGGAAGGCCAGCGCCGCTACCGTCAGCGTGCCTGTCCAAATGTGGCGCATGCCGTTCTCCTTGCTGTTGCCACGGGCGTGCCGCGCCTGGGTTGCGTATCTGTATTGGCCCGTGCTGCCTTGTGCGGGTCGGGCGTTCATACATTGGCGCTCGTCTAGATATTGGCCCGCTTTGCCTTGTGCAGGGCGGGCGCTGCCCTTGGGGGTTTCGCTTGTATCTTGGCCCGCCCTGCTCCTACTGTAAACCATTGTTACACGTGGCTATTCCTCGCGGGTGTACTTCCAGGTCAGCCGCCCGGATTCGTACACCTGCAGCGGCTGCCAGTCCCGCGCGTCCCGCACCAGGAACAGCACGTGCTGCCCCGGCGCCCGCGTGCTCGCCTGCTCGGTGTCCTGCACTGCCGCCGCCAGGTACCGCAGCGTGTACGGGTAAATGCACGGCACCTCTGTCCCGGTGCGCAGGTAGCGGCGGCCGTCAGGGGGCATCCTCCGTGTCCCCCCGGAACTCGCCGTCCGTCCCGACGTACCGGGCGTAGATTGCCACCTTCTGCTGCCGGTCCTCCAGCACGGTGCGGGTGACCGACTCGAACGCCCCGGCCGGCTGCAGCGCCGGGTACCGGCCCGTGCGGATCTGCGTCCCGATGGTCCGCGCCGTTCCCTCTTGCTGCCAGTGGTAGTCCCGCACCCGCAGCCACTCGCCGGGCTTAGCGCGCATCAGTGCCGCCTCAGCCTCGAACGTGCGAATACCAGGGCGCCGTCCAGGCCGCTTCGCCGCCGGCGGCGCTTCCCAGTTCTCGTCCGTATTCGTCACCGCTCTCCTTCCAGCAGGACGCTCAGCTTTTGCGTAAACAGCACGCGTACCAGCGCCCTGCGCTCGATCTCCCTTCGCTCCGGCTCCGGGACGTGCACCCTCGCCAGCCTCGCGACCAGCTCACGGTGCCCCTCCGGGCTGCACGGGCACCTCTTGCTCACGCTGCTCCTTCCAGCCCGAACTGGGCCAGTACCTCGTCCGCGTCCGCTGTCCCTGACCGCACTGCCTCCAGCGCCCGCTCAACATGGCAGAACCGGATCTTCTCCCGGTCGACGATGATGAACGGCAGCCCGATGCCCATGATGCACGGCACCGTTTCCGGCGCCCGGCACGGGTTCTCGGGGCACGCTACCGCCAGCAGGGCGGCCATGCGGCGCATTCGCTCCAGCTCGTCCGGCAGTTCGCCCGGCAGTTCAGCGATTCCCGGCCCTGACTGCCACGCGGCAGTTGGCTCAGCCTCGGTAACCTCGCCGCGGCCCGCCTCCACGCGCAGCGCGGCCAGCTCCCGCAGCTCCGCCGCCCGCGCCCGCAGTACCTCCGGCGTGATGCCCGGCCTCGGCGCGTACCTGCGCTCAGCCTGGCGCGCGTACGACCGGCGGGTGAAGAACCCGGCTGATACCAGCACCAGCCAGGTCATGACTGCGTTAGCGCCGAGCAGCGGCCAGAACACCGCGCTGCCCTGAATAGCCGTGACCGCCATCCACAGCATGGTCATCGGCAGGATGCAGAACAGCACCGCGGTGAACGTCCACGGTCCGCCCGGCTGCTTCCTTGACTTGTTGTACGCGCGCACCTGCCAGCGGGCTGCGTCGTACGCAATGCGTCCTAGCATTTTCTATTCGGGTCATCTCCTTCTGTGACAGTGAAGTCGTACTCCGGAAAGTCGCCTTTCAGCATCTGGTCGGCGTATGCCTTCAGGTACCTGATCAGGTACCTGGCAAGGTTTTCCTCGTCCCAGCCGCCGGTTAGCTCCAGTTCATTGCGAGTAACGTCGATGACGACTTTCACCGCACTGCCGTTAGTGTTAGCGCTCGCTGCACCCGGTCCGGTCCTGAAGTAGCAGGCGCCGGGTTCAGCTCCTCCATCAGGTCAGCCGCAGCGTCCATGATGTCGGAGGCCAGCCACCCTTCGCCGCGGACGGTGCGTCCGTCCAGTGACCGGCCGCGCATCAGCTGCGGCTCGCCTAGTGCCTGCGGCAGCAGGTCCTCGACGAGGTACCGGGTGTCGACCTTGCGGTAGAACTCGTCCGGCAGCAGCTGCAGCGCGGGCACCAGGTCAGCGGTGAACAGCTGCTCACGGCCTGAGTCGGTCAGCACCTTCGCCGCGTCCAGCAGGGCCTGCTCGTCCCGCTGCCGCACCGGCCGCTCTGACTCGTCCAGCCCCAGCGACAGGAACGCGCTCATGCACAGCCCCGGCCAGTTACCGCCCGCCGCGTGCGCGACCGCGAACAGCGGCCCCCACAGTTGCAGCAGCCGGTTGTCCAGCAGCGGGTGGATGCGGTGCCCGTTCTCGATCAGCCAGGCCGCCATCTCCCGGCGGTTCGCCGTCGCCCAGCGGTGCAGCTCCTTCTTCAGCGGCTCAGCCTCCAGCCGGACCGGCACCGAGTTCGCCGGGCGCTTGCGTATCCCGGCTGGCTTGGCGACGGTCGGGAACTTGATGCACCTGGTCGCCACGTCACCGGGCAGCACGTCGCCCAGGCCGTTGAAGAACCCCACGCCGTAGGCTGGCGCCTCGACTGTGCTTCCCTGCCGGGAGACCGCGACCCGGCCGGTGTCCGCGTACCCGTTGACGGCCAGCTGGGTGACCCCGGTGGTGCCCGAGCCCCGGCCGCTGGCCCCCCAGATCTTGGACGCGTCATCGAAGACGAACGAGTCCGGGGACACCCGCTCCAGGAACCGGTTCCGCAGCCCGTCGGAGGTAGTCAGCCGGTCGATGATGAACGGGTTACTCGCGAACAGCAGCGGGATGTCCTTCGTCAGCGTGCTCTTGCCCGACTCAGCCGCGCCGGTCGCCAGCACGTACGGCACGTTCGGCGAGATGTGCTTGACGTGCGTCAGCGCCAGGATCAGCGCCATCGCGTCCAGCTGCTCGTCCGGCGCGTGCATGACCGTGCTGATGAACCTCCGCACCCGGTTGAGCGCGTAGTCCTGCTTGCGGTTGCTCATGCTTTGCTTCTCTTCCTCGTTAGCGGGCGTGCGGTGTGTTGGTTTCGGTTGGACTGTGGCCCGCTGTTGTGTACTGTAACAGATGTGTCAAGTAGGGCATTCCGTAACTGCCACGTGGCAGTCAGGACGCCCGCGACTGGAACGTCTGGCCCGCGACCGGCATCCTCTGACGGCCGGTGTCGATGTCAGGCGTGCGCGGGTACAGGTAACGGACGAACTTGTCCTGCCAGATGTGGCCGAGCTTGTTGTCCATCGCGACCTGGCTCAGCCACGTGCTGGTCGCCTGGTGGCAGTCGCTCGCGCCGTTGACGGTGAACCGCACCCGGCCGTCTGCGTACAGGGTCGCGATCGTGGTGGCGTACAGCCGGACCATGATCAGCGCGCCCTCGTCCGGGTCGTCGTACCGGATCAGCATGACCGTGGTCCCGACAGGCTTCATCCGGTCTGCGCCCATGTAGGCGTCCAGCCCGGTCCATGTCAGCTCCGGCGTGTCCCGGGGCATGCGGAAGATGTACTCGTTCACGCTTCCTTCTTTCCCGCCGCCTGCGCGGCCGTGATGACCCTGGTGTGCAGCCCCCGGTTGAGCGCGTCGCTGATCAGCTGCGCCCGTGCCTGCGACTCCGGCCCGAACACTACCCGCTGCTCGCTGACCGGGATGGTGACCCCGTTCACCCGGATCAGGTAAACGAGGAACCGGCCGTCCCTCGGCCGCATCTGGAAGCTGAGCCTCACGCGTCCTCCTTGCAGAACTCGTTCTTGGTCTTCTCATTGAAGTCGCAGCGCCCGTCATACGGCCCGAACTTAGCGTCCGGGTCCGCGGTGAAAACCTCCGCCATGAACCAGCCGTACTCGCGCCAGGTTGCGGTGTACTCGGCGCCTGCCCCCCACTGACCGCTGTTCTTGTACTTGCGGATAAGCATCTTGTGCCCCCGCTGGTCTGTGTGCCCGGCCGGCAGTGAGTCCCGCTCGTACGTGCCGAGCTGCACCTCGAACGCCCGCGCATGCGAGTTAGAGCGGTGCTCGCTCCAGCCAGTGAACGTCACGTCCGGTGTCACGTGCCCGGCCTCCTTCGCCTGCTGCAGCGCAGTGCGCACCTGCTGGCCGTCCAGCTTCGTGTGTAGTCTCACTTCTTGTTCCTTTCTTGTAGCAGTGCCTCCCACAGCAGGACCGTGGGCAGGTCAGCGGTTGCGTTGCACAGCCGGCAGCGCGGCCCTGCTTGCGGGCGCCAGCCCAGCAGCGGCCTCTCGCACCGGCAGCCTGCCGCCCGGACCAGCCGGCTCGCGTAGCCGATGCTGAAGGGCAGCCAGTGCCGCACGCTGTCCGCGTACAGCGCCTCGTCCAGTTCCCGCTCGGTCACGCCTCGTCCGGGATCTGGTTGACGATCATCGTCTTGAGCCCTAGCAGCCGGTCGATCACGCCGTCGCTGACCAGCTTCGAGTACACGCCGTACTCCGCCCTCTCCAGCGCGCTGAGCCCCCTGAGTGCCCTGCCCAGGGCGTCCACCACGCGGTCCGCGTCCTGCTGACTCAGCTCGACCGTGTACTTGATTTTCCGCTTCACCTTCACTGTTTTCTCCTCGTTCTCGTGCTCAGACTTGCCAGTACGCCTTGCGCATGTCGGTGCCGTCCTCGTCGACGATCGCCGGCGGTCAGTCAAGGGGCCTGCTGCCGATGCGCCCCGGGTACTGGGCGACCAGCCACGCGTCGAACACCGGGTACGTAGCCTTCGCAGTGCGGAGGTTAGTGCCCATATGCTCATTTGCGATAGCACGCGCGGACCGGCCACGCCGCTTCAGGCCCCTTACCTCCAGGCGCAGCGCACCCCGCAGGGCAATCAGGCTCGCTGCCCTGATGTTGTCCGCGCCGGTTACGGTGATAGACGCGGCCGGGTTGAATGCCTCACTCATGCTGTCCCCTCGATCAGTTCGAAGTCGTCGTTCAGGTTGTCGGCGTCGTGATCCCAGTCACCGGCCCAGCGCCAGCGGTTCAGGTCGACGACGTACAGCGCGTTGTCGTCCGGCGGGCTGTCCAGGTACACGTTCGCCTCGTCTAGCAGCCGCTTTAGTTCGCAGGTGAGGAACTCGTACAGCGCAGGCCCGGCGAACTCGTCCGCGCTGTGCGCCCCGTTGTCCGCGGACCACACCAGCTCAGCGCCCGCGAAGCTGCGCAGCGGCGGCACGTAGCTGTTCCCGGTGACGTGCACGACCGGCGTGTTACTTTCGCGGGCAGCGTGCGTCACCAGCACTGCGATCTCATACGCGTACCGCCGCACCAGGCCGTACCCCATGATCCGCTCGCCGACGAACTGCTTATGGCGGCCGTACTGGTCGGCGCTGTAGCCCTTGCTTGTCAGGTCGTTGTAGCTCACGCGTCTTCCCCTTTCTGTTACAGGCCGAAGAGAGCCCGGAATTCGGATAGCAGTTCCGTCAGCCGCTCCGCCTCTGCGCTGTCTCCCCGCGCGACAGCCTTTTCTATCGCTGCCTCGTACCGGGCAGCTAGTTCTCCCGGGGTAGTCTTCCCGCTCACGCGTTCCTTTTTCCTAGGTAGTGGCGGATCAGCTCGCGCATGCTGTCCTTGGTGCCAGCGCGCAGCAGCGGGGGTACTGCGGTGCCGAACCTGCTGTCGCCGGAGATTCGCGCGTCCCACCGGATACCTGCTGAGTTGAAGCAGGCCGGGTAGACGCTGACTCCCTTGTACACCCAGGGGGCACGCGTGCTCACGCGAGGTCCTTTCGCGTCTTCTCTTCCGGGTAGTCGTCTTCTTCCGCGTGGTCCGGGCTGCCCCCCTGCTCGGCAAAACCCCCGGCCGCCCACGCCTCGCGTGCTGCCCCGCAGGCGTACTCGTGACCGTAGTAGCCGCCGACGGACTTCACGGTCTCCCACGTCTCGCGGTCCGGGTAGTCCAGGTAGTCGAGTTCTGTCGCCGTCCACGTGACCAGCTTCTCGATCGCGTAGGTGTACACCTCGCCCTCGACGTACGCCTTCCACGCGTCCAGCAAGTGCAGGTTTCCCGCCGACGACGCGTTGTCCGGCAGCCCGGCGGCGTAGTCGCGCCACGCCTTGCTGTCGTAGCTGGTGTACCAGTAGCTACCGGAATAGTAGGTGTCGATGACGGTGACACCGTAGAACGCTTGCAGGTACTTCTCGAACAGCTTCCAGCCTCGTGCCGAGGGTGCGCCGAACCGGCTGACTGCTTCCTCGACCCGCTCGTCATCCTCGTGCGGCCGGCTATTGCCGTCGATGTGCTTCACGCTTCCGCAGCCGATTCGCAGCAGCGGCGCCTGCCCGTCGTCGTACGGCTCCTTCGGGTACGGGTCCAGCGCGATGACCAGCCGCATCCCGTTGCACTCTTCCAGGACTTCCTTCTCGCTCATGCCCTTGCCCCTTATCTCGGTTTGTCAACTGCCAGGTGGCAGTCAGGCGACCGTGCGCCGGCCTAGCCCTCTTCCACGGACGGCTGCTGCCAGTCGACCATGTCGAATTCGTCCGGGTCAGTCAGTTCCTGCGCTTCCTCGTACGCGTCTTCGCGCGTCTCGGCCTCGATCTGTACCGTGTACTCCGCGGTGCGCGTGACGGTCCACGTCCTCATGTCGCTCATGTCAGTCTCCGTAACTTGGCCGTCCTTGAGTCCTGCCTCGTACGCGTTGGCGAGTGCGTCAGCGACGGTGCCGGCCAGCTTCTGCGAGCTGAACGGGCCGAGCATGTCCTCGGCCAGCCCTACTCCGATCGAGTCGCTCCCGCTGCCGCCGGCGCTGTGCAGCACCCACTTGCCGTGCGAGCCGCCTGACTTCCACGTGTGCGTCATGCGTAGCTCCCTCGGTAAACGTCGCCCTCGACGTAGTGCATTGTCTCGCCGGTGACCCTGTTTTCCGCTTCCCACAGGTAGTCGTTCTCCAGGTAGCGCAGGTTCCAGCCTGCGTCGCGCAGCGCGTAAGACAGGTGGTCGTCTGCGTTGTTGCCGAAGAACGCTATCCCGCTAGACGGCTCCTGGAAGTCATTCAGGATCGCGGCGACGGCATCGACGGTGGACGGCCGCTCTGCGCGGACGCGGGCTAGCGTTGCTGCGTACATCGCCCAGAAGCTTTTGTTGTTCACGCTCACTCGCCTCCGCTTGGTGCCCAGCCGTGCCACGTCATCGGGTCCTCGGGGGTGCCCGGCTCGGCACTCCAGTTTTCCGCGATGAACTCCTCCCAGGTGAACTCGTCGTTCCCCCGGTCGTACGCGGTGCCCATCGCGTTCCCGGCGACGTTCAGCAGGTCGGCCTGCTCGTCGTCCAGGTTCAGCTGGGCCTTCACCCAGTCGATGCCCTGGTTGAGTGCCTGCAGGAACTTCTCTTTCTCGCTCATGCTTCCTCGTTTCCCTCGCCGCAGGCGCACGGGCAGGGCGAGTCGTAGTTACGGCGGCCCGGTTCCAGCACCCGCAGCTCGTCACGGGTGTGAATGCCGTCCGGCCAGTACCAGCTGACATGCTGGATGTCCTTGATCGTGTCCTCGAAAGTCCACGGCATGCTGCTTTCCCCTCCAACTGCCACGCGGCAGTCAGGCGTCGTTTTTCTTGCCGGTTGTCACCAGCAGCCACAGCGTGGCGAATGCCTCGCTGACGTCCTCGTCGGTAGAGCGCTCTTCTCCGGTTACGTGCTGCTCCAGCAGGTTGAGCGCGGCGTTCGGTGTCATGTCAGTTCTCCTCTGTATGATCCTGAGGCGGTGCGCCTCGTAGGTGATCAGTCCGCGCCACACAGCGTTGGTGCACGTGAACACCGGGGCGCCGTTAAGCAGGATGCGGACGCTCTCGCCGTCGTCGTCCACTTTGAACGTGTCGTTGCGCGGCATGCTGAACGGGTCTGTCCAGGCCATGTCATCCCTCCAGCAGGTGCGAGCCGACGCGCAGCGCGTTAGCCATCGCGGTCAGCGCGGGGTTGACCGCGCCGATGCTCGGGAACACGGACGTGTCCGCGATGTACAGGTTGCCCAGGTCGTGGCTCTTGCAGTTCGCGTCCACGACGGAGGTCGCCGGGTCGTCGCCCATCCGCGCGGTCCCCGCCTGGTGCGCCACGCCGGCCAGCGGGACGCGCATCCCCGCGAACACGTTTCGGTCCATGACATGATGCGCCGCGATCCCGGTGTGGTTCATGATCGTGCGCAGCTCCCGGTAAAGCCCGTCCGCCGCCCGGTCGTTGTTCCGCGCGTAGGAGAGCCGGATGTCCCCCCCGGACGTCAAAGACACCCGGTTGTACGTCGCCGGGAAGTCCTCGGTGGTCAGCCAGAAGTCAACCGCGTGCGACGCGACCCACGCCAGCGTCTTGCCCGGGGCCAGTTTCGCCAGGGCGTCCTCGCCGCGCATCGCCTCCGCGCACGACTTGCCCACCATCTGTATCGAGCCGAGCGTGTCGATGAAGTCATGGAACGCGAGGGTCTTCTGGAAGACGGTGGTGTTCCGCTCCCGGTCGATGGCCAGCACCGCGCGGCTGTTGTGCATCATGAAGTTCGCGCCGACCATGCCCGAGCTGTTCGCGATGCCGGAGGCCAGCAGGATCTTCGCGGTGTTCGCCGCGCCCGCCGCCAGGATCACCGTGTCAGCCGTAAAGCTGTCGGTCCCGCCGTCCTCGATCGCGTACTGGACGTCAACGCGGGTGACCCGCTGCCCGGTGATGTTCGTTCCCAGCTGCACGACTTCCGCGTTGGTGACCAGCGTGACGTTCGGCAGGCCCAGGACCGGGCGGATGCCGATCACCTCCGCGTCCGCCTTGGCGTGCAACTGGCACGGGTGCCCGTCGCACGTGTTGCACCGCACGCACGGCAGTTCCTTTCCGGGCCCGCTCTCGTTCAGCAGCACCGCGGACGGCGCGTGGAACGGGTGGTAGCCGGCAGCGGCCAGGTCGTCCGAGATCCGCTGGATATGCGGGCTGTGGCTGACCGCCGGGTACGGGTACTGCTGCGACCACCAGCCCTCGGTGGGGTCCTCGCCGTGGTTCCCGTGCACCTGGTACAGCTGCTCGGCGCGGGAGTAGAACGGCTCCATGTCGTCGTAGCTGACCGGCCAGGCGGGCGAGATGCCGTCAGCGCTGACGCGCAGCCGGAAGTCGGACGGGCGCAGCCGGAACAGTGCCGCCCCGTACCGCTTGGTCGCCCCCCCGACGTAGTAGCTCGCGTTCGGCGCGAACGCCTTCCCGTGCCGGTCGTACCAGGTGTCCTGGCTCACGTACCGGCCGTCGATGAACACCGACTTCGGGTCCCAGTTCTCTCGCTCCTGCGGCAGGAAGTCACCCCGCTCCAGGATCAGGATCTTGCGGCCGGCCTCCGCGAGCTGGCGGGCGATCGTGCCGCCCCCCGCCCCCGTGCCGATAATGATGAACTCGTACTCGTTGCTCATGCTCTGCCCTTTCGGATTCGCTCGGTAACGCTCTGCGCGGCCATGATGATGCCGCCCACGGCCGGGAGGAAAACAAGGCCGATGACGTAGCAGGCCAGCTGTGTGTAGTTCATGCCGTTCTCCTTTCAACTGCCACGCGGCAGTCAGCACTCGCCGGTGCTTCCGCCGTTTTGCACGGCCGTGGTCGTGGACACGGAGCCCGCGCCGCTCTCGGTGACGTAGAACTGCACGCCTGCGTAGCAGAAGCTGGTGATGTACACCACGGTCCCGCCTGACTGGTACGGGCTGTCCGGGATCTTCGTCCACTGGATGTCCCGCATGTCCGTCGCCCCGTTCAGCGGGCGCACCGACGGGGCAGGCGGGGGAGGGGGCAACGGCGCGGCCCTGCGCGACGATGAATTCACCGGGGGCGGCGTGCTGCTACCTGAGGTAAGGCTGAGGCAAACCGGAACTGTGACGCCTGCGGCAATGAGCAGGCCGGCCGCTACTCCCAGCGTGTTGACGGTGCTGCTTTTCATGCTGTTTCCCTTTCACTTGCGGTCAACTGCCACGCGGCAGTTAGCTGGCGACGGACGTCCAGAACTGGCCGAGCTTGATGCTGTGGAAGGTGAATTCGTCTACGGCCACCCAGCTGCACGGGTTACTTAGCGCTGGCTTTCCGGGGCTAGTGCACAGGTTGATCTGGTACTCGACATCGTTAGCGTCGAACTCCGGTGTAGCGCCTGCGTAGTCCCACTGCGGGAAGTAATAAGCCTGGTAGACGTACCCGCTGGTTAGGGGCGGGGAGTCAGGGCCAATTGCGCACGCTGTTGCGCTCGCGAGCACCCCGGCGATAACGACGGCAGCGGGCAGGATTCTCTTGTTCATTCTCTTTCCTTTCACTTACGGTGGGTGAGGTAAGTACGCGACCGCCCAACTGCCAGCTGGCAGTCAGGCGACCGTGCGCCGGCCTACCCGACGGTGTGCGGGCCGTGCGAGTGCGGGAACCGCACCCCCTGCTCCGCCGCCATCTCGTCGACCTGGTGCCGGCTGAACGGCTCAGGCAGCGGTGCCGCGTCCGTGTCGTACTGCACCGCCCCCGCCTCAACCGTCGAGGCCCCGAGCTTGCGCAGCCACGTCATCACGCGGCCGTGCGGCCTGGTGCGCAGCGCTGACGTCAGCCGCTCGCGGCGGTCCCGGTCCTGCTGCCGGGCAATCGCCCGGATCAACTCTGGGTGCATGCTGTTCCCCTTCTCTGTTGTGACTGCCACGTGGCAGTTAGAACCTCGCCCGCGGCGCGGCCAGCGCGGTCTCGTAGTTGGGGTGCAGCACCTTGTTGTCCTGCGCGATCCGCGCCTTCCACTGGTAGAAGCCGATCGGGGCGCCCTCCCACTCGGCGACGAAGCTGACGTAGGCCGGCGCCTTCATCTCGTGGTGGTCGTTGCGATCCGGCCCGATCTCGGCGACCTTGACGTCCCCCGCCATGAAGTGGAACTCCTCGGGCTCGCCGCTGGTCGGGTGCTTGTGGATGCTGACGGTGTCGGTCAGCATGACGGTCTCGCCCTCGGCGTGCTCCAGCCGCTCCGGTGACAGGACCTGGTGGCCGGTCAGGTGCGCGGTGTAGAAGCGGTTCAGGTCCGCCCACGTCATCTTCAGGTCGGGCCGGTCCTGCGCCGGGTAGCCCGGGTCGTTCGGGTTGACGCACAGCGGCTCGACGGTCACCGTCATCCACGGGAAGAACGGGAACGAGGTGTACGCGTCGTGGACCGCCTGCACGTCCGCCACGTCCCACAGCGCGATGTGGTTCCTGGTGCCCGGAACACGCCACACCCGGGCGAACTCACCCGACTCCAGGTACGGCCGGGCTGCCTCCGCCTCCGCCGCGTACATCTCCTGCTCCCACTGGTCATCCTTCACCAGGTCCCTGGCGGCCGGGAGCCTCAGGTTCATGCGGACGAGGAACATTGCCATTGCTTTCTCCTTCTGCTGACTGCCACGCGGCAGTTGGGTGATTGCTGTTTAAGGCAGTGCGGCCCGGCGCCTGTCTAGTAGGCATCGTTTCCGGGATAGCCGGGCCGCACTGCTGCTCTTTGGGCTTGCTGCGGTTAAGGCAGTGCGGCCCGGCGTTCCCAAACTGGGGGACGTATTAGGACTGGCCGGGCCGCACTGCTGTTCAGGGACGGGCTAGAAGCGCCCGACGTAATCGAGGAATTCCTGCACGGCCAGGGTGGTGAACGAAACGCCCCCCACCACGTCAGCCCCCAGGATCGGGCCGCCGACGAATGAGATCAGGCCGGAGCAGCCGAGCAGGCACATGTGAATGTGCAGCCGCCGCTGCATCTTCACTGCCTCCTCCTCTTCCGACTTGACGAACTTGTGCAGCCCGACATCGAGCTTCGCCCGCGTCACGTGGTACCAGCGGGTCATCCGCTCCAGGCAGGACTTGCGGATCTCGACGATCATTCAATGACCTCGTACTTTCGCTGAGTCGCCATGTACGTAGCGACGATCGGGGCTTTCCCGCTCTGGTTCATGTACGCGAACGCCGTCGCCCGGCTCGCGCCGAACAAGTCGAAGTCATCGCAGTACAGGTACCGCATGTCCGGCAGGCACTCGCCGATGGCGGTGATGTGCGACACCACGCACGCGTGATCGCTTAGGCACACGATCAGCAGCGGCTTTCCCGTTGACGCCGCGATGATCGCCCCGATCGCGATTCCGTGGTGGTCGCCGGCGACGACGATGGCGTCGAACTCGTCTACGTAGTCAGCCAGGTCATCGACGGCCTGGACCGAGTAGTCGTCCGGGGTCGCCATGTCAGTAGCCGTCCTCGATCTGGTGGGCGCTGGTCATGAGCGCCGCGTACAAGCGCTTGCACCCGCACGCCTTTGCCGCGCTGCACAGCCGGTAGCGCCAGCGGACAGCCCGCAGCAGCCCCGGGGGGTAGGTGACCGTGATCTCTCCTGTTTGCATGCGGTTTTCCTTTCCTTGTTTTCCTTCAACTGCCGCGTGGCAGTCAGCTGTTACTTCCGGCCCGCGATGAGCATGTCGTGCGGGTCTCGGTACTGCGCTTGCCACTCCGGGGTCCGGCTCTGGTCTTCGTAGTAGCCGCGGTGCGGGTGAAACGGCGCGTACCAGGAACCGTCCGGCGCCTTGTACCGGGCGAACTCGCGGTTCTCGTGCTCGTCGCACCAATTGATCTTCTCCAGCACCCAGAACATGAGCGCGTCCTTGTTCTTCCTCGCAAATTCGGGTACGCCAAGCGGAAATTGCAGTGTCCACGGCTCCGGGTACGTGCCGTCCGGTGCCGTCACGGACGAGTTCCGGCCTTCCTTTTCCAGCGTGACGAGCAGCCTGGACGGGACGTCGTTGGCACCGTAGCCCGGCCAGGGGCTTGCGCTTGCTGACACCGACCAGCCGGGCGGCCAGGTGGTGTCCTCGTTGAGAAACCGCGCGGAATCCTCGGGGCTAAGCGGGGTACTGCTGTCAGTCATGCGTGTGTCCCTTCTCGTTGACCGTTCCGCCCGTTCGGGCACGGAAAAGGCCGGCGCCAACTGCCACGCGGCAGTCAGCCCCGGCCCCACCGTGAGCTAACGGGTCAGCTTTCCCCCGTTGTTTCGATCGACCCTTCTACGAAGGTATTGCGCGCGGTTTCCAGGAGAGCCCCGGCGCTTTCCGGGTCATTGTCTTCCAGGTAGTCGATGGCGTTGTCGATCATTGTCTTGAGGTACCACGCCCAGTAGACCGGGCTTTCTTCGCGTATCTGCCTTGCCCCCTACTGAACCAGCGTCTTGCCCGACAGCGCGTGCCGCTTGTAGCACTGGCAGCCCTCGTCCTCGGGCAAGCAGCAGAAAACGCAGCTGAAGCAGTGTTCGCAGTAATCGTCGTCCGGGTACACGCCAACCTGGTCGCATACCGCGCACACCAGTCCGTACGCCTCGTCGTCCAGCTGGCCGGCGCTGTACGCGTCTTCCGGGTCGTGCGGCATCGTGACCCCTGCGTTCTGCTCGTGGAACAGCAGGTACTTCGCAGTCATCGCGAACGTGTCACTCAGGTGGGCGTAGCCGCGCTCGGAGTGATAGTCCCCCCGGTAGCCGGCCCCCCAGTTGAACGCCTTGACGCCGAGGTGGTCCAGGTAAGCGATGTCGGAGAAGCTGCCCCGCCCGACCTCCGCGCCGCACGCCTCCACCCGCTGGCACGACTCGTCGTCCTCGTACTGGTACATGACGACGTCGGTGCCGCCCCGGTCGAACTCGATCACGTGGTCGTAGTCCTTGCCCGCCTTGAAGGACTCAGCGGTTGACTGGCCGTCTTCCTCCCCGACGGTGAGCAGCCAGTCGCAGGTGATCCCGAGTTTCGGCAGCAGGTCCAGGATCACGTACGCGCCTAGCCGGTCGTCGAGTGCCCCGGAAACAACCAGCGGTCCCCCCCGCGTGCGGGAGAACCTGGGCGCGCGGCGGTCCGGGCGGACCACGGTGTCCAGGTGCGCGACGGCCAGCACGCTGCTTCCGTTGTCCCGGAAGTGGTAGTAGTCAGCCGCCGGCCTGCCGCGCCAACTGCCACGTGGCAGTTCACCGGCCCCGGTCTTGACCGTTTCCATCGTGAAGGCGGCCCCGAAGTCCTGCTCCGGCATGGTCAGGACGCGGGCCAGGTCGCGCTGCCGGTACGCCCCCTGGACTTGACGGGCGACTGAGTTCTTCTTACGCGACATGCACTGTCTCCTTTTCGGTTCGGGCGGCCTGCTCGTCACTGAACAGGTCAGCGTGCGCGGAGACGCCCGGGTATACGCCTTTGCTCTCGTACTCCCCGGCGATATCCTCGGGCGCGACCAGGTAGCCGTTTTTGCCGTTGATGTACATCGGCTCGCATTCGAAACTGGTTTTCCGGTACGTCCAGCCCGTCATGTGCGCCATGATCCGGGCGGCGGCGTACTCGCTCAGGTCGCCGTACCCGTTGAACACCATGAACGCGTCCGGGGTTTCCGTGTCGAAAGTCGGACCTAGCGGCATTCCGTAGTCCATCATTCGCCGCAAGGGCATGACCCACGCGCGACCGGAAACAAACCCGTACTCGCTGCTGAACGTGCGCAGCCCGAACCCGCCGTTAGTCTTGAGCGCGCACCGGCTTTCCTTGTAGTCGGTCCACCAGCATGAGCCCTCGTGGTAGAAGTCTTCCGCGCTTAGGTTCAGGTCCCGGGTGACTTCGACAACGTAACTAGACTGGCTGCCGCTGTTATCCCGCGCGATGCAGCCAACCTGCGCCAGGATTTTCGGGGAAAGCCTCACCCCGTACACCGTGTAGGCAAACCGGCTGAGCCGCTTGGGGTAGTTGCCCCGCTTGTCCTGCCACAGGTCACCCAGGACGGCCAGGTCGTACACCAGGTTTGTACTTTCACCCTGTACGTTCAGTTCCTGCCGAAGGTAGCTCTTGATGGCGTCCAGCCCCGGCGCGGAGATGATCCCGGCCGGCAGCGTGACCGTCACCCGCGTGTCGTTAGCCAGCGGCGGCGCGCCGTCATTGCGGACGGTGAACGACTCTTGCGGCGACACGCAGCCGCAGCCGTCCTCGTCGTCGTGGTCGTGCTCGTCCTCGTACTCGTCGGCGTAATAGCCTTCGCAGTACTCGCAGTACGTGTAGTCCCGCCCCAGGCAGTTTGCGCAGGTGTCGTCACCGTTGAGCGCGGTGATCAGGTCACCGTCCGGGTACTTGCTTGCGCAGCCGGCGCAGCTAACCCAGCTGTCGGCGCACGGCTCGCAGAGACGGTCCGTGCTTATCTCCCCGGCCTGGCTCGTTTCATCTTCCCAGGCGGGTGCGCCGCAGCCTGAGTTGACGCAGAAGACCACGCTGTCGATCTCGGCCGGGTTACGGGTGATGCTGCGCAGGAACGCCCGGAACGCGGGCTTGGAGCTACTTTCGAAGTCGCCCCACAGGTCAGCCAGGTTCAGGTCCTCGGCGCAGACGTTCTTCGGGTTCCCGTCCCGGTCGTAGCCGTCCCGGTCAGCCCCGTTAGCGTCGTAGCCCTCGCCGTCGTAGCCGTCTGCCTCACCGAACAGCGGCTCGAAGCAGTAGGTCACAGTCATTTCATGCCGTCCCCTTCTTGATTCCGTTCCGCCCGTTCGGGCACGGAAAAGGCCCGTGCCAACTGCCGCGTGGCAGTCAGGCGGGCCTCAACCGTGAGCTAACGGCTCAGTCAGTTATTTGATCAGGGTCACCATGGTGAGGTTCTTGTACCGCACTGACAGGGTGACGCCGGCCGGCTTGTCCAGCTTGTTGATGTACCGCCCGTCATCGGGCGATGACATGTCGTTGATCTGGAAGTCCTTGCCGGCGTTCCAGTCCGCCAGCACGGCGGCCTTTGACTTGTAGTCGCGCCCGTACGCGGGGACCACGGTTAGGTACATGCCTTGCTCCGTTCTCTCAACTGCCACGTGGCAGTCAGTCTTGGCTCTTGTCCCGGTTGTCGTCCGGTGTGTGCCCGAAGGCGTCGATCTCGCCGCGCTCGTACGCCATCCGCATCTCGCCGATTGCTGAGTCCCGCTGGTCTTGCAGAGAGCGCGGCTGCCTGATGTACAGCGTCTGGTAGTTCGTGCGGATCAGCAGCCCCATGGTCTTGGCCAGTTCCGCGAACTTGATCAGCACGGCCGGCGCTACCTCGCTCTCGCCCAGGTTCAGGCTCGCCACGTCAGTGGCCCTGAAGTAGGTCGCCAGCTTCGTGCGCACCCACTCGTCAACTGCTTCCGGCGGGAAGAAGTCGTATGCTGCCTTGTGACTCATGCTCATGCCTTGCTCCGTTTCCCGTAACTGCCATGCGGCAGTCAGCTAGTGAACTGTGAGTTAGCGGTGTAGTGCGCGGAGCAATCTTGCTCTTACCCCCGTGGAGCCGCCGGGGCGGCGTGCGAGGGCAGCTGAACAACCCGCGCCCCTTGTGCCGTCACCGTAGATCGCGACGTAGCTACCGCTGGGCAGGTGCACGACTGCGTACTCTTGCGTGCTGTGCAGGGTGATTGCACCGCGGAATCTTCCTGGCTTGCTGTTCATGGTGCTCCGTTTTCTCTCAACTGCCACGTGGCAGTTACGCGATGTTGGCCAGTACCAGCAGCTCGATAGCGATAGCGATGACGCCTAGCCACCACGCCATGCCCCACAGCAGGGTGACCAGCGCGGTGAACGCGACGACGATTACGCAGCCCATGTCCGGGCCCAGTTCCGCAGCCGGGCCAGGACAAGCCGCTTGTTCGCCTGCCTGCGCAGCGCCGTGCACTCCTCCAGGGAGAAGCTAGCTTCGATGACGCCGAGGAACCAGTCATCCCGCTCGGCCACCTCCGCGCGGAGGATCGTGTTTCGCATTGCCTGCCGTTCACGCTCTGTCATGCCCTTACTCCGTTCTCTCAACTGCCACGTGGCAGTCAGCGCCAGCCTCCGGTTACGAATGCGTGCAGCCCGTGCCCCAAGGCAGCGATGATCAGGAACATGATCATGAATGGCCACAGCCACGCGGTGAATAGGCGGTTGATGTGCGTGTTCCGCTCTGCTGTGTGCTGCCAGTTACTGTCCTCTTCAAGTAGCTGCTTCCAGGACAGGAATCCGTACATGCCGCGCACGGCCAGCAGGTACCCGGCGATAGCTATTGTCGGTATCCACCACATGCCTTGCTCCGTTCTCTCAACTGCCACGTGGCAGTCATTAATGGACTGCTTAGTCGTTGGGATGCGGGATGGGGGTAATGACCGGGCCATGCCGTTGCCCGGCTCCTTCCTCTTCTTCGCGGCTGTCGTCGTTCTTGTCCTCAGTAGCGTTGTCCACGTCGACCAGGATGACCCCGCCCGCCCCCCGGCGCGAGTGATAGCGCCAGTCAGGATGGGCGACCAGCAGCCGCGTGACCCGCCCCATGTCCTGCCGCGATGCGATCACCAGAGTCATGCGGGTACCTCGCTAGTCAGTGAGTCGATCACCCGCATGAGGTCCGCGAGTTCTTCCGCGAACTGCGCGTCTGTTTCTGCCTGCCATTCCTCCGGCCCCATAGCCGTTTCCTTTCCCTGTGTCCCGTGCCAGGTAAGCACGCGGCAAGCCAACTGCCACGCGGCAGTCAGCTCACCGTGCGCCGGCCCGCTTAGAACGGGGGAGTGTGACAGGGTTCGGTAACCGCGTCGCCCTGATTCGCCGGATTGTCGTAGAAGTCTCGGTTACCGTGCCCGGCAATCGGCGTGACACTGGCATCGCGCCACTCAGTTCCGTCCCACGTGCGAATGACGATGTGCGGCGTGTCTAGGAACACGTCACCGGGGGAGCGCCGGCTGTCCCCGCACGGGTACACGGCCACGATGAACTGCCCTGCCGTGCGCAGCGATTTGTCTTGCGTGACGTAGTGATTGCCGAACCCCGCCCCCATGGGGTAGGCGAACGGGATGTTCCGGATGCGCGCGTGAGCGTTGTCACTGCTGTCTGTGAATGTCATGCCCCTTGCTCCGTTCGGTCAGACGGGGGTGAAAACAGAGATCGCGGTGGCCAGCAGCAATGCTGCCAGAATGAATATAAGCGCGCCTATCACGCGCTTGAACTTGACCAGCGGCCGGCAGTAGGGCGCGTTCGCGTGTACCCCGACGCGCCGCGCGGGCAGGAACTTGACTCGCCCGTTGCTGTGTTTCATGACGAAATCCGCCCGTCCGGGCCACAGCCTACGTAGATCGGGCCGATCCAGCCGGCTACGTAGCCCTTCGGCAGGTCGAACGGGTGCCAGTAGTCGGTCGCGACGAATTCAACGCGGTACCGCGCGCACAACTCGCGCAACGCTGCCTCTTGCCCAGGGGTCATGCTGCTTTCCCTTCACTGTCTCGCGCTCACGGTAAGCACGCGGGAGGCAACTGCCACGTGGCAGTCACCTCCCGTACGCCGGCCCCTAGCAGGAGATCAAGCGTTCCGATGACTCGTCCCACGTCTGCAGGAGCGCGGTCGGCGCATCCGTGGCCGGCGCATCCGTGGCCGGCGCATGCCGCGCGTGCCACTTGTCGACTGCCCATCGCGCGAATTTGATCAGGGCTACGATGACTATTTCGTCGGCCTGCCCTGGGAATATCAGTGCCACGACGAACACGGTCATCACGATGACTTTGACCCATACCGGCCCCGGTATCTGCCTCCACAACTCGCGGAGCATGTCCTTAGCCCACCACCACAGCCACGCCACGCGGAACTGCAGCCATTCGCTGTAGTCACTCATGCGCTCTTTCCCCTCTTGCTCACAGGCGACAGTTCAGGACTCACGCTTGCCATTCCCTTCAACTGCCACGTGGCAGTCAGTAGCGCGGGCTAGGGGAAAGCCTCCCGCTAGCCGTGGTCCCCGTTGGGTAGCTCTCGCCCGCGTCAAGAACGTCGCCGGCGTCGCGCGCTAGGTTCTGCCGCGCGCTAGCCCATCCCCGGTATCCCCCGTCGGTGCCGGCTGCCTCAGCCTCAGCAAGGGTTACCCCCGGGGCCACGCGCGTGCCGGCCACGCGGATACCGTGCGACGGTGTGACAGCCGGCGCTGTGGTGCGGGCCATGGCAGGCACGGGATTGCCTGCAAAGTGCGCGGCGTTGGGCCGGAACGTGCCTCCGTACCGTCCGCCGTTGCGGCGGTTGGCGTTCGTGTTGACGCGCGGGCGCCGGCCAGTGCCTAGCCGCGTGCCGTCAAGTACCGACCCACGGTCTCCCGACGGTCCTCCGGTCATGGCCACGGTCGTGTCAGTAGCCTTGCGCGTCGCGGTGACCGGGGATACAGCGTGCGGTCGCATGCGCTCTTGCAGCCGCGCAATGACCTCGGCCAGTGGCTCACTCATGATGCGCTGCACTCATTCAGTGAGCCGTTGCCGTAACTGTCAACGTCCATGGTGCAGGTGAGCGTCTGGCCGCTGATCACGGCGTGCGTGCGGTAGCTGTAGGGAGTGACCGGGCCGGTAGCCGGCGTACGCATCGCGTAGAACGCGAACCCGATGGCAACGGCACTGAGCGTCATGCAGGTGACCACGTAGCGTCCGTAGCCGCGCGGCATGTTCCGGGGAAGGAACAAGTAGCCACCGACAACAAGCGCAATGCCGGCTAGTGCGATCTCAGAGAGCGTCATGCGGTTACCTCCGTAGCTGTGTCCGTGCGGTAAGCACGTGGCACGGGCCGCGCGTCGTTTGCGCGGTCCGCACCATGCGCCGGCCGGCTAGGTCACTCACTCACGGCCAGTTCCGCCATGCGCGCCACGATCGCGGCCGACAGCTCAGACAGCATGTCGGTGTTGTCTAGGTCCGCGATGAATTCAGCCACCGCCGCCATGCTGAGAACGGGAACCATGCGCGTGACCGGCGCGGCCGGTGTCTTGCTGGCAGGGGTCTTGTCGGACGTGCCGGCCTTGCTAGCCTGCCCGCCGGCGGAGCGTGCCTCACTCGCGATGCCTAGTTCCTTGCGGTCACGCGCGACGGACCGCGCGCCGGCCCCGGTCATGTCCGCGATGACCTGAACTTCGACCGTGTTGCCCATCGCCTTGACGACAATCTGGCGCGCTTTGGCGGGGAGCGCGAAACCCGTGTCATTGTTCACGCCGATGACGCCCGAGTAGTACGCCGCGAGAGTCATCGGGTGACCGTTCCGCAGCTTCTTTCCCTCCCACGGGGCCAGCGGGTAGAGACGCACGATCACGTCGGCGAGCTTCATGGCCGCGTCCTCACCCGCGAACACCAGCGTTTCGGCGGAGTTTTCCAGCGCCGTGATTTCCGCCAGTTCCTCCGGAGTGTGCGCAGCGGCGACGGCAGCCGCCTCGGCCGCCGCACGCTTGTCAGCGGGCTTGACATCGGCGGGGTTGACGTCCGTGCGGACCGGCGACACCTTGGCCGGCGGGGTGGTGGCCGGCGTCTTGGCCGGCGGGGTGGTGGCCGGCGTCTTGGCCGTGAGGATTTCGGCGAGTTGCACTCGGGTGACGCCACGGGTCACGGTGAGTCCGTTCTGCTTGGCGATCTTTCGCAGGTCCGCCATTGACATCGCGTCGTTGACGACGGGGGTGGCGACAGGAGTAGTCATGTGAGTGCCTTTCTCGGATTCTGTTCGTGCGATGCGCACGTGGCCGGCGTCATTCGCGGGGAATGATTCCGACCATGCACGGACGTACGATGTCAGTCGACGTCGACAGTAGGGGCGCGGGCAGTGTCCAATTCGTAGCCCATACTCGCGGCGTATTCTGTGGCGTAGTCAAGCGCGGATTCTGCGCTTTCGGTGATCACGGGGACGGTCACGACCGTAAGCGCGGGAAGATCGTTTGTAACAGGTAGCGTGACGAGAAAATGTGTCATTCGGTAACCTCCGTTACTCGTCAGGAAAAATCATTGATGAATGCGGAAATACCGCCATCGTATTCGCGCTCAACGGCTAGATCGACGTCGTATGCGCCCATGGTGGACGCGTTACGGTATCCCCAATCGTGGAGAAGCTCACGCGCGTCATCCATTAGGACGATTGGGACGACAATGACAGATGGCATTCGGTAACCTCCGTTGTGAGGTGACTGCCAGGTGGCAGTTTCGCGCGGCCCGCTGGTCTGATACCAGTGACACCCGTTGCCAGCGCCGGCGGTAGGGGTAAGCAATCGGGCCGCACAACTGAATGTGACTGCCAATCGCGGAATCCTGCCTGTTAGCGCCGCTAGTGACGGACCGCTTAAAGCTATGTGCTACATGATGTGCTACTTGCGTAGGGTTCCTAGAGCGCGATGACACTCGGTTGGCTTTCACTGGGAACCGGCTATGTGCATGCCGTGCAACGGATCTCAGAACGGATCAACGGTGCAGTTGCCAGAATGGCTAGAAGCTACCGGCAAACGGTTTGTCATCGTGAGCGCTTACGCGCTTGACTAGGTGTGATGTACCGATTCCATCGCTTGCCAGCGCGCGTTCCGTGCGGGCAATGCGTGAAGCTGAATCGATCGATACGGTTTCTACGAACCGTTTAAACGTGGCGCTTGTCGGGCGCACTCTCCGGTGTTGAGTTTTCAAGTTTCGCGCGGGCACCTGCTTGGCACGCTAGCGCTTTGCCGGGCCGATGTTGTCAACTAGACCAACTAGACACAAGCTATGCGACGCGTGGCAGTTAGGTCAAATGTCAGCCATGTGACGTAGGTCACACTGTGAACTAGCTTGCCTGCTAGAGATGAACACGCACGTGTACGCGCGCCCGTGAGAGCCTGTGACCTGCACTGACTTGCTGTGCGCGCTGTGATCATGCCTGTGACCAGCGTAAACGCGTGTATGCCCCTGTACGGCTTGTACAGCCAATCTGAGCCACCTAGGCACGCCGGCGGGTGATTCCATGGGGCAGGCTAGTTCGGGGATTTCGTACGATATGTCCGGTTTGTGTATACGTACAGGTCACAGGATCAGACCACGGTGTGTGTTCTATAGACCAATCGTTATACGCGTATGTTCGTATTGTTGTTCGTATTGACGCTTCTAGCTGCATACATGTACCACGTACAGTATCCCTACCTGTACGGTGTGGTATGCCAGCAGACGTCACACACGTGTGTACCTGCGTACCTATCACGGTCACGGTGCAGGTCAGGCGCATGCTGCACGCTCACGTGCGTTGTGCTCACAGCTTCACTGTCATGCACTGTCACCCGTACACGTGCATGCCTGTACGTGTACGTGTGTAGTCGACCATGCACGTGTGTATTCGTACATGCACGTGTGCATGCGTGGCACTGACAGCATGACCATTCACTAGTGACAGTGGTACGCATGTGCATACAGCATGACCATGCACTCATGCGTACATCCGTACCACTGCCCAACACTAGTACGCATGTGCGTACGTCATGACCATTAAACGACAGGTGACCATTCCTCCGTACATCCGTACCATTAAAGGGCACTCGTACGCATGACCGTACAGGTATGGTCATCAGGACCACCCGTTTTTTGTCCCACCAGTCCCAGGGAC